CACAACTCCTCCGCCTGTAATTGTGCCAACCACAACAACTACTACAAGCACAACTACTCAGCCTCCTATTAAGCCTACTTATCTGATACTTAGTTCTACAGTAGCTAGAACTGCCTATGTAGATGACAAGATGGTTGAGATAGGAACCCCAGTAAAGGTAGAAGTAGGTAGCAAAGTTACTATAATGGCCCAGGCTGTAGTTGGATATGCTTTCAGCGGCTTCTATGTAGCAGGGTCTTTAATTGGCTATAGTAATATTTTACAATATACTATACCTTCAACAGGTACTAACACCATAGAGCTTAGGTATGAAGAAGTAAGTACTACAACTACAAGTACAACGACATCAAGTACAACGACAACAACTCCAGCACCTGTTATTCTCCTATTTAAGCATGGCAGCATTCCTTATACAGCTACTTATAATGCAAGTCATACAGTCTCAGTAACTGACAAGGATGTTTCTGTGACAATTGCTGAGTTAGGTTATGTTATCAATAAAATAGAATGCGCTGATAACAGATGGAAAGTTGACAAAGTTATAATAAATGGTACTGCTACTGAGCTTCCTTATCATAATAATACATCAGTAGTTATAGACCCAGTATTTATTTCTGTAGGTACTACAACCACTACAAGTACCTCCACACAACCTCCTGTTGTAGGTAATAGTGTCTATTATGGTGTAGTAAAAGATTATATGTCTCCTCTTGATTTTGTAGATATTCCTATAAATACCCTAATGGAGAGAGAAGGCACAAAGTCAAAAACCATAACAGGTACTGAGGTAAATAAGTTTACTATCCCACAGAATGGATATTACACATACCTAATAGTTCCTGTAGATAAGGTAGAGTTACAATATGCAGCCTTCACATCAGGTGGAATAACTACTGTATGTTATGATAATACTAAGGAAAATATCCCTGATGATACAAATAATGGCATTTTCTATTCCAAGTACACAAGGGGAGGAGTAAATGCTAATCAGGGTGGGGCCTATAATGGCATAAACTATGATGTGTATTTCATCTATAACAACTATGGTGGTGCTCCTGAACTTATAAATGTTAAAGCTAAAAATAAATAAAGATGGCAGTAACTATAAGTGATATTGTGAACTTCACTGGGAGTGATAGTAGATTTAATCCTTATCCTCAAATGGATAAGAGATATGGACCATATAATAGTGTAAGTGCAGCTTTGACTGCACTTACCACATCTAAAAGATGTGTAGGCTTGACTATTAGTGTCAAAAGTGGTGATTCTATTACTGAGTACTGGTTTAAGGATGGAGTATCAGATTCTAACCTAGTTGAGAAAGCTGATAGTACTTATCAAAATTATAAGTCTAATAGTGGTGATAAAACAAAAGATGATTTCTATTCTACACTAACAAAGATTGTAGACACTTCTACATATGTTATTCTTCATGCTAATGCAGATAATGTTAAGGTAGAAGTTACTCTATCTGATGGAGAAGTCGTTGAAATAGGTAGTAGTTCTACTACATCAACTACTGGTACTATATCCACTGAGCCTCCAGGTCAGTTAGCATATCTGCAACTAGATACCAGAGACCTGGATGTGAGCCTGCCTGAAGATTCAAGAACAGTTAATGTAAATATCTCTAATGGAGATAATACCCCCTTTGTCTTAAAGGGAGATACAGTTCACTATTCTTATTCAGGCATAGGAGGCACAATAGGCAGCAAAATTACTCTTAGCCTTCCTCTTTCTACTTATGAGCAGGTTATTGGGTTCTATGACAGCAAGACAGGTGAACTACTATCAAATGAGCAAGAATATAAATTTGATACTCCTTCTGATGGTATGTCATATATAACTATTAAGTTTAAGGGTTCTAATTCTACCCCAACCACTACTTCAACTAGTACAAAAGTTACAATTCCCTAAAAATATGGCACAAATTAGACAAAGACAAGTAAAAGTTCAAGTTACCTCTGCTGACCCTTCAGGTAAAGTGTTTAAGGGTATATATGCAGACCAAAACTATAAAAACTTACTTACCTCAAGTAAGGTCCATAATTTCACTCTGAATGCTGGACAGACTAAAGAGTTGTATATCAGGTACTCACAGAAACCTGTTACTGTTACTTTCAAGGGTAATAGTATTACAAATTACACAGTTACAGGTACCTTTGGTACAGTCCCAGTTGGTTCTGATAATGTTGTAAAGACCTTAGAGTTCCCAACAGATGTTACTCCTACTATCACTATAGGATTTACTTCTGCTACAGTTGTTAATCCTGACTGGAAGATTCCACAGCTAAAAGTCAATGGCCAGATTGTTACATTACCTTATACTACAGATGCCATTACTCCAGGTAGCAATATTATAGTAGAGGCAGTTTTAGCAAGTGCTACAACTACTAGTACTACAACTACAACAGCAGCACCAGCAGTACTTAAGTTACAATCTAATATAGGTGGTACTGTAATTAAGGTTACATCTGATGGCATTAACCCTGAAGAAGTCAGTCTAGCAGGTACTACTCAGTCAAGTGTAGTAATTGATATGAAAGATGCTCCTTTAGTGGATGCCTAATACATAACAAAATAGTAAGTACTGGATAATACCAGTACTTACTTTATTAAAAATCTTATCAGTATGATTCCCAAAATAATACATTATTGCTGGTTCAGCAAAGACAAAAATAAGGAATTACCCAAAGCAGTTCAGAGAAGTATTGAATCATGGAAGAGGATTCTGCCAGATTATGAGATAAGATTATGGAATGAAGAAACTTTTGATGTTAATTCTGTTCCTTGGGTAAAAGAATGTTATGAATGTGGATGTGGCTCTTATGGTTACATAGTAGACTATATGAGGCTATATGTACTTTATAACTATGGTGGCATATACCTAGATGCAGACCAAATGGTTACTAAATCCCTAGACCCATTCCTAGACAACAAGATGTTTGTAGGAATGATAAACCCTGGTGAAATAGGATGGGGCTTAGTAGGAGCAGAGAAAGGTAATCCAACTATTAAGGCTCTCTTAGATAAGATGGAGAATAAGCACTATATTAAGAGGGATGGTTCTCTTAATATATGCAATAGTATCTATGCTACAACAGCAGGTGTAAAGGAGATATATGACTTTAGCCCCGATGTGAATCTGTTACAGAAGTTTGATGGGCTTACTATTTACCCTAAGATGTATTTCTATCCTATAGATGAATTTCATCCTACTGAAGACACTCATGCTATTCATCTAGGCATGACTTCTCACTATAAAATGGTTTCAGTAGTTATGCCTGTGTATAATGGTGAAACATATCTTAAGGAGTGTATAGATAGTGTACTTGCACAAACTTTCACTGACTTTGAATTTATCATTGTTGATGATGGTTCAACAGATAATACAGAGAATATAATCAAATCCTATACAGATGATAGGATTGTCTATATAAAGAAGAGGCATGATGGTATATCAGAAGCACTTAACTTAGGTATTAGGAGAGCTATTGGAATCTACATAGCTAGGATGGATGCTGATGATATGATGTATCCTGATAGACTTGAATATCAGTTTAATTGGATGCAGGGGCATCCTGATGTAGATATTATGGGTGCTGGATTTGAATGGGGTAATGGGAAAGCAGTTAAAGAATACTTCCAACCAGGGCCAGGTGAGGTTATAAGAGAATATTTGGACCATCATAATTGCATAGGACATCCTACAGTTATGATGAGAAAATCTTCACTATTAAAACTTCCTTTCTGGTATGAAAAGATATTTGATGGTGCTGAAGACCAAAAGCTGTGGATAACTGCTGTTACTCATGGATTGAAGATATTCAATGTTCCTAAAGTAGTAAACTATTACAGACAGCATGATAAGCAGGTTACAATGAGTCCAAGTCCATTTGATGGTGCTACCATGATTCATAATGCTTATTGCCATGCTAATGTAGGTAATGGAGACCATATTAAGGGGAGTAATAGTAAATTAACTGTAATTATTCCTTTCCAAAATGAAGGATATGAGGTAGAGAAAACTGTTACTTCTGTAAGAGCTACAGCCAAGGATGTGAAGATTATGCTCATTGATGATAATAGCAATGATGGGTATAATTACAAGAAGGTAGCTGAAATCTTTGGATGTGACTACTATAGGAATGATACTAACCTAGGTGTAGCAGGTTCTAGAAACTTTGGTGTATTCCATTGCACTACTCCTTACTTTGTGCTGCTTGATGCCCATATGAGATTCTATGAGTTTAATTGGGATGAGAGACTAGTAAGTCTTCTTGATGAAAATCCTAATAGACTAATAACTTCTAACACTGTCTACTTTGGCAAAGATGAATATGGAATCTATAGTAATGAAGATGGGCATATAGGAAGAAAAAGGTTTGGTACTTATGCCTCATTTGTTAATATGACAGAGGATGGATGGGAATACACAGCTAAGTGGACAGATAAGCTACTAGACCAAAATCCTGATGCAGAAGTGGTTCCCTGCTCTTGTGTATTAGGAGCAGTATATGCTTCAAGTATAGGATGGTGGTTCAAGATTGGAGGACTTACTGGTCTTATAAAGTATGGATTAGATGAACCTCTGATGTCTATCAAGACATGGCTTGCAGGAGGTGAAGTTCTTCTTATCAAGAATTGGGGAGTAGGACACCTTTACAGAGAAAGAGGTAATTATGTAGTAACTACTACACAGGTAGACCATAATCAGTTATACCTCATACATTTATTCTCTTCTGATGATAAGATTCCTGTATATGAGGAACATCTTAGAAAGAGAATTGGGGATGCAGCATTTAATAATGCTAAAGCTATGTTGATGCAGAACTATGATAAGTTAGCTAGCTTTAAGAAGTATTTTTTCACTAAGGTTGCAAAGCATGACATGAGCTACTTCCTTGAATTAAATGCTAAGGTATCCTGTTAATAAAACTTTGTAAGAACAATAACTAAAACAATAAAGTTCTTGTGGCATTGATAAATTCTTAGTATCTTTGCCACAAGAACTTTTTTAATATGTATCAATATGAGAACATACAGACAACTAGTGTACTTAATATTAGATGAACTAAAACTTATGAGTGATGATTCATCTTTTACTGAAGACCATATTATATTCTTGCTAAGTAAATATAGGGCTTTTCTCTTAAAGCAAAGATACTCTGATGTAAGGAAGGAAGTTCCATTATCCAACTATCAGACTCTGTGCTTAGACCTAGAAGAGCATGAAGGAGTAGAGGGAATACCTTGTGAAGGTACCTATATGAGGAGTACTAAGAAGATACCTGAAACTATGAATATAGGACAATCCAGAGTGCATTCAGATGACTACTTCAATGGAGAGATAACTTATGTATCTAGGGATAGGCTGAGATATATAGGACACAATAAATGGCTTCAGAATATAATTTATGCTGCTAAAGGACCTGATGGATATTTATACCTGAAGTCTTCAAACCCACAGCTCTATTACTTAGAGGAAATAAAGTTTACTGGAGTATTTAGTGACGCAGAAGAAGCCTCAGAATTAGAGTGTGAGCAATCAGAGAGCTGTGATATTCTTGACAAGGAGTTTCCTCTTGAAGATGCACTTATTCCTCCTTTAACAGAGCTAGTGACCAAGGAACTTTCAGGAGCTATATATAAGCCTGAAGATTCTGAGAACAATGCTATGGATGACTTGGCTAATCTAGCTAACTTCATAGCAAGGAATGCTAAATCAAACTTACAGAAGCAGATTGAATCTTAATGTGGAATAATATAGAAAGAAGTTACTATGTATATGGTCATTACAGGAAAGATAGTAATGAGTTATTCTATATAGGAATTGGTAAGAAAAGAGTTGGAAATTTGCATTCACAGATTTATAGTAGAGCATATCAATGCTCTAAAGGCATGAGAAATTTCCTGTGGAGAAGATGCTTTGTAAAACATGGAAGATATGTAAAGATTCTATATGATAACCTCACTGAGAAAGAGTGTAAAGAGAAAGAAATCGAATTGATAGCAAGATTTGGTAGAATTATAAATAATTCTGGAATACTGTGTAATATATCAGGAGGTGGAGAAGGAAGGTATAAAGATAATTCTAATAATAAGAAGATTTATGTTTATAACTTACAGGGCACTTTAATAAATACTTTTAATTCTTGTAATGATGCAGCAAACTACTATGGTTTAGAACGTAGAAATGTTGGAATGGCTGCTAATATGAGAAGAAATACTTGTGGCGATTATCAGTTTAGATATGAATATAATAAAGACCTAGACCTATTAAATCTGAGTAATTCATTAAAAAGAACAGCTAAACCAATAGTTTGCACAAATACTAGTACTGGGCAAACATTAAAGTTTTCATCGTCTTACAAATTTGCTAAGTTTCTTGGAATATCTTCTAATGCCCACATATTGGATGTGCTTAACAAGAAGAGAATCAGTGTTAAAGGATGGGAGGTGAAATATGACCTATGAGGAATTTAAGTCTAAAGTTCAGCATTTAAGCGAATCTAGGAAACATAAAGTTACTAACTCAATTGGTGTCTATTCAGCCTATAAGTGGCTTAGAAAGAGGCAATGGATTGATATAGGTCAAAGGCTTACTGAGCATGAGTTTTATAGTATAATTAGGAAGATAAACAATGAACTTGCTCTCAACCTATCTACAGGAGGGGATATAAAACTTCCTCATAGGATGGGCACTATAGAACTTAGAAAGATAAGTACTTATGTTAATTTCAAGGATGGGAAACTGCATAGCAATCTCCCAATAGATTGGGATAGGACACTTAAATTATGGTGTGAAGATGAGGAAGCCTATAAGAGTAGAACACTCATTAAAATGGAGGAAAAAGAGATTTTCAAGGTTCATTATAACAAGGCTAAGGCAGACTATACAAACAAATCTTTCTACCAGTTCAATGCCAATAGGGAACTGAAGAAAACTCTTAAAAGAAATATCAAGGAAGGCAAAGTAGATGCTTTCCTATTAAATAAAGAATAATATGGTAAAGTATATAAGTATCAGACAAATACTAGATGACTTGTTAGACCACCCTCTCCTACAAGACCTGTCTTTTGAAAGGGCTGTAAACTACGCTGTACACTTCATACAGATTGTAGGAGTGCCTAATGAGTTTGAAGAAAAGACAGCTCTAGTTAACATAGAGAACTACAGGGGGTGTTTGCCTTGTGACTACTATGATATGATACAAGTAAGAACTTATAAGGAAGGGGAATATTGTCCTAAAGTATTTAGATATGCTTCAGATAATTTCCATTATAGTTCTAAGAAGGAGCCTAATGGAAACTCAGATAATGGAGACTTGACTTATAAGTTACAGAATAATGCTATCTATACCTCTCTTAAGGAAGGGGTTATAGAAGTTGCCTATCATGCTATTAAAGTAGACGATGAAGGTTATCCTATGATACCTGAAAATAGTAGCTTTATACAGGCATTAGAACTTTATATAAAGAAAAAAGTATTTACAATTCTCTTTGACCAAGGTAAAATAAATAATGCAGTATTACAAAATACTCAGCAAGAATATGCGTGGTATGTTGGTCAGGCACAAAGAGATTTAAATATGCCTACTATAGACCAGATGGAATCCATCAGTAATATGTGGACTCAGTTATTGCAAAGAACCAATGAACATAGTAAAGGCATGAAATCATTAGGGAAAAGAGAATTTATAAGAATACAATGATATGCAAAAGAAACAAATATCTATAGTACCTAAAAGTATGCAGCAGGATTTGGCAGTTAGCCAATTTCCTGCTGATGCTGCATATAGTATTAGGAACATGAGGATAGTTACTACGGGTAAAGATACTTCCTTATGTCTTGTTAATGAAAAAAGTAATTCTAAGATACTTACTATACAAGGTACTATTATTGGTATTCAAGTAATAAATAATAATGCCATTCTATTTGTAACTAATTTAGGTGATACTAAACCTGATGCAATATATAACATAAAAAGTATTAATGGTAATTTACAACAGGAAATCTTATTATATAGGGGTAATCTAGGTTTCAATACTTTACATCCTATAGAAAGTATAGGAATTTATGAAACTTCAGATATACAAAAGGTATATTGGGTAGATGGCATAAATTCACCTAGGGTGTTATTATTAAATCTTGAAGGACAATCAGAAGAAGAAATAAGAAAGTATATAAAGGAAGATGACAATTTTCAATTTGATTTTAATCCTATAATATCAAATGTAAATACTGAATTTTATGTTACTCCTGTATTTGAAGTGAATGGAAACTTTGAGGCAGGTGTTGTTCAATATGCTTTATCATATTATAATAAATATGGTCAATCCACAGGAATGTGTTGTATGTCTCCTTTATATTATACTTCTGATAATGGTAGAGGTCTTAATTCGGATGGGTCACAGAAAAGTGGGGTATCTTTTAATATAGAAATAATAAACTTAAATACTACTTTTGATTATGTAAAAGTGTATAGAATATTTAGAACTTCTTTAGATGCAACACCTACTGTTACTCTAATTAAAGATATAAAGATATGAAATATTTAAATAAGTTACTTAATAATGTAAAATTAGATGACCCTGACTTTACACATATTAGTGGATATGGCATAAGGTATGGTGAAGAAGGAGACTTTGTATCTTCTGGTTCTATAATAGATTACTTTAATTCAATGTACCTTAGCTCAAATTTATGGTACTATGACTTATGTCTTTATGATGGTAGGTATGCAGTATGTATAAATCCAAGAGCTATACCTAACAGTACTAATATTCCTAAGACTCCTATAGAGGAAAGATATACCAAAAACTTTAAGAATGTTTATCTTAGAGATGAATCAAATGGCTATACTTTTACTATTGATAAAGAATTTTCTATATTAATGATATGGCCATCTGCACCTGTTGAAATAGATGGCAGTGAAAAAAGAATATTAAATGAGAATTGGGAACTCTATGTATCTACTAAAGAAGACCCTTTAGTTAAGATTGAGAACTCCTATTATATTACAGGTGTAAAAGATGGAGAACCAACAACCCCTGAAAGAAAGTTCTCTTATGGCATTGAGTCTCTTGATTATAGTTATAATGAAGAAATAATTAATAAATACCCAGATGGAAATAATGGGGACTTGTTGGTAGCAAATGATAGTGGAACTGCTATTGACATAACTCTTAATTCTTTAAAACTATATTATGTTAATGAAGACTTAATTGATACTAAGTCATTGAGAGTTTTCTATTATTATGATAATTCATTAACTACAGTGAATATCATTAATAATGGTACATTGGCTAAAGATATTCCCTTAAATACATCTTTACAGCTTAGGAATAAAGAAGTACTCAATATCTGTGTTAATGTAAAAAATAAGTATGGCACTACTTTAAATACTAAAATTTATACTATAAGAAGAAAGGATACTATAGATAAATATACTTCAAGTATTACTAATTTTAAAACTACTATTAATGATATTGAGTATAAACCTGATGTTGAAAAAGTAATTAATAGTAATACTTTTGATTTACAGAAATGTTATTTTGAAAGTCAAGGTCTGAATGAAGAATCTCCTGTACTTTATGTGTACAAAGATATTATTATCCCTTATACTCTAGTAGAAGATAAAATTCTATTCAAGCAGAATGTAACTACTAATACAGAAAATGTTATAAATTATATACATAATGGTGGAGGTAAATTTTCAATCTTTGTAAGAGCTAAGAGTAAAGAAGGTCTTAATGTAGATTCATTTATTATAAAATTATCTACTACAGATGATAGTTCAGAATCAAGAAATACATATTCTTTTATAGATACAGGTAATATAGGAACTATAGTTGACCCTATTGAATTATTATATCAACCTGATTTATTTAAAGCTTCTACCCTTACACATAAAGATAATACATTATTTTTAGGGAATATAAATACAGATACTTATAATATAAGTAAGGAATTAAAAGAAAAGGTAAGACAACTTTCAGTTGATTTTGTATATTATAATTATAATGTAGAAGATGTATCTTCCTTAGATAAGGATTATGTATTTAATAGTAGTTTGAAAGCCTCAAATGAAGCTGCTTATTTTAAGAAAGGTGAGACCTATAGGTTTGGGTTACAATTACAATATAAGACTGGTAATTGGTCAGAGGTGCTATATATAGGAGATTTTACAAATACTATAGGTATTACCCCATTATTATATAATGATGGAATAGAAAGTAAGCCAATAGCAAGAATCACTATTACTAAAGAACTTATAGAAGAATTTAAAGCTAATGGTTTTATTGGTGCTAGGCCCTTATGTGTATATCCTGATGTAAATACAAGAAAAGTATTGTGTCAAGGAATATTATGCTCTACATTATATAATGTAAGAGATAGGCATAATAATGCTCCTTATGCACAAAGCGATTGGTTTGCAAGACCACAGTACACTTTTATTCCAGACAATACAAGAAATAATATAGATATGCAAGGTCTTGCACATGCTGGTAATTATCTTGAAAGTAATATGTTTACTGTAGAAGATGGTAAATATAAATTGAAAACCCTACCTTCTGCAATGCAATTTAATGGTGAAATACAATGTGTAGATAATATTGATGATTATGAAATAAACAGCGGCGATATTGATAATATTAATAAAGTATATGGTATTGATAAGAGAATATTAACTATTCATTCTCCTGAATTAGATTTAAATTATTCAGATGAACTTACCCATATAGCACTTGATAGTAACATAAAACTTAGAATTGTAGGATATGCTCCCTTAAAACATACATTATCTGATATTACTATACAAACAGAAAACCTATTTAATCCTTATGCAGGTGCTTTTAATACCTTTATAAGGAGAAGGGCTTCTTCAACAGGGAAGAATGTGTCTAGTAGAAGTCTTATTAATTGGCAATTCTGGGTAGATTCAGAGTATGACACTGGCATGCAATATCAAGGAGAGAATGTGGGAGTAGGTAATTCTTTTGCAATTTATCCTTGGCATAGAAAAGGCTCTCTTAATAATACTCCTAAGACTGTTGATGCTGCTAACAGAAAATCTATACTATCAAAAAAGATAATGTCTAATTATAGGATATGCCTTCCTTCAAGATTCTTAAATACGTATAAAGAATGTGCTATCCAAGATTTTAAGATATTTAATAGTGACCAAGTTTCATCTATAATTAATCTAAAAGCTTTCGGTAGAAATATACAATACAAAGGCAATTGTGATAAAATATTGACCTTTAAGGCAACTAAGAAAGAGGATGTTACTAATATAAAAGATGAATGTTTATTATCAGCAGCTAGTAGGCATGGACATACATCTAACCTAAGACAGGACTCTGATATAAATATTTTACAAAGGATAACTTATCAACTTTCTTGGGCAGGTGTTATTTATGAAGATACTGCAAAGAATTATTATCCTCTACAAAACAATAAGAATGTTCCAGGATTTAACCAAGACCCAGTACCTATACAATATAAATCTACAGGACATGGTGTAATGGTTTTAGACTATAAGAATAATAAATATAATCTATTACCCAAATTAAAGAATAATAGTAATATTATTAATGAATCTGGTAGTATGACTTTTAATAAAGAAGTACTATTTAATAAGGATGATTTAAATATTAATAATTATGACTTTAATCAAGATTATATAAATATAAATGATTATTCCATAGCAGAATATGATGGTAATATAGGGGATTTTGGATATTATTTAATAGGCGAGATTTATAGAGATAAAATAATAAATGCTTTTGGTGGGAATGATGAAACAGCATTAAGTAACAATGTATGGCAAGTATGTGGTAATAATGTTTCTTTTAAGGAAAATATTACAAGTATATATGCTACACAAGGAGATACTTTCTATTGCAGATATGACCATTTAAAAACTTATAGTAATACCAGAGAAGATATAAATCAAGTTATTGACATTCCTTCTTTTATGGTAGAAACTAGGATAAATATTGATGGAAGATATGATAGAAATAGGGGAAATGAAAATAATCTCAGTGTAAGTCCTAATAACTTTAATTTATTTAATAAAGTTTATAGTCAAAGTAATAATTTCTATACAGCAAAATATCTTGAAGAAGATAAGTCTTCAACCACTAAATTCCCAAATCAAATTGTATGGTCTCTAACAAAAACTTTAGGGGAAGAGACTGATTCTTGGACAAATATACATTTGAACAATGCTTTAGATTTAGATGGTGATTTAGGTAAAGTTACCTCTTTAAAAAGAATAAATAATGAAATATATTCTTTTCAAGAGAAGGGTATAAGTAAAATAAACTTTAATTCAAGAGTACAGCTAAATACTTCTGATGGTTTACCAATTGAATTAGCTAATAGTGGTAAAGTAGATGGTAAATTGTATATTACAAATAAATTTGGTTGTCAAAATAAATGGTCTATGGCTGAAACTCCCAGTGGAGTATATTTTGTAGATGATTTGAATCAAGGTATCTTATCCTTTAATGGGCAATCCATAGCAGACCTTACATATACCAAGAATATGTACTCTTGGATAAATAGTAATGTATCTTTAGCTTCATGGAATCCTGAAGACTATGGTGCTATTAGAACATTCTATGATAGGAACAATAGTGATATTTACTTTACAACAAGTACAGATTCACTAGCTTTCAGTGAAAAGTTAGGTGCATTCTCCTCATTTTATGACTATGGTAAGGTAGAGTGGATGTTCAATGTTGAAGGTAATACTTATCAGGTAAAGGGTAATGAAGTTTGGAAGTTACAGGGAGGAGAAAACTATGGTACCTTCTTTGGAGAAAATAAGGGATACTCTCTTGCTGTTATAGCTAATCCTGAGTTCCATCTTGATAAGATATTTGATACTATAGAGTTCAGAACTAATGGCATAGAACATTTCACTAATTGGAAAGCTGATAGTTATCCTTTCAATCTTTTGGTTACTACAAATGAATACCAGACAGCAACATCTACTACAAGCTCTCTAAAGAAAAAGTTTAGGACTTGGAGATGGCAAGTTGGCAGAAGTAATTCTTTTGGTAAGTTCAAAAGAGATAGAATAAGGAACCCTTGGGCAAAGATTGCAATGTCAGGCAATAGCAACAATGAGGTGAGGTTATATGATATAGCAGTTACTTACTATACATAAACAAAGAAAAGTAGTGGTAGATAAGTTATTTAATTTGTCTATCACTACTTTTTCTATATAAGTCTTTCATATTTAAAAATGATTTGTTATCTTTGCAAAAATTATTGATTATATTATGGCTAAGAAAATAAGAAAGAGAAGAGCTAACTATTTTGATGATGGTGGATTCTCATGGCAAAAAGGTGCTGGCTTTGGAAAGAACATGAGCAATGCCTTTGATAGCGGTGTACTTGGTGGTGCTATTGGTGCTGCTGGTTCTATGGTAGGCCAAGGTATTTCAGGAGGACTTTCCTCTGGAACAGGCAATGCTATACAAGGACTGGGTAGTATAGCTAGTGCTATTCCTGGCCCTTGGGGTGCTGTAGCTGGAGCAGGACTTAACATAGCTGGAGGCTTGGTAAATAAAGCCTTTGGCAGTCAAATAAATAAACAGGCAGTACAAGAAGCCAAAGCTGCTAATACACAACAAAGTAATATGCGATTTGCTGCTTCTAATACTACAGACTTATTAAACCAATCTAACTTTGGTCTATTAAATAGTGTTAGTAAATCAGATATTGGTAAGGATGGCTGGTTTAGTAATAAAGCTAAAAGACTAACAAATGAAATTAATAGACAAAGAGATTTTGCTAATCAATTAGCAATAGCTAATTTTGGATTAGCTGCTGACAATTTAGATGAACAAAATAATTTAAATACATTGGCTAACTATGCAGCATATGGAGGACCTCTGACTATGAGATATACAGGAACAATGTCCCCCTTTGGCAATACATTTGCTGATGGTGGAAATATACATATTAAACCAGAGAATAGGGGTAAATTTACTAGATTAAAAGAGAGAACAGGAAAATCTTCTACTTGGTATAAAGAGCATGGTACTCCTGAACAAAAGAAGATGGCTACCTTTGCTCTTAATGCTAGGAAATGGAAACACGCTTTTGGTGGTAGTTTACTTACTAATGGTGCAGAATGGAATAATGGTCTTACTATAGTAGGTAATGGAGGTACTCATGAAGAAAATCCTATGGAGGGTGTACAAATGGGTATGGATGCACAAGGTGTTCCTAATCTAGTTGAAGAAGGAGAAGTAATCTTTGATGATTACGTATTTAGTGATAGGATGAATGTTCCCAATAGTATGAGAAGTTCTCTAGGTTTGAGTAAAGGCAAGGACCTTACTTTTGCAAAAGCTGCAAAGAAATTAAGTAAGGAGGCTGAAGAAAGACCCAATGACCCAATAAGTGAAAGAGGTTTAATGAGTTCTATGGTTAAATTGCAGCAAGCTCAAGAGCTTATAAGAGAACAAGAACAAATGAAAAAAGAAGGTAAAAAATATGCACATGGGGGCAGAATGGGTACTCTATTTGATGGAATGGGTGAACAACCTCAATCCTTAAATCCTTATGAAAGATTCATGAGTACCTATGGCCAATCTCCATTTACAACTATACCAAGTTATGTTGCTGCCCCAGATGATAATGAGCTATTGGATGTAGCTAGAGTATATAATAATGAAGCTCCTTTAGGCACAGGTACTTCTATGGTTGCAAAGTCAGCAAGAGGTATTATTGATAATAGTACTATAGATAATTTATATAGTACAAGTAAGAAAAAACCTAATACATTAACTAACCTCAGATATGCTCCTGTGTTAGGTGCAGCTATAGGATTAGGACAAAACTTATTTAGTAAGCCTGACTATAGTGGTGCTGATATTATATTAAATGCCGCTAATCAGATGGGTAATTATACCCCTACAAGTTATACACCTATAGGTGATTATATACAATATAATCCATTAGACAGAAACTATTTCATTAATAAATTAAATGCACAATCAGGTGCTGCAAGAAGAGCTATTGTAAATCAAAGTGCTGGTAATAGAGCAGCTGCTTTAGCTGGTTTAGTAGCTTCAGATTATAATGCACAAAGTAGATTAGGAGATTTTGTAAGACAGGCTGAAGAATATAACCAAGGCCAAAGAGAAAGAGTTGCTGCATTTAATAGGGGCACTAATCAAGTTAATGCTGAAATGGGATTAAAATCTGCAATGGCTAACCAAGAAGCTTCCTTAAAAGCAAAGAGTGGTAGACTAAGTGGTATGGCACAAGCTATAGCTATGAGAGATGCTATTGATGCTAGAAGAGGTTCTGCTATTAGTGCTAATCTTACTAACTTCTTTAATTCTCTTGGTGATATTGGTAGAGAAGAAGTAATGAAAGCTTGGGTAAATGAAAGCCCTGCTTTATTATATGGTGCCTCTACAAGAGGTGACGGAGTTCCTTATAAAGGAACTACTAGGGCCAGAGGTGGTTATTTAACTATTAGAAAAGGAGGTAAACGTGGCTAATTATACATTAATTGCAAATTCTCAATTTAAACCCTTTACGTATCAAGATTTTCTGGCTCCTGCATTAATGGCTACTCAAGCTCATCAAGAATTAGAGAATCAATATAGTGAACTAGCTACTAAAGCTAATGTATGGGAAAACTTGGCCAATGAACAAACAGACCCTAATGCTTATAAAATGTATAAAACCTATGCAGATGACCTTAATATGCAGGCAGAGCAATTAGCAAGAGAGGGTTTAAATGTTACAAGCAGAAAAAACATGCTTAATATGAGAAATAGGTATAGTAAAGAAATAGTACCTATTGAACAAGCTTATAAAAGGAGAGCAGAATTAGCTGATGAACAGAGAAAAACCTCTTTAAGTAATCCTACTATGTTCTATCAAAGAAATGTTTCTACTATAAGTTTAGATGATTTTATAAAGAATCCTTCTTTAGATTATGGTAAATCTTACTCTGGGGCATTATTAGCACAGCAAGTTGGGCAAATGGCAACTAATCTCAAGACTGCTTTAACTGGTAAAGGTAGATTAAAGGGTATAGGGCTTCCTTATCAATATGAGCAATTATTGCAATATGGATATACTCCTCAACAGATACAGGAAGCCATAACCAATCCTCAGAATGGTAATCCAGTATTAAATACTATAGTAGAGCAGGCATTAAATGCCTCAGGCATGAAGGAATGGGCATCTCCTCAGCAACTAAGAGAGGCCATAGCCTATGCTAATCAAGGATTATATAATGCTATTGGTAAGTCCGAGATTAAGAACTTTAAAGATGATTTTAGTATGCAAGATGCTTTAGCTAGAATGAGGGAAGCCAGAGCACAGCAAGCACAACAAGCACAGCGAAAAGGAGGCTTTCAGCTTAATCCATCAAATATCTATAGTAGTAGGGAGAAAACAAAAAAAGAGCAAGAATTTGAAAATAATAAAAAGAGATTTTCACAATATTTTTATACAGATGCCCAAGGAAGAACAAAATTAACTTATGCTGGGTGGAAAGAATATCATAGAAAAATATATGATAATGTAGGTTCTGTTGTTACTTCACCTACTACTGGTACTAGTTGGTCTACTCCAGGAAGTGGACAAAGATTATCTAGTGAATTTAAAGAGTTTATAGATAGTTTAGGTGGAAGAAAATACATGGGAACTGGTACAACCAATAAAGATGGAAAAATTGATTATCATCCAGGAGAAGTAGGTAACTTATGGGCTAGATATACTTCAAGTCCAACAGCAACTTCTGCTAAATTTGATGCTACAAAAACTACTGAATATATATATGATGTACCACAATCTACAGAGTATCAAAAAGATTATAAAGCTAAATTAAGTAGGGCTATAGATAGTACAGGAAAACTTACTGAAGTTGATTATGATTCAAAATCAAATAAATGGAAACCTATTGGAAAATTATCCTTTGATGACCTTTATACTGATGATTATACTATAGTATCTAGAGCACCAAGTGAGATAGGTACAACTCTTTTTATATTAAAGAAGGGAGATAAAAAAGCAAAAAGATACTTAGCACCTTCAGGAATAAATATTACTATGGAAGGAGGCAGAGACCAGGCTATAACTGAAATGCTTAAAACACAAAGAATGTTGCAGAATCCTAATTTAACTCCACAACAAAGATTAAAATTAGAAAATTATTATGATGATTTATCTCAGCAACAAATGATGTTTGAATCAGGTTTAGACCTTACTAACACAACAGAAACTCAAAAATATCCAAATTATTATATTCCATAATTATGGCAAATAAACAAAAAGAAATAGATATAACAAAAACTGGACCTGTAGGCTATAAAAGTCTACAGGCTCAGAATAATGCTCAATTTGATGATATAGATAAATTCATTAATGAGAGTCAGAGTAGGATATTATCAAGAGCTTCTCAAAGTGACCCCTATAGAGACATCCAACAGATGGTGGAATCCCCTCTAGCTAGAACTAATACTCCTTGGGGAGAAAGTATATGGGATAATAAAACTGCTAATCAAGCTGATTTTGAAAATTTAGGAGATGTAAGGGCAGAGAATCAACCTTGGTATGCAAAGATAGGAGCAGGTTTAGCTAAAGGTGTTATACTTGCTGGTACTACATTTCTTGATGGTACTATAGGATTAGTGTTAGGGGCTATTACTAAAGCGCATGAAAATAGATGGTCTGGCTTATGGGATAATGATTTTTCAAAATTCATGCAAACAGTTAATGAGGCTTCTGAACAATCATTGCCTAATTACTATTCAACTCAAGAAACTGAGGAACCTTGGTATGAAAATGTTTTTACCGCTAACTTCTTAGGGGATAAGTTTATCAAGAACTTAGGTTTTACAGTGGGTGCTTTTTATAGTGGTAATGTATTCTCAGCAGCACTTAAAGCAACAAAGATACCTCAGCTTATGGGAACTCTTGCTAAAGCAGCTAAATTTGCTGGAGCTTCTGAAGTCCCCAAAATGGTACTTTCAGGTGCAGGTGCTGCAATGTCAGCAGTTAATGAAGGAAGAATTGAAGCACTTAATAATAGTAAACAATGGTTTGAAGATAATAAGAGAGTGTTAGATGTTGAACACTTACAAAGAGTTCAAGCTATAAAAGACCAATATGGTGATACTGCTGAAGCTTCTATCTTAATTCAAGATGAAATAGGAGCCTATAACGAAGCTTTAGGTAAACTTACTGAGGATAGATTAAAGATGGGTAATATGGATTTACTTTTTAATATACCTATCCTTACAGCATCTAATCTTTTTCAGTTTGCTAAATTATATGCCAATGGATTTAAATCCTCTAGAAGAGCAGTTAATATACTTAAAAGAGATGGCAAGTTTGGAGCAGCTACAACTAAATTAGGTGCTACTGCTGCAATAACTAGAGGTGCATTATCTGAAGGTACTGAAGAAATTACACAGGGTATGGCTAGTAATATAGCAGGCCATTATTATACTACTGATGTAAATAATTTCTATAAAGCCAAGACTGATAGAGAAGCAGAACAAGAAACCCTTGATTGGGCGAAATCATTTGCTCATGGTATTAATGAGACTGTAAATGATGGTTCTGCATGGGAAGAGTTTGCTATTGGTGCTATCACTGGTGCATTAGGTATGCCTAGTTTTAGAAGTATTAAAAGTGAATCTGGCTCTCTTCAATCCCCGATTACTCTTAAAGGAGGTGCTATAAATGAATGGAGAGAATACAAAGATAAAATAAAAAGAGAACAGGATATTGCTAATTATATGAATAATAGAATGCAATCTCCTGAATTTAAAAATTATTATCAAGGACTTATCAGGCATAATAAGTATCAAAAGGATATGGATAAAGCTACTGAAGATGGAGATGCTTTTGAATTTAAAAATGCTGAGCATGCTCAATTAGTATCTGACATTCTTACCTTTGATAATGCAGGTAGATTAGAAGAATTAAAAGGTATGATAGGTGAAGCTTTTGATACTTCTGATGAAAACTTAGATGCAATAGTTAGAAATACTACTACTATAGATGAAAATGGTAAACTAGTAGGGCCTTTTGCAGATTGGGCAGTAAAAGAGAAAGATGGCAGTATATCATCTAATTTTGGTAATGAAGAAAGTAAGCAAAAAATGATTTCTGAACTTACAAAAAATAAAGATGATATTTTTAAAACTATTAAACAATATCAAGAGATAAGGGAGAAGCTTGATATTAATACAGGCCAGCAATTATCAGATGAACAACTTGAAGAGTTAACATGGATGCAATCTCAATTAGATAATTGGTCTGAGAGGGCAGTATCTATGTCTGGGGAAGTAAAATCTGCAATAAGTGATGTATTAGGTAACTTAGATTCACTTCTTAGATTTAATCAACAAGTTAGAGACTTTGAAGGCCAATCTCATGCTGATTTAACTGATAGATATAAACAAGCAGATAAAAATGTAAAAGCCATTGAAGGTGTTATCAACACTCTTAATATGGTTAGAGGTCAGGATGATAAGGTACTAGCTTATACATTAGCAACTAATCCTAAGTTTGTAGATGGTCTTATCAAGGAAATTAATGAGGTAGATGAAACTGTACTTAGTGCAGATGAGAAAGCAGATATTACAACTAAGCTGAATGATATTGTCAAGTTAGGCAATGCTTCAAAGACATATAATGCAAAGCTGAAAGAGTATCTTGAAAGTCCTCAAAAGCAAGCAGAAGACCATGCAAGAGCTGATGAGCAAGCTGCACAACAGGAGACTAAGACTAAAACTAATAATTTAAAGGATGCTCTTAAATCTGCTACTAATCTAAGTGAATTTAAGGCTGCATTAGCCAATCAAGATGAGTTAGAATTTAGAGATAAAGTATTAAAAGAACTTGAAGATGAGGGGAATGAACTAGCTAAGGACTATAGAGAAACTACACAATATAATGATGAAGTAGCTAGAGCCGTTAATGAATCTGATGCAGACCCTCAAACTAAACAGGATGCTCTACAATTACTACAAGACCAATTTAATAACTCTGAAAATCTTAAAGAATTAGCTAACCCTAATTCTGTTTATGTTAATAATGAAAATGCTTTTGATGAAGTTTCAGAAAATGCTGAAGAATCTGCCAATAGATTTTTAGAGGCTCAGTATGAATTACAGAAGGCAATGTCTAAGATTAATAATGATAATAGATTCAAGGATAGATTCTCTGAGGAATACAAGAAACCTGTTGAGAAAAGAGAGGGTAATGTAAAAGGAGATAATAGGACTACTACAGGAGATAGCCAAACTACAACTGTACCTTCTGTAGAAAGTAGTGAAGGATTACCTACAATAGAATTACCTGTAGGAGATGTAACTGCTGAAACAATTCAAGAAGAAAATAAAGAGCTTAATGAAAATGCAGAGACCCAACAAAAGTTAGATGAAACTGATTTTAATCAATTCTACAGACCTGCTATACCAGAATTACATATAGAAGCAAGTAAAGAAGGAGATTTTAGACCTTTTGATGTTGTAGTAAAGGAAAGAGAAAAAGGTGTAGATTTCTCTATTATTTATAACTATTTAAGAGACAGTGGTGCTTTTAAATATGTAAATGAGGGCAACTTAAAGGCAGGAGATGAACTTGGGTTTATGATAGACCTAAGATATGAAGAAAAGGTAGCAGGACAGCCTTGGCACAAACAGCCTACTATATTTATTATAGATAAAAAGAATGGTCAAGTAGTAGGTAGTTTAGATGAATCTGATTATAGTATTTCAAGGTATGAGGGTCTGAAGGGTCTTGAAGAGAAGATAAGAAGAGAGTATGCTCAAAGAAGTGCTCAACCACAACAAAGACAATTCAAAACAGATTACCAGTATGACAAGGAAATGTCCTTCTATGGAGGACAGGTACATGGCACTTTAGATAGAGTAGAAAATGGGACTGCTATTTATGTTGATAGCAAAGGACAACCTGTTATACTTCTAGCTGGTAAAAGTGACCACCAATTTATAGGAATCTTCAGAGAACCAAACTCTAATAGGTGGTCTATGAAGATGGAGAATAAAGAGGGAGACAAAACTATCTTTAGAGATATGATGTCTTCTGCTATGACTCAATTACCATTAGGTGCTGAAATCTATGAGAGAACCTCTATATCAGTTGATGGTTTAAGGGTGTTTGCACAACAGCTTAATCATGGATTTGAGATAGGAAATGAAACTTATGAAACAGATATAAATGGAGGAGACTTAGCTAATATATTTGGTTTAAGTAAGGAAGACCAAGAAGCTATGGAGAAAGTCCATATATCTGAGAAAGAGTTGCCTAGAGTAAAGGAAATACTAAGACCTTATCTTGAAAAGTTTGGCGCAAAAAATATAGATAAGATAATTTACTTAACTAATGGCAATACTCTTAGTGTTAAACTTCCTATACTTGTAAAGACAAGGCAAGCTACAGGTACTCAATCTAAAGGTAAGTTTATTGCCTCACCTACTACAAGGGTATCTAAGGTAATGGTAGGTAGGATTCCTTATGGTAATACTGAAAGAAGTCTTAAAGACATTCCTAATGTATCTTCAACTGATAGAAAGCCTATCTTTGGTATCATAAAGAATGGTACACTTACTACCAATGGTAAGGTTGATGATAGTCTTATTATTAAGCCAGTAGATATGAGCCAAAAGGAAGGTAGATTATATCTGCTTATACCTAATGGAGCTGGTAAGTATTCTCCTGCTGCTGTAAGAGTTAAGCACTTCAATAATGAAGAATTTAATCTAAATGATAGTAGTGTGAACTCTACTCCTGTTGGGGAAGATATAAAGAATGCTATTACTAAGTTATCAACTGCTACATCACAAGATGATGTATCTGCTGCTATGCAAGACTTAGCTCAAGACTTGTATATGCAGGATATTATGGTTACTTGGTTTAGTAGTAAAGCAGGTGATGGAATTGTTATCAGTAAGAAAGTAAGAAAGCCAGATGGTACTTATGAGAAAGTAATCATTAATGGAAAGGAACAAATTAAGGAAGATAAGTATGATGTATATTTCTCTACAAGTAGTAAGAGTGCAAAGATTGGAGAAATTGGAGAAATTGGAGGTGTAAACTTTGATGTTGCTCCTGAAGATTTGGGAGATACAAGTGCATTAAGTACTCCTAAGAATCCTGAGAATATATACAATGAAATACTTGGACATCTTGTTAAATTTAATCTTCCTTTACAAGTTAGCGCAAGAAGAATAAATGATGGAACATATAATAACAGATTAATAGAGTCTAATATTCTTACTTCAAATATTACCGAAGCTTCTATAAGAAGTAATTGGTTTACAATGGATTACTTTGATAAGGAAGGTAAATTACATCCAGCTATAAATCCAATCTCTAGAGTTTCTCAATCTAATAGAAGTGGAAAATCACCTGTAGGGGGTGCTGAAGGTGCTATAAGAGGTACAAGGATAGTATCTACATTCTCAAATAAACCTTATTATGTAGATTTAACAACTAATACTATTAGAGATGACCAAGGTAGAACTATAGAAATTACAAATAAAAATAGAATATTATTTGATTTGGCTTGGGCACAAGATAATTTTGGTGATGCCGCTAATTCTTCAAAGATGGTAGATAATAAAGTTGTTACTCCTGATGGTAAAGTACTTGATAGAAGTAAACAAGTATATCTTAGTGGCCAAGAAGCACAAGATGTAAAGGATGCTATTAACAGGATTAAAAAGAAAGAAAAGGCATCACAAACTGTTGAAGGATTGCCTATCTTTAATACCTCATTAGATGCACAAAATCCTATTGAGGATTTAACTCCTGAGCATAGTATGAATAATGCTGATGAAGGTGTAGGTTATTTTGAATTAGATGGTAAATTACATAAAGGTTATCTTACACCTGTTATAGGAATACCCGAAGTAAGTATTCATATAACTAAAGTTCCTAATATTACAAGAGGGTTTGGCAGACCAGGAGAAGAAGCTCATGTGGCCTCAAATAGTTTTTATGCAGTATTTCCTAATGGTAAGACATTTTTACTTGTAAGAAATAATCCTATAAAAGGGGGTATGTCTCAAAAGGAGATAGAGAAACTTTTTACAGAAAGGCTCTCAGCTAATATGAAAAAAGTCTATGAACTTTCCTCTGAAAAAACAATATTATTTGACCCAGATAATATACCACCAGCAGATACTACTCCTAATACTACAAAAGGAACTCCTATATCTACTACTAAAGAAGATGAAACTAAGACAGGTGCTGCTTATACTATTCAAAAGGAACAGGCAATAAATAATAAGAAAGCTTCAAGAAGTAGACATAAATTAAGAAAAGTAGAATCACTCGGTTATGAAAAGTGGGATGAGAAAAAAGAGCTTAAATGGCTAAATAAAGTTCTACCTCTGTTAAGTGAACAGGATAGAGTAAAAGTAGTAAAAGGTCTTATTAAAGTAGGTAAGAGAGGCACTTTAGCTTGGGGTCAATTTGATAAAGGTGTTATTACATTATCTGACATAGCTGCTGAAGGTACTGTATATCATGAAGCATTCCATGTAGTATTCAATCTCCTTCTTGACAATAATGAAAGACAATCATTATATGATGAAGCAAGAAGGTTATATGGTGAAAAAGATAATCTTTCATTAGAAGAAGATATGGCTGAAGGCTTTAGAGAATATGTTACCACTAGACAAAATGCTGGATTATTAGGTAAAATTAAAAACTTCTTTAAAGACTTATGGATTAAAGTAACTAATTGGAATAGTATTAGACCTCACCTTACTGCATATTATCAAATGATAAATAGGGGAGAATATAGTAATAGGGAATTACCTGTAGAAACCCTTAGTCAAGCTAAAGCAAGACAAGAAGAATACTCTAAAGAAATGCAAGATATTCTTGCTAATGCTAAGAGAGATTCAGAGGGTAATCTATTAGCTCCTAATGACAGACCTACAAATCTTACTGAAAGGCAATATGCTCAAGTAAGAACTAAAGCTTTCAAAGATTGGTTTGGTGATTGGGAAAATGACCCAGAAAATGCTTCTAAAGTAGTAGATGAAAATGGTGAACCTTTAGTTGTTTATCATAATACACCATTTGAATTTAATGGTATATTTGATATGGACCATAAATCAAGGATTATGCCTTGGACATCAGAACCCTTTGGTCATGTAGGTACACAAGAAACTGCTAATACAATTAAAGGTACTCAGTTTGCTTTATTCCTTAATGTAAAAAATCCATTAGAAACTCCTGATTTTGTACATGAAACTGTAAGTTCTATGTTGTCAGAATTATATAAACAGGGCATTATTTCTAGAGAAAAGTATTCTTCACTTAGGGGAATATCTAATTCAGAATTAAGGAACTTAATGCTTTCTTTAGGGTATGATGGTACAAAATATGAAAATAAAGCAGAAAAAGGAGGAACTTCTTATAGTTTTATAACACCTAATCAAATTAAATCAGCTACTGATAATGTAGGAACATTCTCTAGAACTAATGATGATATTAGATATAGAGAAGTACCTAATTCTTCTTTTAAATCTTTAAGTGAAGAAGTGCAAGAAAACCTATTAAAGAAAGGTTGGACAGAAGAGAAGTTTAATTCAATTTCTCAAGAAGAGAGAGACCAAGCTGTTAAATGTATAGCTTTTTAGTCAGTAGGATGAAATTTTTTATTAGGGAGGTAACAGAAATGTTACTTCCCTTTTATTTTGTAGGAAATAAAAAAAATAAGAGGAGGAGTAGAACTTAATCTACTCACTCCCCTTTCTTATTAACAATTAACAAATTAATCTTTTTTATTTAGAAATCCTAATGCTAATATACATAAAGGAATACCAACAATTAATATTATTAAATATATACCCATAGCTTTATTGTTTAAAAAATGGAATACCTTCTTCAGGATGTAATCCTCTATAAATAGTCCTATTCATTGGAAGAATAGGAGATTCAAAGAATAGTTTTGTTGCTCTAGATTCTCCTTTATATCTACCAGATTGCATAATAGCATCTTCTCCAGCAAACACCTCATAATTATACGGATTTATAAGCCCTACTAGATTAAGAGTACTTTCAAGAGTATTAATACCAGCAGCAGGAGACTTTACAATTTTTAATCCTTCTCCAACCATCTGAGGCCCAGGGATTAGTGAGCCTAATTCAGTATATAGTCTTCTTGTTTGATATTCTGCCATAGTAGTTAACCAAGATTTATCTTTATCATCATCTGGCCAATCTATTAGACCGAGTATAATAGCTACTGCTAAGAAATGTGCAACTTCAACTACAGCTCTTTTAATATTTGCTTTTTCAGTCTTAGTCAAATTTTTCCAATTTGCAGCTAATGCAAATTGACCCTCTTTCAATTCTTTGGCGAGCTGCATTAAGAATCTCCCTGTAGTATTATAGTAACCTTCTGTCCATGCTTGTAAGTCATAATTATATGTAGCAGATTTAAATCTTCTGTTTAAAGATGGTTTAATCCATTTTCTAAACATAATACCCATTCTACCTATAGCCAGTCTTTGTACAGCACTTCTATCCATCTTATTATAAATACCGTGCATTCTTTGATTTATAGCCTTAGCTTTATTACTAAATGCTATAATATCATCTTTTGTAAAAGCAGACCCATCTTCTTTAGTATAACCTTGTTTTAATTGTAGTTTAGCACCTAATTTCTTATTATTCTTATCAACAGGAACTACTTCCATAGCTTCCCATAAAGAAACAATTTTACCATTAGGAGCTTTCATTTTGTAAGCATCTGCAAGTGCTAATGAAGTTCTATTTTGCATCCAATGTTCACCAGCATTATTCATAAGAAATAGAGCAGAAGTACCAAACATTCTACTAAACCAAGTCTTTCTATCAAAATTTACTTCCCTAACATTGGTTTCATATTCCTGCATTACATTGAATAACTCATCCCATAAAGCAAGTTTATTGGTTTTAACCCTATTACCAATCTCTGCAAGATATGCTGGTAATTCTTTTCCATAATTTCTATCCGCTCTTAAAGTATTTGATTCATTAAAGAACTCTCCAGAGAAAGATTCAATTCTCATCATTACTTTACCAGTAACAACATTAGATATACCAGATAACACATTAACTGCTAAGGTATTAAGAGAGGTCATTCTATTAACAAAATTGGCTACTTTTCCTTTATCAATATTAGTATTACCAAATGTGCCTTCATCAGCCATATATCTACCATAGACTTGCATTTCAAAGAAGTCATTTAATCTCTGCATGAACCTTGTTTTATCTCCAGATTTAGTAAGAGTAGATTCTACTTTTCTACCCATTAATTTAAATTTCTCAACTAATGGTTTATTACCTCTTGTCTGTATAATCTCTCTTTCTCTTAATAAATCTCTACCTAGTTCAAGAACATCAATTATTTTATTCATCTCTTTGAAGTCGTTGGCCATAGCTGCATAAGCTGTAAGAGTGGATACTATATCTGTAGATAAGTCATTAGGGCTTTCTCCTTCTTTCATTTTAGTATAATAGATTGGAAGTACTTGAACCTCTCTTTCTTCAAAATCCTTTATGGTTGCTCTATCTCCAAACTCAGTATCATCTGTTCTCCTAATAAACTCATCTTTAATACTCTCCCATAATTGTTTAGCTCCAGATTTTACATCATCAGAAGCTTTTATTCTTTCAAGTAAATCCTTTCTAATTTTAACAGCATTGGTTAATGTAGTATAGTTATCAGGAAGATATGAATCTAATTTAGATTTTATCCCCATAATCTTATCATAGTATTCTCTTTGAGCAGAGTTTAAATTCTGATAAGCTTTATTACCATAAATTGATATTTTAGGCTGCTTTTTCCCATTAACTATTTCCATATTGTCATTAAACCAGGCCCTCCTTTCTCTATTATATTTCCTTGCATTTTCTCCTACAGGATTCTTACCGTATTTTTCATTAAGAGATTTATACATCTCTCTAACTTTCTCCTTAAATAGACTTTGATTAATATCAGATATATAATTACCTGTAAGATTACCTCTACTATCTCTTTCAAACATCCAATCAGTACTTTTTATACCAGCTTGTTCTAATTTTATAGTAGCAGCTTGAAGCTCTTTCATAACATTAATAGTATCTAATCTTGCATGCTCTTTGCTTTGCTGAACAGCATGGCCCATGACTTTTATCATATAATCTGAAGAATCTGCCATAGAATCTAACCATCTATCAAAGAAAGATATTTCCTCTTGATACCATTCTATCTTACCAGCTTTATCTCTTTTTACCCCTGCAATAAGTTCTTCTACAGATACAGTTTTACCTTTCCATTTACCAAAAGGAATAACTATATTTTCTCCTATAAAAGGCTTAATAAAATCTACAAATAGGGGCATTGACACCTTATTATATTTAATAAATAAATCATCTAATAAGGTAGAGGTATTATTCAACACCTCTCTTACTCTTTGACCATATCTATTATCCTCATAACTTTCCTCATCAATAAGAGCATCTTTAACATCTTCTAAGATGTGTTTATAACTATATAAATAGTTTCTAACATCTCTTAATACTCCAGCCCTTTCATTAATATTAGTAGCAGGAGTATTACGTAATGAAATAAGTCTATCATTTACTTTAGTTAATTCTTCAAGAGCATTTTCAATAAAAGAATAAATACCTTCAATTTCATTATTACTGGCTAATGCTGTATTGAGATTTTCAATAAGTAATTTTTGATTAGCATCAAATTTACCATTAGGATTTCTCTTTTCATAAATCTTTAATCTTTTTAGCTCATTTCCAATAATTTTTTGTAGCAATTTTTTATCTCTTTCTACTCTTTCTGATGTATTATAAAATATCCCACTTGATGTAATATTATTAATATCAATTTCCTCATCTATCCTGCCATCAAGAATTTGTCCAGCTAAAAAACTAAAGTTTTTATCTGCTTCTTTTATAGCTCTTTGTATGGAACTTGCACTAATATTTTTAAAAAAGTTTTTAACTGCTTGAATTACTCTTTGTAGTAGATTTTTACTAGGAGCTTGTGAAATATCCTCTCCTTGAAGTAGATGTTTTGCAAGTAGTTTACCAGCAGCTTCTTTTGCTAATTTATTTTCATCACCATGATATAAGGTATCATAAGTATCATAATCTTCACCTATAATTTCTCTTGTTAATCCATTAGATGATATATTATTAATGAGTCTTGTAATAAGTGGATTATTCCCCATAGCTTCAATAGCAAAATGGGCAAATTCTTCTGGAAGCGCCCTTTCACCTTCAATGCCATTAGCAAGCCTAATCATTTCAATAAGACCATTAGCTGCATTTCTTGCAACATCAAAATCAGTTACACCATTAACACCCATCCTTTTTTCAAGGTCAGTCAAAGCACCTATCCCTATTCCATGAGATTCAAGAATACCCCTCAATCTGTTATTAAGGTTTTCATTGTATTCCATCTTATCTGCATTAATAGAGTTAAGCTTGTTTCTTTTCTCAACCTTTACTCCAATGAATACTCTTGGAGATTCACTGTCTTGAATCTTAACTATGTTAGCCACATAATCATCCCTATACTCTGAGTTCTGATTAAAGGCTATGGCCTTCTGTTTCAACTTCTGATAATTCTCATCATTGTTTACCCATAAGGCTGGTCTGTCCATTCCCTTCTTATAGTACCCAATCTCCCTATTAAGTCTCTCAAGTACCTTAGTTTCTGGAATGACTTTACTGAGATTAGTCTGCTTTAGCAAACTTCTCAATGTAGGTTCATTGTTTTCATCAAGTGTCAATCTTGGCACCCAATCTCTTATAAAAGAGTCAGCTTTTGTAATAAGATATAGTCTTATAGTCTCACTTCTATTGTTTGAAGTGAAGGACAGCAAGTCCTTAAATAACTTGCTGTCCACTACTTGACCATTTTTATTCTTTACTTTTGGAATAATTGCACAACTTCTTGCCATATTTATTATATGAATTGTTATAATGTATATAATGTTGGAGCACCACAAATGTCATCACCATTTTCATCCTTATACTTGGTATTAGGCTGAATAGTAGTTATATCATCTTCTTTAGGAGTAGATGTATCAAGGGGAGTATCATATACCTGCTGGAAAGCCTCCTCTTCTGCTTTTAAAGCAGAATCTCTACTACTTTGAGTAGGATTATAATCACTTTCTGTATTATCTACACCTTCATTGTCAAACATTGATGATGTGCCTGTATGAGAGTTAGAACTTTCTTGATTCTCACTACTCCTATTCTTAGTAAATGCACTTTCTATTTCTTCTACATCTTTACCATATTCATATTCAATAAAACTATTTATAAAACCTAAAGGTTCAATTCTTTCATAGATTGCAACCTTTGTATATTTATTAATAGCAGGTGTTAACTTATAATAAACATAATTTCCATTAATTTTCTTACTTATATAGTTAAAGAAATGATAGGTTGTACCATGCTGAGTATCTATTTGTTTTCTAATAATTTTTGAATCTTCAAAATTAGTATTATCACCTATTATAAATGTAACCTTATCCTTAACTTTTTTACCATTTTCTTCTATAAATGAAACAGAAGCTTCATCAGAAATTTCAGGGACTAGTTTTCTATTATTTAGATGATTGTAAATGTATTGATGTACAAACTGACTATAGTCATCATCTAATGTTAGAAGTGACCTTAATGTATTTATATATTCTGGAACAGCTAATCTTACTGCTACAGGAGCTAAATGAATAAAAGTTGAAGGCCCAAATGCAAAGCCATTTCTATAGTAGCTGTATTTAAATAAATCAAGAGCAAGTTTCTGAGCTTCTGGGTTACTCATATATAATAGATATGCCCAATCCCTCATATATCTTTCTCTCAAAGTAGGAGTTAATTGCCCAACATTCTTAAATACTATTGTATCTATAGGATTATTATCATTTGCTCTAATTACTTTGAGGTTATTAATAAATTCAAGGTCTGCTATATCCTTATTATTTGCCACCACTTTCTTAAAGTCTTCTGGAAAATTATTAATGAAATCTTTTCTATTATTAACATCAAAAAATTCGTTTTTTGACATAATATAAGCAAGCAAATCATTATAAATACTATTCATAGTCTTTGCATTTAATCTCTCAGATTTTGTCATTTTTCTAAGAGTATCAATTACTTTCCTAAATGATGTAGTATATTGAGGAAAATAAGGTGCTAACATTTCTTCTGTTTTCTGTAAACCAAGAGTATAGAAAGCTTGTAAGAAAGGAAGGTGGGATGATAATAAGTCTTCTCTTAGAGTATCAATATTAGGATTATTAATTGATAAATAATCAAGTATTACATCAGCATTTTTTAATGGAAATTTAGAATCACTTGATATTTTATCTAGCAAATCCCCTACTTTCTGCATCTTCAACTCTGTATCTGCAATAGTAGGGCCAGCAGCACCTCCTTGAGTATCAGACCTTGTAGCTTGTACTACTTGTCCTAAGGCATTAGCAGAGTTCATAATTCTTTCAAATAAATATCCAACTGCAACTTGTTTTTTATAGAAATTAATCTTATCCTCAGAAATTGGAACTTTATCATCAGTAATTTCTTTAGCGAGCATTATATTATCTGCAAGCTCTTCAATATAGAAGTTATTATTTTTGTAGTTATCATAAGTCAAAGTATCATTAAGAGCAGCTTTTAATCTATACTTTTTTAATACTTCCTTAATAATAGTATTTTTATCTTTGCCATTTCTATTCTCTCTAAAATAGGTCTGAGTAATCTCTTGAACTATAGGCTGCATCATTAACAGACCTATCTCAATAGGATTATAACCTAATCTTGAAAGGAGCATAGAAGCATCAGCAGTGAAAGTATTCTGATTAAGTGCTGCAAGTATAGGGTCTTTAACATTATCCACAGAAGCAGCCAAGAATCCAGCATTATTCTTTGAGATAAATTCCTTGTCACCATTCATAATATCATGTAAAGATGTAAGTCTCTTTCCATTCAACATAAATGAGCCATTTTCTTCACTAAGAGCTAAGCCTTTATCTTTATTGGATGCTGTATGTTGCATCAAAGCATGGTTTGCATTATGGTTGGCATAAATACCAATCAACTTAGCACCAGTCATGTTTTGTTGATGTAACATTACTTGAGTTCTTGGTGATAATGGGTCCATTTTGACCTTTGTTTTCTCTGCCAACTTATCAAGAGTATCAAGGTCTAAGTCAAATAGATATGAGGCAATAGACTTAGGATAAGACTTTTCACCTTTCTGTACAGTCTTATTAAGTTCTACACCTACATCCTTTAATGCTTGAGCTAAGTCACTCTCATAAGAATCATTGAGAATGGTCACTATTCTTGCAGCTTTCTTCTGATAATCAAAGCCACCTGGGTTAAGAATCTTAGAAGCTGTATCTGCATTAGTCAAAACTCCATACATCATATCTATCAACAAGTTATTTCTTGCCTCAAGACTGTTCTCCTGTGGAGACTTGTTAGAGTCGTACTTTACTTTGCTTATAATAGGCTTGGCAAGTCTGTACTTCTCCTTATTCTCCTTGAACCATTCCTTAAAATCATCAGTATCTGCATTGAGAATATTCTCTGCTAACTGGCTATGAGTGAACTGTGACAATACTTGATTGAATAGGCTATTTATTTTTGCATAGTCCTCTCTTGCCTGTCTCATATCATACTTTTTAACTCTGAACTCAGGTAACATGATATACATCTTGTCCACATCAAAGTCAGAACCTGATAGAGTAGTAATCTCAGCAGGAAGCATGATTGCAGAACCATTCTGTTGAGGAAGAAATCCCTTAATATACAGAGGAGCCATTGAGTACTTATCCTCTGTTGGGACTCTATATCCAATCAACTTTCTCAAATCATCAGGAAGTTTAGTTACATCAAGCTGGTGAGTATTTGGGTTCATAAGAGGCCCGTAGAACTCTCTACTATATGCAGGCATATAGCATTCAAGATAAGCAATAGCTAAATCTCCTTTTTCTCTAGCTTCTTTTACAAATTTTTCATAATCTTCTCTAGTAGCATTTTTATGATTTTTCTGATAAGCTTCATAAGTTAAAAGATTACCTTCTTTATCCTTAAATACAATATTTAATTCTTCTGTTAAACCATAGTCAGATACCTGAATTAAAGCCCCGCCTCTAATCTTCTGTTTAGTAATTCTACTCTTGATTACGCTATTTAAAAGTGTCTGTACTCTTTGAGATTGTACAGGGTCAAAGAGAGGGATATTAAAATTACCATTTTCATCAAGAGTGCAGGCTTTTATCATATCCATACCATATCTTTGATTACCTCTTATCTCTTCAAGTAGGATTTTTTCTACTTCTTTTGGGTCTTTGAATATCTTACTTACCTCCATAAATGCTTGAAGAATATTCTCAGTATTGATGGCATTATACAGGTCAAGCCACTCTTTCTTAGTCATCTTCTTACCATTAACCTCAATGATTGCATCATCAGAGATGTCAGCAGTAATTAGCTTTCTAATCTGAGTACCTACCAACTGAACAGCATCAATAGCATGTTCAGGAGTTGCAGTCTGAATACCATAATCTTCATAAGATACCTTATGTACTACATTAGGATTCTCATTATTAAATCCAATACCTGTAGCTTCCTTGAGTATTTCCATAGTATCTTTATAAGAAGTAACAGGAACAGTATTTTCTTCTATAATTTTATCATATTCATCTTTACTGATTTCTCCATTATTTAACTTAGAATCTAATTCTGCCTTTTCTTCAGGAGTCATATTGAGCTTATCATTCAAGTTTATCACACCTTGTTTACCAACCTTAGTGGTAGATTCAAACTGAACTACATCAATCTGATTATCATTATCCTCCATAAACTCATTTATGGCTCTCAACTTACCTGACCTTCCTAAAGGACCAGCAATTAGCTCGTGCATAGCAAGTAATAGGAACTCTGAGTTCTTATGCTGTACAGGCACTTTCTGATATATAGGATTATCTATATCATCTACCTCAGTGAATCTTGGATTACCACTCTCATCTACCACTTGAGTGCCTGTTCTCTTATCTACAAGAGGGACCTGCTTCTTGTGATAGCCTGCTATCTCACTTACCTGTGTGTAAACATAAGGCTTCTTAGTCTGCCAGATAATATTGAAGTCTTTGATATTCCAATCTCCATTCTTGAAGTTGTTATATGCTTGCTCCATATCATCTGTCCATTGACCTGACATACCAAGTATTGCCCTATAGGAACTCAAACTTCTATATGCCTGAGCATCTGCTACATTCACCTTTCTAAACTTGCTAAGGATGTTATCTCTGTCTAACTTGGTCATTTCACCTTTCTTGACTTTTTCATCAAGTACAGTCTTGATGTCTTCAAGTGCAGAGGATACTATCTCATCATCCTTCAAGTAGATAGTTTTTTCCCAATCTCTACCAATTCTCTTACCTTTATAAGTAGCCTTAGTATTCAGTCTAAGAGCAGGAGCATGAACCTCCTTAAATCTCTTCTGAAAGTCCTCAAGGTTCTTATAGAAAGCAAGGTCAGTAGTAGTGAGCTGGATAATTTGTGAAGTAGCTAACTTACTATTCCAATAGTATTCCCTAAGTGCATCCTTAGCATTATTCTTAACAAACAGACTTCTTGAGATTGACTGAGCATCTTTCAACTCCATCTCACCTCTTGTTACCTTATCTGTAAGTAATGCCTTGATTTGCTCCATTAGGCTATTAGCCTTTCTGCTATCAAAAGTACTATTATTGTTATAGGCTCTAAGCATGAGTTCCATGTTGGTATTCCACAATGAACCTAAGGCATCCTTAGCTTTAATGAGTGCCTTTGTAGTTATTGCATTCTGCTTGGACTGGCCTTCAAAAGGAAGATACTTGTACTTACCATTAGGAAGCTCATCCAAAAGTCCTACTCCTACCCAATCTTTGTAGGTTTGTTCAAAACCATCTTCCATTATGTCATTAAGAGTAGTTCTTAGGAAGTTCTTAAGTTCAGCACCAGTACCTTTGGATTTAAGTCTACTTAATCTATCAATGAAAGTTTCTCCGTTATCATATTTGATGTCATTAAGTGCAGGAAGGAACTTAAATTCTGCACCTCCTATGCTCTTTATACTGCCATCTTTCTTCCTGACAATATCATAGTTTGCAATAGGCTCTACACTCTTATCTCCACTTTGATAAGCCTCATCCCTTTCTCTAACCAGCATGATTCTGTCATACTCTTGATTAACCAAGTCTACTAACTTGTCAAGGATAACATCATCATAGGTTCTCTTCTTACCATTCTCATCAAGTACATCACCTGTTGTGTATTTTCTGAACCTAATAAATTCAGCAGAAGGACTATCTGAAAGAATAGGAACATAATACCAAGCATATTTTATACTTGATTTTGCAGAATCAGGGTCTCCCCAATACTCTGTAAGAAGAGCTAAAGTATAATCTAAATCATCCCAATTAGTATAGTCTACTTTATCAGAATTTAATACTACTTTATGATTTAAGCCTTTTCTTAACTCTTCTGATTCTTCAAGTTGCCTTAACCAATCATTCCTCCAATGATTATCTTTAAAAAACCATTCATATTTTTTGAACTCTGTCTGCATAAACTGTTCAAACCTCTCTTTGTCATTCATAACATTTTTGAGATTCTTAATAAGTTTACCTAAGTAGTTAGGAGTAACATGAGAATAATAAGATTTATCATTTTCTCTAACACTACTTTCAATAGCATCTTCTGTTACTTCTGCTAGCATATTTGCAATTATATTATAGGCAGAATTAAAAGTATTGATGAGGTCTCCTCTTTTCTCAGTACCATCTTCTCTTGTTTCAGATTTGATTTTATCCTTTGTAATACCACTAAATATAATATTTAATTGTGGTAAAAGAAGCATAATAGGGTCAGTAAATGTAATACCTGGGGCAGCCTTTATATCAGTTAATGCAGTTTTTAATACAGTAGGGTTAGCATCAATACCTATCATATTAAGTAACTTCATTATGGTCTTCCAAATTCTATCCTCTTCGAGAAGTTTTAATCTTGCTTCAGTATCAAGATTAGAGAATTTGTTATTTAGGGCTTCAACCCATTTTAGACCTCTAGCTGCATTATCTTTATTTATTTCTCCATTCTTTTCATATACACTATGCTCATCAAGTTGTGTCCCACTCTCATAATTATCTCTCCAAGAATCAAGAAGATAATATATACCTTCAGGTTTATTTATTTGAATAGTTTCCATTTTAAAAGTACCATCAGCCATCATCTTTTTCTTTTGAATCCAGTAAGATACAAAATCCATTCTAAGGTCTTGATAGAACTGAGAAAATAAAGTCTCATCACCTTGAAGTATTTCTATTACTTGATTAACCCAGGGTTTAATCTTAGCCACATTTTCCAATAAAGGAATCATGTCATCAGAGTTAATCATATTCCTTAACTTATCAATGAGGGTTGCATGAACATAGTCAGCATCAAGGTATCTTGGATTACCTAAATCATCTTCTTCATACATACCCTCATAGTCAAGTTTAGGTACTTGATTGATTACCTTTCTTACAGCTTGTGATAGACGCTCTTGTGAACTTATATGTCTGAAATTAGTCATCCAACCATCCTTATAAGCCTCCTCCTGTTTCCAATCTTCTGCTGCATCATCTGTTTCACTATTGCCCTCAGGGTCATCATCGTTAGAATTTACATCAGCAGGTGCAATATAGTTGTAATCTATTTTAATATCTTCAGCTCTTCTAAGTAAGATACTTGCTTCTTCAGCAAGAGCTTTATAGACATTAAAGTCATCAACTATTTTCTTATATTCTTGATTCTTATAAGCAGCTTTCTTCTTGGCAGCTTCAAGCTTTTCTTCATCAGAAAATCTTTCAGATTCATCTATTTCTCCAGCTTCAATAAGAGCATTTTCCTCAGCATTAATCTTATTAAGTTCTTGCTGTATTCTTCCCTCTTCTGTATCTTGTACATAAGAAGTGAAGATATTAGCTACTCTCTTGAATATACCCGCAGGGGTCTCCTCTTTTATAATAGAAAATCTATCTAATCTATTAAGTTCATCTTGTAATTCTTCTTTTGCTATACCAGTAGCATCTTCAATTCTTCTTTGTAAAGACTCAGTAGTTTCTTTTAAAAGAGAACTTACTTCATTGCTAAAGAATCTTGCAATTAATGAAACTCTATCTCTTCTTGTTTTTGGGTCAAAGAGTAAATCTACTTTTTGTTGTGTCTCAAGAGAAGTAATTCTAGGAGTATTAAAAACAGTATTTATTTTCTTTACTTCTTCTTTAGGAGATTGTTTTGAAAGGAGGCTAATGGCCTTTTTTATCTGTATGGTATTATACTCTGTGCTTCTCCCTTGTTTTAGAACATTATATTCTTTCTCAAAATAATCTCCTAAGGCAGTCCTTTTAACCATTAAAGTTTCAGGGTCAGTTTCAACAGCAGTATTATCCATCTCACTATACTTACCAGATTCTACTAAATCTCTAATAGATTTAGGAACCATCTTATTTATATTATTCCAATACCTATCATTAGTAACATCAGTAACATTACTTCCACTACTATTGAATAAATCCCAAATCTTTCTTGTAGGACTTCCATAATAAATGACAAAAGCACTATTACCTGTAGTAGGGCTGGTAAGGTCAATTCTAATTTCTGTTCCATTAGCTCCAGGATACATACTTACTTTAGTAGTTCCCTCACTAAATTTTTCTTTATCAAAGGAAGTACTAAGCAATTCTTCTCCTTTTCTTGTAAGAAAGCCCTTATCTTTGCCCTCAGTATTTATATATTTGTTAATAGGCAGAGCAGCAATTGGGTCTTCCTTTCTAAGCTTCTTAATAAAATCATTAAGTTCACTAACTAATGGAATGTCCTCAATAGACTTATTATTTTTAGCTTGCCATAATGATACAAGATTCTTTACAGATTCTACTGTTTCATTTGGAAATTTTGTTGCCAACTCTTTTATTTTAGGAGTTGGTATTAAACATACTGGATTACTCATATATTAAAAGTATTATTTGTGCAAAGGTAAGGAATTTAATTGTAATACACAAGCTTTTATTCAAAAAGCTAAAGGGAGAATAAGTGTTTAACTTACCCTCCCTTATAGGAATTATTTAACTACATATTTGACACCATCAAAGATTAAATATTTAATAGTGTTGATATTAACAGGTCTAATACCAGACTCTTTATCAGTCCTGACAATATCCATGTCCACACAATCATATCTGCCATCCCTAGATGCAAATTGCACCTTATAGCCTCTAAGAACTCTGTCTTCACCCTCCTCATAAGGGAGTACAGGGTTATTAATCAGCTCAGCAATAAAATACTTTGCTGCATTTGCAACACCTTTCTTACTATTCTTAACTCTATCAATACCATTTGAGAACTGCTCTACAATAGCATCAATCTCTTCCTGTAACTTTCTCTTACTCTTGGGCTTATCCTGCTTCTTAAAACATACAGTGAATACTTGACTAGAGTGGATATTCTCAAAGATACTCCTAATACCAAGAGTACCATCCTTCTTATCCTCCTTAGTCACCTCTACTGTAGTATCATAAAGGTCAGCAGAATTAGTGTAGTTCTTTAAGTAACTGATGCCAATTTGGACATCTTCACCACTTTCAAAGTGTTTAAGATGAACTGTAGAACCTGCTATTCTGTCCACTATATAATGTGAACTTTCACTGATTACAGCCCCCTTCTCTAACTGATTTATTTTCTCAATCATATCAAATAAGTTTTAAAATATATTTTCTATTAAGGAACTCTTCCCTAAGAGGAATAGCCAACTCTCTTGCCATAGGATGAGCATCATTGGCACACCTTCTGTAAAAGAAATTAGCCCAAGCATCTTCAAAACCACATGAAATTAGTTCTGATTTAACTGATAGAGGAAGAACATCTCTTGCTTGCTGAGGAGTCCAACCTTTATTAAGTAATGATACATAGGCATAATTAGCATCTACCAAAGAAGCTAAATACCTTAAATTAGGGTTTTCTCTATCATATTGTCCTGAAAGAAGACAGAGTTCATTAATTGGAGCTATTTCTTTATCAAGAATAATCCATGAAGGTTGAATAAAGGTAATTTGATTATCAAATTTATCCTTAGAATAATTACAATATCTAGTACTCTCAGCTAAATGACTTAAACTTACATGGGTTCTAAATTCATCCATTATAGCTCTATTAGTAATAAAATGTACAGTATATCTTTTAGCATGATATTCTGTAGGCTCACATAGATATTTTAAATCATCTTCCCAGCCATTTTCTATAATTACTCTATAATTAGTAGTAATATAAATATCATTTCCATGGCGCCTTACCACAGAATATTTATTAATATAATATTTATCCATTTTATCTGGCCATGTTTGATTACAAGAATCACAAACTCTACCACTCCAGAAATATTTAAGATATACTGTACCAAATTCAAGACATCTTCCATGTCCACGTTTAATAAGATTATCTACAAACTTTTCATAAGAATCATCTGTAATTTTATCTTCTGATTTATAACATACCCTAGCACATTTCTCAATATGCTTCTTAATACCTACAAGAGTAAAATCCTCTTGGTTTGTGATTTCAAAAGATTGTTTAATAAGTTTCATTATTTTAATTTTATAGTTACACTTTCACAATACATATAGCTACATTCATGAATGTTATGACCTAAGTCTTTAAGCAACTCTTCTATATCTTTATCTCCAGGATTTTCATATACAGTTACACTGCTATCTGAATAATCCATTACTACTAGCCTTTCCATAACTATTCCTCCAAATTTACTTCAAGGTCATCAACACACCAATTACTTAAATTTTCATGCACTTTTGGGTTGCCCTTAACATACATGTGAGCAGTTTGAGGTAATACAATTTGCTCTTCAACTGCACTTTTAAGGTCACAGTTTGAGTAATCTACTTCCTCGAAATATTCACCATCTTCATCCTTTCCAGAGTTGATGATGTCATAGTCAGATACCTTAACCTTAATAGTTTTACTTAAAGTTACACTAACCGTGACTTCAATTTCTCTTTCAGGGTTTTCCTCTTGATTCCAAGGGGCATCAGGGTTATCTGCTCCCAATGGGTAATTGTAGTTATCATACATCTTTTCTTTTCCTTTTAATGTTTACTTCCAGGCTATTCTCCTTTATTAGTCTTCGAGCAATTACACATTCAAGATTCTTAGGTATGCTGATATGCCTTCCCTTATCATTCACATAGATAGCATGGTCTCCATTATGCCTATTGTACCAGAAACCATTAAATTTTACTATCTTTATGAACTCTCTTGATGTATATTGTCTCATACTATACTTTCAGAATGTCTTTATACTTTTCATAAGTCTTCCTTATGGCCTCTTCTCCTATTGGATTAGGTCTCTTTGAGTCCCTCTCTATACACTCTTGAAGAGGTGTAAAGAAGTTCTTAAATTCAAGGCTATACTTTTGTCTTACTATAGTAGGTATTGTTACTTCAGGGTCATTCCAATTATCAAGCATTTTATTATAATACTCTAATTCCTTAGGATTAAGATTCATATTATCAATAACAATATCAAAACCATAGAACATAGAGTTCCATAGAAAAGTACCCCTTAAGTCCTTTATAAGACCTTCTCTACTAGGGACCCAATACTTACCCAACATATTTCTGATGTCATCATTGTTGAATCTTACTCTGTGTTCAGGGTCTTCAAGTACCCATTGTTTAGCCCATGTAGTCTTACCACTACCTTGTATTCCTCGGCATAAAATTATCTTCGACATATTTATTTACTTTTGCTGACCACAGAGTCTAAAACTAACAAAGCATCCCTAAGGATTTTCTTCTGAGCAGGAGTATAGTTACTCAATTCACCACACTCCTGTTCAAAAAGAAATGTCCTTAGGTGGTTAGATAGTTTCAGAGTCTCTTTAGCCTTTGTTTTAACAATAAGCTTAATTCCACCCATCTTTTTACCCTCCTATTATAGTTGATTTAATCATTTCTTTTCTAAAGTAAGATAATTGGTCTGAAGTTAAATTTCTTATCCACTTTGTCGCATACTTTCTATACTTAGGATGGTTACTTTTATTAAATCTCAATAATAAATATTCATTTAGAGTCATATAAAAGTCTATTAATTAATGTTCACTATTATAAGAAGCTATGAAATATCAAGTTCAAGTGTCCATCTGTAAATCATATCACCACATTGTTCACAATGTCCAAGATATTCTTCTTTAGTGTCTTTATTATTTTTAACTAATTTAGTAAAAGTATATTGCTCACAAGTAGTATTACAACCATCCCATAAGTAATCCATTATCCAATTTGGCAATTGATATTGTTCTTGTGCCTGTTTAAGAAGCTCTTCACATACTTTATCAGCAAGTTCAAGATTATAATAATCTGATTCTTTATCTACTAAGTCTACCCATTCTATATCATTAATAGTATAGGAATAACTAGTACATCCTTCTGTTATTTCAATCTTTACTTTCATAATGATTAACGTATTAAAGTCATATTAAAATGAATTATAAATGTCATGTTAACTCCTATTTAACCACATTACAGTCATAATAGCATAATTGGCAAGGTCCAAGAGAGTATCTTTGATAGACTCATCTTTAACCTCTGCTTCTTTCTTGCTAAGAGATTCAATCCTATTCATTTTATCTCCCATCCTTACAATAGATGCTACTAGACCAAACTTATCAAGGGATTGCTCAAAGCTATTGCCATAGTCATGGTTCTTGGCTGCATAAGTCTTAGCCATATTAGCGGTAATATCCATGAACTGCTCCACACTATCACTCAATTTAGGTCTTGAACCTAAATGAATAAGACCATCTTTCACTACTTGAAGACGGTGTTTCATTTCTTGACTAAATACAGAGGAAGATAAGACTCCTTCTATAATATCTATCAGTTTCTGATATTCAGGGTTTACTTTTGTTTCCATTTATTAAAATTGTTATATTTCCTTGCCTCTTTAGCAAGATAGTGTATAGCCACCCCATACAGGATGGCTACCACTGATACTACACCTATTATGATTTCACACTCTTCCATATGGTTCAATGAATCCAACATGTTCCAATTTCAGGCTCAGCCTTGATGGTCACTTTCTTACAGAAAATTCTAGCTGCATACTCCATACACTCACTTAGCTTCTTGGCTTCCTGCTCTGCTATTTCAGCAGGAGGTTCTATAAGGTATTCATCATGTACATCATTAGGAATAAGGACTTTGAATATAAGACCATCATTAACCAAATGATTAAAATATCTGATTCCTGCTATTTTTGTCATAGCTGCGGCTGTCCCCTGACTTGGGTAGTTGCATGATTGGTTATCAGATGCACTCTTTCTCTTCCATAAGTGTTTCATCACAGACACATATACAGTTTCCCTGTTGATGTCTATGAACCTTTCTTCAACTTTACCTGCTTTCTTTACCTTATATGAGTAAGTAACAGCTATTTCTTCAATAGGTTTTCCTTGAGCAAACCTCTTGGCAATCTCTTGCATAATAGTTGGTGGTATTTCGGATACTACTCTGCCACTATCTCTAGAGGCTTTATATATATCCCAAAAATCCTCCATACCATTCTTTCTTCTTTCAATGCCCTTCAGTATAGGATAGTCATAGATGTATGCCCTAAGCCCAGTTATCTTTGAAATTAGGATATATCCTCTATCCCACATATCTCTCTTTTGGACTTTGAAATAGCTTGCTATACCATTAAACCTCTTGAAGTAGTTGTTATATATCTCAGTTGCAAAGTCTATGGGGATATTGCAATTGGTTGCCATTGTGGGGGCTTGGCCATTATAATTGAAACAGAACCTTGCCTTCTTAGCCAAAGACCTAAGGTCTTTTCTTACTTTCTTGACATCTTTCTCCTCTACACCATCAAGGTCTTTGGGGAAACACATCTTGGCTACAAAGGAATGTCCATCTCTTTGATTAGGGTCATTATAAAATGCAATCCACTCCCTATCATTAGATAGTTCAGTGAATACATGTCCCTCTTGGTCTCCATAATCACAATCTATAAGCATATACCCCTTTTCAGGAACAAATGCTGCTCTTGTCTCTTCTGTAGCAGGAAGTTGCTGCACATTGACACTCTTATCATTTGATTGTATAGAAGTATCCTTGCTTCCATCTTCCTCCTCTGCAACATCATCATCCTTGGTCTTTCCTCCTTTGCCTTTACCACCTGAGCCACAACTTAATCTACCAGTATCCATCATTTGATTGAATGTAGGATGTATTCTATGTGTTACAGGATTAATTGCATCAAGGAAGTTTTGGCCAAAGGATGTGACTACCTTAAAAGCTGCTGAGTACTCCAAGTACAAAGGTACTATAGTACTCTTATTAGCTTGCAATTCTATAAACTTAGACTCCACAGACTTCTTCATCTTGCCTGTTTTCTTGTCTTTGACTAGTAAATCAAATCCGAGTTCTTCAAACAATCTGATAACCTGTTTGGAGCTATTCCAATTAATTATACATTGAGGCCCAGTATCATATTCAGAAAACAATGAAGGAGATGGAATAACTACATATACATTATCAGCCAGCTTAGCTTTTTTGCCTCTTCTGTTAGTATCATAGTTTCTCGCAATGTTAGAGGTATCTCCCTTCTTTATTACATAATCCACTACCCACTCATTAAGTTTCTGTTCAGCTACCCTTAACCTCTCTGCATCCTTATCCATCTTAGCTTTCCACTTGACAGGGTCAAGTTTAATACCACAAAACTCAATATATGCAAGAACCCTTACAAACTCATTCTCAATGTCAAGTGCTACTTTCTGACCCCTTGCATTGATAGTGTTGAGCTGTAGATTCATAATATCTTCGAGATGCACTACATCATTTGCAGCATAAACTATAACCTCTTCTGTCATCCCAGCATGTATCTGCCCTCTTACAGTCTTGTCAAGATAAATACCTAAATACCTATCACAACAAGCCTGCAAAGAGAGAGATACAATACCTGGAGGGAATCCAAGAAATAGAATCTTTTCAGCCAAATAAGTATCATAGACATTTCTGACTACAATATGTTCCTTATACAGCCATCTCAAGTCAAACTTTGCATTATGGATAATGAATAATCTGTCACTTTCAAGATAGTCTTTATACTTCTTGACATCAACAGTCAAGCAGTCTATTACTACCTGATTCTCCCTATTGCCAAGCTGGAGGGTAAGTAACATACCTTGCCATATCTCTGTACCTGTAGTCTCAGTATCCAAACCTACAATCTGTAAAGGCTCCAATATATTGAAACTCTCTTCTACAGAAATACATTTATACTTAGCTTCAGGAAATTCAAATAGCTTCCTCTCACCAGTAACAAAATATATCATTTCTTAAAAGTTATAGTCCAACCATATCCTTCTGCAAAGTCTATAGATTCTACAACAGCATTGGCTTCTTCAAGATAATCACCTACTACAATCATTGGTCCACCAGATGGGTCAATGAACTTTCTTCCATTAGCTACTTCACCTGTCCTAAGATAGGGACTATCAGTCTCAAGTACATAGGTAAGTGACTCAGAATCACCCTTCTTTATCAACTTCTTAAGGTAGTTCTCAGCTCCACCTCTTGACCTCAACTTAATTAAATCTTTCATTATTTCTTAGAATATGCAATTAAACTTTCAAAATCAAGAATATACTTATACTTTGCAAAGAATTTACTTCCCAAGATGCCATGAATTTGTACTCCTGTTTCTGCCTTTATAGCTCCAAAGGCTTCATCAAGGTCACTGACATAGAACCTATCAATAAACTTTTGACTCTTATAAGTGACTGTCATATCACAGCATCCAAGACTCTGTGAGTTACCTCCTACACTTATGATATTCCTACTTTCATCTATCTCCTTATACTCTAAGGAGGGTAGGATAGATTTATTAATATAGGAAAGGTCACTGCCAGTATCTAAGAGAAAATTTAACTTTGTATCCTTATTATAGAAAGTTACAATAGGCAATTCTACCAAGTCCATTGCCTCTCTAAAGGACATATTTTCTCTCTTCTTTTGCTTACAATAGTCCTCAGCACCATTGATAATAATAGTCAAAAGGATTACTGCAAGCAAGATTACAACTATTTTCAATACCATGTTTCATGCTTTTTTTTTAGTTACTACTTTACTCCAGTGCTCCCAAATCCACCTCTGTTGTCATTACCTAAGTCATCTACTTCTACAAGTTTAACACCTGATGTAAACAACCATTTGATTTTTTGCCATGTAGTGGCTTTTTGAGATAACTGTACTCTGAATTGACAAATCCTAGTGCCTTTCTCAATAGAAGTAGGTCTAATAGCTACAGCAGGAAATTTCCATTCATCTTTATTACCACAATAGCTATTATCAATAACTCCCATTGAGTTACCACACATAATTCCAAACTTCTTTGGAGTGCTGCTTCTAGGAAGAACAACAGCCTCATATCCCTTAGGCAGTTTCATTGCAACTCCAAGAGGAATATAAGTTACTTCTGCTTCCACATTTCTTACTCTAGAAATTACGCCATGTTCATTCTTTTTTTCTCTAAGTACACCTGATTGAGGAGCTTTAAGAATTACATTCTCAGCACAGATAAGGTCAATCCAGTCACCCTTGTCAATAACATTGGGCATACAGCCTTCAGTTAATACTTTTACTTTAATTTTCAGTTTCATGTTTCCAAAATCTACTTGTTATATCTACCAACTCCTTACCATTAACCTTATAGAATCTCTGGTTAGTAGTCTTACTATTAAGTGGACCAAATTCTTCCTTATATGGCCCAAGCTTGATAAAATCAAAATTACTAAGTTCAATATCCTTACTAAGCTCTTGTCTACCACTATACCATCCAACTTTCAACTCTGGATAATATTCCTTAATGTCCTGTGCAATATCATCTACTTCACTTGGATTAGCATCACCTCCCATTAAACCAACACAAGTTATACCTTTATTACTATCTATAAGGTTAGTTAAGCGTTGTAAATCAAGAGGTTCTCCTATATCCTTTGCTAGATAAGAAGAGTGGCAACCCTTGCAGTTACAAGGGCAGCCACTTATATTGATAGCAAGAGTTATTTCATCAGGAATTTCCTGAAAAACAATTTTAGTGTCTACGTATTTTAACATGCTTACTCTAAACTAATTTCTTCTATCTTAGCCCTTACCTCAAGAATATCAAGGTAATCTTTCATAGCCCTCAACTGAAAATTATATGTGGCTCTCGGACAGGTAGGAGTGAAACTAAGGATACCATTATCCCAGTTATCAATCATTCTTTTTAGTCCCTCATATCTGTTTTTAAGCTGTATATATTCAGCCTTAAACCTATCTTTGTAATTTTCACTTGTCATTAATGCAGCAGTTGCTGCTAATACTTCATTCTTTGCCATATTATTAAATATTTTTACTATAAATTCTTTTTCTTGCTTCTATTTGTCTATCTTTGCCAAAAGCCTTAATAGGTCTAAGATAACCAATCACTCTTGTATATTGAGTGATATTCTTGCTGTGGCACTTTGGGCATTCAGTGATAGGATGCTTAGTAATGTAGCCACAATCATCACACTCACTATTAGGAATATTAAATGTGAAGTAGTTGGTTCCATTAGCTATTGCAAAGTCTATCAGTTTGAGATATTGTTCCTTACTAAGGTGGTCTTCAAGATTAATATGACAAGCTGAGCCTCCATCACAATATTGTGCTGTCTGCCTTCCATGCAAAATCATCTTATCTAGTACTGAAGTATCATCATGGGCATCAAAGAAATATGAGTTATAAAGATTTTCATCTTCAGGAACCCAATCATTCTGTTACACCCTCTCCCGTTGTACAGAGAGGTGATTCATTAGTAATATAGTTATTTAAGTTTACCAAGCCAGCATGTACTTTCCTATGGCAGTTAGCACATAAGCAAACACACTTGCTCACTTCTTGCAGAAGCCATTCCCTTCTCCTACTTCTATACTTACCTATAGTAAAGTCCTTATCTACTGGATTGATGTGATGAAAGTCAATACAAACAGGTTCTGCTTCTCCACAGACAATACAAGGAGTTTTTATGCTATTAAGCCATTCTCCTTGTCTATTCTGCCTTCTTGTAGCTTGTGCTCTATGAATCTCAGGATGTTCCAATCTCCTTTGCTTCCTATAAGCTCTTCTACAATCCTTACACTGATGTCTTCCTTCATCAAACATTTCTAGTGGTAATTCTCTACCACAAATCTTACATAATTTAGTCTCCATACTTAATCATTTTGGGAGCAAAGTTAAAACTTTTATCCCAATTATGCAAGATTATAACCATATTTCTAATGAATGGGTTAATATTTCTATTAACCTCTCTATGTTACCATAGAGTTCCGACTATTGCATACCTTAATATTCTATCTTCACAGATTGTATATTAAAGTCCTCTTTGTTTAGTCTGTCAGGCTGCACAGGTTTCCCTTGCTTGCCCCTCATAATCCCATAGGGACTTCTGAGTCAATTAAAAGAGGTTTTAGATGGACATTGGTTCTAATCCATCCTTTTTATCCCATCTATAATTCTTACCACCAAGAGATTCAGCAGGAACTACCTCAGAATTAAACAAGAAAGGTCTCTTCTTGTCATGGATAGAGTGTAACTTGTTCTGTTCCTTAATAGTGCCAAGAATAAACTGCAAGAACTTAATATATTCAGGATTATTAGACACCTCAAGACCTAAGAATTTAGCTGCTTCATTCAAGCCATTGATACCAATGGTGCTATACAACTTGTTCATGTGTATATAGCCACCATTACAAGCTGCAAACATACCTTTCTCTTCTTGCTCATAGAGCATAGTCTTATAAGCAATATGATACTTATAGACTCTTTCTAGAATACCTACTAGATAATTAGATAGAGAACACTTCCTATTAAACACCTCATTTGGTTTTAAGTTTTCACCTGTATTTCCATAATGAAGATGATTGATGAATGTAAACCAATCCTGAACAATCCTATTAATGTTAAGAGTGATAACATGACAGCTACCAGTCATAACACCAGTAAGACCTGATGTAGGATTAAATGTATTCTCTGTAAATTCATTTCTCAATCTACAGCATGATGCAAGACTATCAGCACTATCTGAAATATAAGTAAAGAATGAGTGTCCTTCTGCATACATTTCTGCACAAAAATCTTTATATTCCTTATCTATAATATCTTTGCCATCATGTACCATTGCCAATGTTTCAACAGGGAAGGTCAAAATCTTCTTGGTTCTGAGTTTATTGAAGAATTTCATAAACATCTTCTGAAGAACATTAATTGCAGTCCACTCAGGCTTAGTTCCATCAGGGTAGTAAAACTCTCCAAATAGTGAACTGAAGTATGTATGGTCATAATAAGACACATTTGTAAATGGACTCTGATAGGACCTATTACCAGCAGGCTGATTAACACCATAGATAAACTGCTTGAAAGCTTTCTCTATGAAATCTCTGACTGTCCTTTGAACCTTACAATGAGAATTTGTTACAACACAATCAAGCTTCTCATACCACTTATCTCCAAACTCTGCAATAATGTAATAGTTTAGAACAATGAAATATTCTCCAAAGGCTACTGCACCTTTACATTGGGAAGAAAGCAAGAAGGCAAGGTTAGTTATTTGCCCACTAAATGATTGTAAATCATTAGGATGGGAGGGTGTTATACCATCTATATTACCCACACCTTCTGTCATAAGTGGGTAAAGAGAATCTGCTTGACAATAGAACTTCAAAGTAGGCACACTAGCTTCATCATGAGGATAGATTATATGATTCTCAACATCTATTTTATATTGCTTTGCCACCTCTGGGTAAAGGACATTAAGTTCATCCTTCATTCTCTGTCTCTGAATAATTCTATTCTCTACCTTATAAACTTCTCCATCAAGATTGGCAACATTCTTCTGAGTTACATTAGCATTAGGGTCAGTCTCTGAAGAACTAGCAGCATTATCATCAGAATCTTCATAGTTAGACATATAATCAATTCTTCCTCTAATGAACCTAGACTCTTCATGTTTATTTCTATAAATGATATAACTCTTTGCTACATCAAAGTGCTTCTCATTCATAAGTATATCCTCAACTTTATTTTGGATTTCTTCAATGCCTATTGTATCTCCTTCCAAGGTACTAAATAGGGCATGAATCATATCTCCAAGATATTGAGGCATCTTCTTATTACAAGACTCAAAGGCTTTTCTTACAGCCCTATTAATCTTACTGATGTCAAATTCTTCTTTGCTTTTGTCTCTTTTTATTACCTGCATAATTATAACAATTAAAGATTATCAAAATTGTCCCATAATTTTCTAATTTGATTCTGGGTCTCCTCTTTTATATCTACTATAGGAATGTTTGGGGCTTTAACCCCCTTTAGATGTTCTACTCCCTCGTATATATCATACTCTACATCTGGGTAAGGAGATGTATAGTGGGGATTACTACTACAGGAGTAGTCACTGCAAGAATCACAAAATTGACTACCTGCTTGTCCACTGCTACAACCACTCATAGTTTATTTAACCAATCTTTTAAATTATTAGTACCAGTCTCATTAATTCCCATAGGCACTTTTGGTCTAGAAGTGAGATAGGAATTAAGCTCCTTTCCTATCTCAAAGGGACTCCTCATTTCAATTTGGGAATTATTACCAAATCTCAATGTACCTTGTGCTTGAGTAAAGGGACAGTTCCATACAAGAGGGGTTAAAGTCCTCTTATTGACTACAATGAAATCATAGTCAAGCAGCTTGAAGTCTTTGAAGTACTCATCCTTATCCATATTTTGTCTTATAATAGACCAATATAGTCTGGCTTGAATATCATATCTCCAATCTACAAAGGACTTATAAAAGTCCCACTCTGTATGGGAACTTGTTTTCAAATCTACTGGCTTTACCCACTTCTCTTTATGATTGACTATAATTAAGTCAGCCATATTTCTGTAGGTTATACCACCAAACTCTCCCTTAAACTTCAACTGATATAATCTTTCAATATCAGGCTCAAAAGGATTATCATCTGCAAAGTATAACTGAGTAGATTTGCTCTCCTTCAATGCCTTAACTGCATTAACTACATCCTGATAAGTCTGAGTATCTATGATACATCTATCACCTGCCACAAACAGCAAATTATAGTAGTCAGTACCTTTCTCTCTGATGACCTTAGCCCTTGTCTCAGGCTTCCAATTCATTTGGTAGTTTTGGTCTTCAGTTTCTCTAATAATTGAACTATCAGGTATATTAAGCAGGCTCCTATATGTTCCAGCATATTGTTTATATAAAGATTTTATTATCTTCACAATAGAGTCAGGCATTGAGGGAAATTCAGCTACCATGAACCTCTCATCAAACTCCTCTTGCCCACCTGTAATGATAGAATCTACAGCAGAGCCAAAGGTAAGGGAAGGAGTTTCTATCCTGTCAAATAGCTTATCCAAGTTATTAAACCCCTCCCTTTCATATCTTGCAAGAGTAGAGTAGCTAAGTGCAGGGTCTGCTCTATACTCCTCTTCACTTACTTGCCATGAAATATCACGTAAACTCTTCATCATCTGCATGAGTTAAAGTTAATCGGTAATCTATTTCTGCTTTAAGAGTCTGTAAAATCCCAAGTCTTTGTTTTACCTCTCTTATAGTAGCATCCACATTATCCTTGAAGATAATAGGATTAGGGTCATACTTCAATACAGGCAATTTATTAGCTTGTTGTATTAGTTTGTGAATTACATTCTGTTGCATATTCTTTAATTATTTCTATTGCCTGTAAGAGCTGTTTCTCGGTATAAATTTCAAAGTACATAGACCTCTTTCCAGTATTAATTAATTCATCATCAAGATACTTTATAAACATCTTCTTCTTGATATAGAAGACATCATTTTCAATTCCTTTAGCCTCAATGTAAACATTTAAGCCATTGTAATTGAAGTAAAAATCTGGTGTATATCTAATACCTACTACTTTGCTTGTTTTCTGAACAAGTATCTTTGAAGGGCATTTATTTACTCCTTCAGATATTCTCTTTATCTTTCGCTTGTCAGTTTCCCTGTCATAGTAGGGAGTAATAGGACTGAAGCCACTCCACAAAACAAAAGTAATAGGTTCATATTGAGGAGTAAACCCATGTCGAAGAAGAGTATTATATATACTCCTCTCCAACTGGGATTTGAATGTTATACCCTCAGAACTACTCTGTGTAGCATTTCTAATTTTCTTATTTGCCACTTTTGAATAGTTCTTTAAGGATTTCTCTTACAATGCTGCAAGCAGTCTTGGCGTCACTTATAGACCTAAATGCTGCAAAGTTTCTGTAGTTCTTGATGTGAGCCTTGTTAGCCTTGGTAATCTTTCCATCAAACATGGAGATTACATAGATTTCAGGACTCTTCTCAATGTGGTCTTCATACTTCTTGTCAAGCTCAATAGCTACTTCTCTGAGTATCATGGAGAATGCAGCAGCAGGATACACACTGTCAATAGTATTGAGGTAGTTATACATTTTCTCTACCTTCCAGTTAAGTTTCTTTGCCAGCTTTTCAACATAGTAGTGAAGATTCATATGTGACTCAGCAGGCTTAACCTTGTCCACATCAAAATCAGAACCAAGTGAGGTAGTAATAATACCCTTCTCAATCAGTTTAGGCAAAGCTGCCTCAGTAACTACTACATTTTCTACCATAGTGACCTCCCCAAGCAAAGGATGTTTTGTCTTGATTACTTTAGTGATAGTGTCACCAACCTGCACTTCTTTGCCATTCTTCAAATAGAACTTTTTCAAAAACTTTTTCATTGTCTTTTTGTTTTTATTGTTTAACACTCTTGGTACCATTTAATTGGTACTCCATATTTGTCTTTACACATATTACTTATAGTAGCAAACAATTCAGATGGCATTCTCTTATTGAGCCTTGCATAGTATGCTGGATGTTCAATTTCAAGAATGTTATTGAATTGTTTGTTAATGTAGGGCTTAAATGTTTGAGCCTGTCTCCCAAATAGAACATAAATAATGCCAGTCTCACACTCTGATAAGTGTTTTAATAAAGCAATTGTGAATGGTCTCCATATCATCGCATGAGAACCAACCTTATTCATTTCTACTGTGAGAGCAGAATTTATCATTAGTATTCCCTGTTTTGCCCAACTCTCCAAAGTGGGGTCAAAGATACAACTATTCTTTGGAATCTCAAAATTTATAGCTGCCCCTTTAACAATTTGTAGAGATGGAGATAAATTTTTCTCTTGCACATCAGCCCTATTTCCAAATAGTATGCCAGTAGCAACTCCCTTTTGGGGATAGGGGTCTTGTCCTAACATAACTACTTTCAAGTCTTTAAGGGGACATAACTCAAAGGCTCTAAATACATCAGGTTGAGCAGGACATATCTTCTTTCTCTGATATTCCACTCTTAACTTATACATCACCTTATGGAGTTCCTTCATGTCAAAGACATGAACCCAATCCCCAAAATATTCTTCTACTGTCATATTAGATATAGAATGTCTTCTATGTTATCATTCAGACACTTATTAAGTGCATCATTACTGCACTTACTGGGAGTAGGTACAATAGGGGAAACGAAGAACTTGCTGAAATCATCTATAATCACTTCTACTTTCCTACTATCAGGGCTATTTGAAGTGCCAACACTGACATTTGGAAAAGTTGTGTCCATAGTGGTATATAGAGGAATCAGCTTCTTTATGATGCCCTTATTAATTAACTTGTCAGGCTCTGTAAATACTACAGGACTAACATGACAGATAGTTCTATAGTATTGTATATGTACAACTTCTGCATCATCACCATGTTCTGATATCACCTTTCTGGCCTTTAGTCCACACATTAGGAGAGGATTAAACTCCCCATCTAATATAAGGCCATATCCACCATAATAAGTATCACCTTTATTAGTTGTAACCTTTAGCACTCTTTGGTTAAGGGGTGGTTTGCAGAAGAACTCTCTCATGATACCATCAAAAGTTCTTCTACTTTGACTATTACCGCTTGTATAAAGAGGCAGTATAATTCTCTCTACCCTTACATTATCATGAATCAAATTATCACGGATAATGTTTTCGTAATATGTCCTAGCAATTGATGGTATTTCAATATAATCTCCTGTAGTATCTACAACAAGACTTTTACTGAACATATTATTACTATCAAGAGTAATAGGATTACTTGTATCCCTTGAATTAAAGCGGAGAGGCTGGGCATCGTAAAATGGCCTAGTCATTTCACGTATAAATCTAGCTGAAAATTCCATTATGCTTCGGTTTTAAGATACATTGTTTCTGCATTATATGTAGTAAGGAATGGCAGGTCTCTGTCAATGAGAGGCCCACATTGATTAGCACAGAAATTTACAAACAAATTAACCATATAAGATGCAATCATATTTGCACAGAAAGTAGTCTGTTTATAAGAACAAATAGTCTCATCAGCTTCTGCATCAGTGAACAAGTATTCCTTCTGATACCTATTAATGTTGAACAAATCATCTCCCTTGATACAGAGAACTTGAAATTCTTCAGCTGCAAGTCTTCCATCAATGAAGAGACAATTAGCTCTTTCCTTCTCAGGTTTACTATGAACATGCTCAGCCCACTTTGTGAAGAATACTCTTCTAGCTTCCATATTGTCAAACCCACAAATCATAATATCTGTAGGTTCACATTCAGGAGTGAATCTTTCAGCTATGGCAAACACACTACCATAGTCAGCATAATCCTTGACCATGTTTGCAAGGGCAGCTACCTTAGTAACTCCAATATCATTTCGACTATATAGCTGGCCTGACATATTGACAGCTTCTACTATATCATTGTCATAAATGAACAAAGAGGCAGGTTTCATTCTTGCAAGCAGGAATCCCACATAACTGCCAATACCTCCTACACCTGCAAGAACAATAGTCTTTTCCCGTATTTTCTCATACCATATAGCAGAACTGAATCTACTAGTAGCTTCGTCTACAAGCAAAGTTGCAGAGTTTGTAGGTATCTCTTGATGTGCATCTTCTACAGCTTGGTCAAGGATAGCCTGTTCTTCCTCTGAAAGGTCAAAGCTAATGCTGTCACCATCATCTTCTATAGCACTGTCTGACTCAGGTATAGTATTTTCATTGAGATTTTCTATAAGGGAATTATAAGCCTCCTGCATAGTTGCAGGAATGTTTTCTTGAGTTATTGTTTCTCCATTCATAATATTAAGTATTTCTGAAGTGCATCAATATACCCCTTGATATATTCATTCTCGGGGAGTTTAGTTAATTCTTCAATCATATCATGGGCACATATAGCACATATCTCAGTGTCATCCATACCTTGAGCTTCAAGTTTTCTATCTGTTGCATACCAACAGAGAAACTCAGTATATGTATCTGCCCACAACTCAAAGAGCTTCATGCCTTCTTCTCCTTTGCCAAATCTCTTCTGATACATTGCAGGCATAGAGGCTGCCCACTTCTTAATGTCAATCTTACTGTCATTAGGTATGATAATACTACCAGTAATCAACTGCAAAGTAAGCTGTCTGATGGTGTTCCTATCAAATTTAGTTGTACCATATGGTATATCAAAGTTATCAGAATCCCAATCATCTATGCCATCAAAGAGTGATGTTTGACCAATAGTCTTTTTGCTAGCCATAGTGCTGGCAGACCCTGCCCTTGTGCCATAAGAATTTATAACAGTTGAAGGTCTATATGAAGTAACCTGAGAAGTTTGTTTCCTAGCCATTTCAGCCTCTTTAGCTCTCTCAGCTTTCCTCTTCTTGATTTCCTCAAACCTAATATCCATGTCTTGAAAGGAAAAGGTATCTCCTTCCTTGACTATGTTGAGATAGAACCACTCAATCTCATTCTCTTCAGACACATACTCCTTAGTATCATGCTTTTCACCATCTCCAAAGAACTCATAGGATACAGACTCTTTCACACTCTTACTTTTCACTCTTCTAGTGATAGCAGCTGTATAGCTTCCTTCATTGTTCACAATGAGAGATACAAAGTTGTTCCTATCTCTGCCCTCTTCCTTCAAGGTAGCAGTATCAGTGCCACTAAAGAAAGTAGACATATTATTATGAGAATGGATAAGGCCCATTTGACAATCAAGTAGCTCTGAATGCTCACACATATATGCTATTACATCAGGATTCATATCAAACTCTGTATAGGCTTGAGTACCAATATCCATAATGTAAATATCCACACATCTTATTACAAGGTCATTGTTCTCAAATGAACCTTCATGTGTAAAAAATAATGTACCTGACCATTCTGTATTCCATACTCTTTGGCAGGCAAATCTTATTTTTCTCTCAACTTCAGCTGGTATAACCAGCTTATAATTATATGTACCTAACTTCTGTACCAACTTGGTACTCTGTATGGTTAGCTGTTTTCCTTCCATATCTATAATTTAATACTTTGAGGATTTGATTTAATATAAATAATGCAGTCTGAGGGTCAAGTATGATACTCTTGTTCTCAGCATTTACCTCAGATATGCCTGTTATGCTAAGGGTAATCTTCACTCCTTTGAAAGTGCAAACTTTCTTTCCTATATAAGAAGAAAGGGCATTGATATTGTTTCTGCTGCTATCATAGTAGATTTTACCATTGCTAATAATACATTCTCTAACTACATGGATTCTTTCTAGGCTTTCAAGAGTAGTAGTCATTTTCTTATCATTGAATTGCCTATTGTACCATTTAATAAATTCATTGCTAATCAGCACTATATACTCTATGAAAGACATTCCTATGGAATAGAAGCCATTCACATAGTTAAACTTCAAATGATTTCCTTGAACAAAGTACTCAACAAACTCTCTTAACTTGTCTATACATGTTTCCCAGTATGGAGTAGGATTATCAAATGCAATAAAGGAAGATACTCCTGTATCCATATTACCAGTACCTATTCTCTCAAGATAATGATAAGGTCTTCCTGAAATAGATTCCACAGTAACATACTTACTGAGTTCAAGACAGAATAACTGCCAAAGGTCACTATCAAATTCTCTATATAAAGATGATATAGTACTATTGATAGGCCCATCTCCAGTGCAGGGACTCATAAACCTAGTAAGGTCATCTTTAGGAATGCTACTTACATGACTGTGCATATAGTTACTAATAAAGTGAATAGCTTGGTATTCAGACCTATTGAGAGTAAAATTACCATTCATAGTGCCCTCAGATGTTATTTTAATCTTAGCCCACAGATGGTTAATATCTACATATCTATCATGCTCATTAGTAATCCTTACATACGGAAAATGCACAAGGATAAACATATTGTTGAACTTGCTACTAACAATATCTTCTATTGTATCTCTACAAGATAATGATGAAAGTGCCCATTCAAATTCACTTTGAGACAAATCTATTATACTCTTAGTATGATATGTATCCCATTCACTAGATGTTACATTTGAATTACCCCTATAGAGATATGAAGTAATAGGCTCTACTTCAAGCCAAGACCTTAGTCTATCTTCATTCCAAACACCCTGCATATCAACTTTGTCTGCTCCAAAGAAGTCATTGAATATGTCAAGCACTTGAAGAGGTTTATCCATTATAGCATTATAGAGTGTATGTACACTTTCATTAAATCGCTTAATATTTTCTTCACTCATACTCATGTAAAAAAAAAGTAGGAGGAGATATTATATCTCCTGCCTACCATTACATATTTTTTTTTGCCCTTAGATGTCCATGCCATTAAACATATCATCAATCTCATCATCAGAGTAAGAGGGAGCTAACTCAGGCTCACACTCTCTAGAAGGTGCACCACTTACTGCAACCTTACCCCCAAGAATACCAATCACTTCCTCTTTCTCATAATCCTCAATTGTGCCATTGTCCTCAAGAATTTCCACCAACTTACTGATAGCAGCTCTTGCTACAGTATCAACACACTCACCATCATTACTTGTAGGAGCTACAGGAGTGTTTACAGGTGTTTCCTCCTTCTTAGCCTCAGCTTTAGGAGCAGGCTTTGCAGCACTATTACTCTGTACCAATGCAATAAGGTCAGCAGTCTTACACATAGTGAAGTTCTTCCCAAACTTCTTAAGGCAAGCATCTTGAAGACCCATTCTCTTGATTTCAGCATATGCCTCCATTCTGCTCATTGCACCAGACCTAATTTTCTTGTTAGTATTGGTGAGCATGAATACCAATTCATTGGTAACAGTGCCTTTCCAAGGTACATCATGAGGAAGAACAGAAGCATCATTCTTCAGCTCTACCTTAGAAGTACCTTCAAAGAAGGACATACCTTCATAATCAATGCCATTCTGTCTCAGGTCAGACTTCAGTTCTGCAAGAGTAGTAGCAGAAGACATGATAACTTTCTTAGATTGACTCTTAGTTGAAACGATAGTGATTTTACGAGTTTCCATAATGTTTTAATTTTTACTTGGTTTTTCTTTTTAATAGACTTTGAAGGGTAAATCATCCCAATCATCATCTATTACTTTGATTTTAAATAAAGGCTTAATAATTTTGAGGAACTCTTCTTTTCCTTTAGCCTTAAAAAGGTCAGAAATATCTTTTCCTCCATCAAAGGGTGGCAATACTACATTAGTAAACCCTGTCTCCTCAGCTAACTTCTGAGCATCTTTTAATCCTGGCTCATCATTATCCAAGCAAATGAAGATTTGTTTGTATCTTCTTTTCAGTTCACTAATTGCAGTATCACTTATCCTATATCCCTCACCTTGGATAGCAAGAGATGGTATCCCTGTATTAGCCCATAGGCATAAAGCATCTTTCAATGAAGAACAAATGCAAATCTGCTCCCCATATTCAGGTACTTTAGTCCACAGGCTTATCACAGAGTTGTCATGCTTGTTACTCCACTTATATCCATTCTTATTAAAAGGCTGATATATCTTTAGAGTAACCTTCCCCTCTTTATGTTCAACATAGGCATAAGCATATTTGTCAGCCCCAAACACATATCTATGACCATCTTTAATGATGATTTTATGTGATATGGGATAAACTTCTGCATACTTCAGCCAATCAAGACTTATTCCATAGGATTTCCAATATTCAATATCATAAGATGTCCAATCTCTGACTTTGCATTGTAAGTCAGTACTCTTTTTGCATTCAATGGTACTTCTTACAGCACATGGAATATGTTTATGGACATCAGGTGTTCCTATGGAGCAGAGCTTTGGCATATCCTTGCTTATCCTTGTTAGGACTTCTCTGTAGTTGCATCCCCACATCTGACAAAGGAGGTCAAATACACCTCCTCTATCCTTGGTTGCAAAGTCTACAAAATATATCCTTTTTCCATTAGAGGAGTACAGGCCAAATGATGGCCTGTTATCTTTCCTAAGAGGACTATGTATAATACAAGGAATTTCAGTGACTCCTAGATAGAATGACAGAATATTTGCTTCTGTTGTCTTCTCTAGAATGTCACTTAAAGTAACGGAAGATTCACCTTTACTGACAGACATACTTTTTTTTTGAGAGAGTTTACTACTTATTTTCCAAAGTCCCAAGGAGATGACTCTTCTGCCTTAGGGAAAGGCATATCACTTGAGCCAGAGTTGTTGAGGTCAGTAGCTTCAACATTATACTCCTTCAAGTCTCCTACAATGAACTCAGTGGTAGAATAAGCACCAGCAGCTTTTCTATCCTGCAAGTCCTTGTCAAGTCTGCTATAGTCAGTGATATTATTCTTCAAGAACATCTGAGTATAGACAGCTTGATACTGCTTATTGTCATCAGTGGTTCTCACACCAAATAGCACTTTAACCTTATTGGTAGGCTGAAGAGCAATAATTTCCCTAAGTTCACTGAAGTCACCTTTGAAGTAATCCTCAACATGCTCAAGTCTTGCTTCACAATCATCAGGATTATCAACCATAATCCACTTCTCATTGACATACTTCATCACATTGGGAATGTTAAGATATGCCCTAATGAAGTTGGTAAGCTCTTCCTCTCCATGGAAACAAGCTCTATAGTCCTTGTCAATGTTTGCAGGACCACTAGAATATACAGGAATCTCCTTGTTCTTGTACTGCTCTTTAGTTACCCAAGCAGTCCTACCATACTTGTCAATTACCTGTACCTTACTACCATCTCTGTTGATTCTAGGTTCTTTCCTAATGAAGAAAGCTACCTTGGTAGTAAACTCAATACCGCCACACTTCTCAGCATCAGTCTTGACAATGAAGTCAATTCTCACATTAGGAACTTTGTGCTTGTCCTCACCTACTTCAACTTCACTGAGATATTCAGGGGTATTCTCAAGCTGGGTATTATACAGCTTTTCAAGTTCCTCCTTATTAGGATTTACACCAAGTACAAATACAGGTGCTACACCTACATATCTCTTCACTGTATTGCCTTCAGTAGACACTGCTCCTTTACTAAAGGCCATGAAATTAAAACCAATATTCTTCTTCATTTTATTTAACTTGTTTAATTCTACTTCTTGTAAATTTTCTCTTGTTTTTTAGTAAGGAAGATTGTCAGGGAAAGAAGACTCTGCATTTACCTTGACTTCTACTACAGCTTCAGGAGCCTTCTCAGTATCATCTATTGTATCAGGAGCAACAGCTTCAGGTTCAGGTTCAGGCTCTTCTGCGTGAATCTCATACACATTAGCTTCCTCATTGAATACCACAACACCTTCTTTAGGCTCATACTTAGTTACCTTGATAGGCTTACCATCCTTATCAGTCTTACCAGTATCTTCTACCCTCTTGACAACTAAGTCCTCACTAGTGAAGCCTTTAGTCAGGGCCTTGACACCCATTTCATGTCCCTCAATCTCCTCAGTCAGAGCATCATACTCTGCATTGAGTTCATCAATCTTGGCAGCAATCTTATTCTTCTTTACTACCAAAGGATTAACATTCTGTGCAATTCTTTTTACACCTGCAAACTGTCTTACTGTCAATGTCTTACTCATAATAATTGAACTTTTTATTCTTGTATGATATACCTGTGCCTATATACTTGTATATGGTTCTTGCAGTTATGTGAAGAGATTTTATGCAGTCCCTAATTGTTAGATAAGTAGTTTCTATACCTGACAGTTCGTCTAAAACTATTATAGGGTGTCTACCTTCACCACTAAGTAATCTGCTTTGTACTCTCCTCTTTATTCCTTCACCATAGTTAGTATTATAAGCTTGAGTACACCATTCAAGATTGTTTATACTATTGTTTAATTTATTCTCGTCTATATGATTTACAAATGGAAGATTATTAGGATTAGGAATAAAATGCACAGCAAGGAGCCTATGCAAAGTAAAATGAGTAGATTTACCACCCTTACTAAGTCTAACTTCCATATATCTACCATTGTTCCATATCTTCATTAGGTGCCCTTGAGAGCCTTTAATTCTCACAATCTTACCTAAATTAGATATTTTGTATATTCCTTCGTATCCTTTTATATTCTTCCATTCTTCAACCATATTTTCTTATATTAAAAGATTTGTAATAACTTTCTTTGCCCCGCATTATTTATGGGAGCACTCCATAGCTTGCATATCACAAACTTTCTTTCAAAGTATTCTAAGGCTTGATTTAGGCAGGACCCTAGCATAACAACATCTCTTGCCAAGTACTCTTTCAGTACTGAGATGCCAATATCTGATTTACCCTTTTCAAGACAATAGTCTGTGATTGCTTTAAGTGCCTTAGGTATAGGCACTTCATCAAAGGCAACCAACCTTGATAATTCTATAGTTTCATTCCTATCCATAGATTTCCCTTAACTTGTCTACTACTATAGATAAGTCATTAGGAATCTCATCAGGAAGGTCATCCAATGCACCAAGACTATCTTTAGCAGGATATTCACCATCAAATTCTTTCACAAAATGCTTGATAGGCTTCTTGTTTTCAGGGTCATATCCTACCTTCCCAAAGAGGATAATATCAAACTTACCCTCAGGAGTGATATAGTCATCAACCATCTTTCCAGTGGTCTTGAACTTATAGGAAATGGAGTCTCCATTCTTATCCTTATACTCCTCATAATGGGCACAGCAGATAATATTCTTATCCTCAGGAAATCCCTTGAAAGCATCAAATACTAAGCCCATTCCATAGCCAATCTGCTTAGGGGTATCCCATCCACCTTTCATGGCATTTGCCATATAAAAGTCTTGGGCAAGGTAATTGAAATCATCAATGATGATATTCTTGTAGGGAGCTTTCTTCAAGATGTTCAGAATTTCAGCTACTGCTGCAAATCTATCAAGCCCTGTAAGCCCATCTACTTGAACTCTATTACCTGTAGCAAGGGCATTTGCATTTGTGAGCTTCTGAGTAGGCTTTCCTACATTATCCACTCCAATGCTACCCTCAATCAATTTGAAATTGGGATTGGGAACACCTCTACCAATGCACTGAATGATATAGGTTTCCTTTGGGTCAAGGCCCTTAATTCCCAACTTTTCCCTACCACAATAGGAGGTAGTTTTTCCGAAGCCTGATTTTGCTAAAACTAGAATTTTTGCCATTGTTTTTGTTTTATAATGTTACTTTTACTTGAAAAGGGCTGCGAATTTACTAAATAATCCAGTATTATGCAAGCTCTTTTTCCTTTTCTTCATTCCATAACTACAAAATGACTTAGCTGCTACACCTCTTATGTGTTTTAGATAGTCATATACTTTAGATATTTCACCACTGTTGTCTGGCCTTGGAAGTTCTTCAAATTGGCATACTGCACCATCAAAGAATAATGGGCATAGTCCTCCCATCTCACCATCTCTATTCACAATCATTTCAAGGAATCTAATATTATCCTTAAACTTGGATATATCATATCCCTCATACTCTTTCAATGCAAATCTAAATGGTGAAAACAATCCAAGAACCACATTACTATCTCTTGAAGTGTACTTACTATCTCCTAATCCAGCAACAGAAGGCCTTACCCTACCAATCTTGAAAGCCTCATTGCCCTCTTGGTCAAATGCTTGTTGTTGAATAATGACAGGAGAATAGTTATACCTGTTTCTGAGATATTTGGCACAATACTCACTTAGCTTATCCATAGATTGCTTGATAGTCATTCCTCTTTCAGTATCTATAAGGTTGATAGTATCTATGATAATCAGTCTGTATTCATTAGGATTATCTTGCTCATACCTGTCAAACACTTGTCTGCTCTGTACTATGCCAAACTCATCCTTATATTGACCAGTCTTAGTATATACTGTGCCATGCTCCTCTGCATAATTCTTACAGTACTTATATATTCCTGTAGGATTTGCAGCTTCTTCAGGGAAGATTACATGCTCCTCAAAATACTTAAGTATGTCTTGGATTTCCTCGCTGTTGATTATATTCAAGACTTCCTCAGATACTGGAGAGACAGTACTCCTTAACTCTCTTGGGCTAACTCTTATCTTGCCCTTACTGAAGTCAAATAGTAACCAAGATATAAATCTTTGCATAATCCTCTCAGGAGTCTCCTCCAAAGGAAAATACAATATCTTGATGTCAATATCTGCCTTAGTAAAATAGCAGAACATAAGAGGCTTGTAGATGAAAGTGTAGGAAGTGAATTGAGATTTACCTCCCTTAGTGAAAGAAGTTATGGTATAATAGCAACTTTGCTCAATACCAATGAAATCTTCACTGAATCTCTTGAAAGGAGATGGGATGCAATTAAGCTGCCCATCTAGGATTCGTTGTCTTCTTTCTTCAAGATTAGCAACAACCCTTTCTCTTAAACTTATATTTTCCTTCATACTATCTTAATGTTGTAGCCCAGTCATTTCTAAGGGTTTCTTCCTGACCAGCATTCTCAATATAACTAATCAATTCTGAGTCTCCTTCAACCTCACCAGCAGCACCAATTTTCTCTTTGAATATGAAATACTTTAATAACCTCATATATGTATAGTTCCCATTGAAACTCTTCACATACTTACTGGTTGCCTGTATGATTTGCTCATCAGTATAAGTATTTCCATACTTCTTAAAGAATAGTTTTAATCTTCGCACAATCAAAGCTACTCCATCTGCCCAATAATAGTTAGTACCATCTTTCTTGCCCTTAGGAAATATCTCCTTGAGTCTTGTAGCCAGCTGAACCAACCTATCATTAGGTTCTTGTTTCTTATCAGAGTCTACAATTACAGAATCTATTGCCTCAGTACCTTTATTAGTGAGTCTCCATCCAACCTGCTGAAACAGGTCATCCCTGTTAGCAGTTATATAGCCTTTCTTGATTAGTTCCTTTTGGGCCACATCAAGGTCAGCATTATTATGGATGGCAAGCATTAAAAGAGCCTCAGCAAGACTAATGTTGTTCTTCTGGCATCCTTCCTTACTTAAACATATTGTCATAGCTTAATGTCATTAATACTATTAACACTAATGATAGAATCCTCAGAGTACTCCTCTATCATCTTCTGCACAAGTTCTTCTTCCCTTGTATCCTTGAAATAAGGTATGATGATAATAGGAGATTTATGTCTAAGTATTCTACCCACTCTTTGCTTTACTACAATCTCTGAACTATTCAGGTTGCAGAATATGCCTATCCTACAATTAGTCAGATTTACACCCTCATTGAGAATGTTACAAGCAGTTATATGCTTAATCTTATTAGAATTAAACATTTCAAGGTTCTTTACAGAAGCCTTGTTCTTCGAGGTAATATTGTATTTACCTAACCTCTCTGACTGCTCAATACCACTACAGAAAGTCAAAGTCTTGTAATTCCTGAACTTGTCAAGAAGAGATAGTACAAGAGCTTCCTTCTGTTCAGCACACCACTTTAGCCTTTTACCTGCCATTGAAAGCCATAAGTTCTTTATCCTCTTATTTCTTGAATTAAAGTACTTATTCTTGTACCACTCTATAAGTGAAGAGACACTATCATAATAGCCTTTCTGGGTAGTGATTATATCACGACCAAATTTCTTAACCTTGTAAGTATAACTAGTAGTGTCTAAAGTCAAGGGCAATAGATATACCATTGGTTCAGGCAATACCTCATCCTCAACAGCTTCTTTGAGGTCACACTTAATAACCTCAGCCTTATGATTATGAATGAAGTAGTCCCTCATGTCTCTCTTGATAGTGGCAGATAAACCAATAAAAGCTTCATTGATATGAATAGATTCCAATACTTTCAGTCTTGCCTCTGAGAGATGTTGCATCTCATCAGCTACTACAATATCAAAATATGAGTTCTCATAGTTCTTAAAAGACTCATAGCATTCAATGGTAATACAGTCTGAGTTTATACCTCCCCACTTCTTAATCTCATCTTTCCAAGTCTGCTTATGCACAGTCTTAGCTACAAGAATAAGTATAGTAGTAGGACTTTCATCATTCCTGAATACCCTATCACATATGTGATTAATGAGGTCTATTGCTACTTTGGTCTTACCATACCCAGTGATAAGCTCCAGTATCAGATACTTAGTTTTATCTATTTTAGATAAAGCCAAGTTATTCACTTCTTCTCGTGTCATTCTTGTTTACAACTTTCTTTAGTTTACTAATGTAGTTAGGGTCTCCTGCATATCCTATTCTTTGCAGGAACTTATAGTAGTTTTCTGGGGGTTTATATCTGCGTTGGATGAAAACCTTATAGGCTATCACAGACTCTGTCCAATGGTCAAATCTATGATACCTGCCCCTGCTACTATTATAAAGTCCAAACAGATTATTATTATTCAGACATAAATTGGACTTGAAGTTACCAGTCTCAATAAGAGCTTGTGCATATACTATTTGAGGATGTTGCACCTCATAGTATATTAATGCTTCCATCAATCCATCTTCTGGAGATTTACTATGAAAGTCTTGCCTATACTCAAAAGAGTCTACTCTCACTTCAGGAGGCTTTTCCTCTTTCTCCTTCCTGCAATCCAAGCATAAGATAAATCCCATTGCCAGCACTGCAATAGAGATAATTATGTTAAATGCTTTCTGTTCCATATACTTTTAGTAATCCATATTATTTACTTATGTCCTTAAAAATTGTAGGAACCTGGCCATAAACAGGAAGCTTTCCATCCCATTTCTCAATCCACATCTTTTCAAGAATTGCAGGAGTAAGAGCTTGCTGTCTCAATTCATTGGCCTTTCTTTCAGCTTCAGCAGCTACAATGAGCTTCTTAGCTTGAGCTTCTGCTACTTTAACCTCATTCTCTACTTGCATTGCTTGCTGAATTGCCCTGTTCTTGGCATTTACAGACTCTACAATAGTCTGAGGATATTTGAGACCAGAGGTAAGCTGCTCCAACTGAAAGTTCTCCTTTGCAAGTGCTTGGGACAAATACTTTTCAATGGCATTCTCAATACTATCTCTCTTACTTACAATATCATCAGTAGTGAACTTATTAAGCTGGATTCTGAAAGCATCCTTTACATAGTTATATAAAGTCCCCTCAATTACCTCATGCAGCTCTTTTCTATACTTCTTAAAGACAAGAGGAGATTTTCCATCTACAATTTTCAATGATATAGTAGGGTCTACGGTAAACTCAGAACCATCCTTTGCATTTACAGTGAAGGGCTTATAGTCAATAGTCTGTACATAAGTAGGATACTCATATACCCTAGCAGTCAAAGGATTATACCATACAACACCAGTTACCAAGGAAGCATCATCTACTCCCTTGCTATCACCATACAGATTCACCTTGATACCTTCACATCCAGCATCTACTTTCTCCATGCAGGAAGTCAAAGAAAATGCTATAAACAGGGACAAAATCCCAAAGATAATTTTACTCTTCATGTTTTCTTGTTTTGTTAATATTGGTTAGACACTTTAATTTGATTGATAAATAGATTGTTGCAATTATCATGAAGAATCCAATCACATTCTCCACAGAACTTGGTGCTGAAATCATACTAAAGCCAAAGTCCGTCAATAGTATAAATGCAACAAGCCAAATTGCAAACTTTGCAATTACTAATAACTTCATTCCGCATTACATTTTGTAGCATACACAGTGAGTTCATCGTCCTCCCTAAGTACTATCTTCTTGATAGGATAGCATCTAGTTGAGTTGATGTCATTCCTCAGCTCACCAGTGGAAGAGTTATAATATTTGTAGTCATTGTCAATGACATCAACTACCTGCATCTTGCTTGAATATGCCTTTGACTCAATCAAGTCTCCCTCTTTGAAGTCCTCTTCAGTCCTAAAGACATACTTCTGTATCTTTTTGTCACTAATCTGCTTCGCTGTTAGAGCAGTATTAGTATAAACTACTAAGATTGTCTTCATGCTTTTTCTTTTTTTTTATTAAACTTATGTTGATTTTTAGTCAGTGAGACTTTAGTCTCCTATTCTGTAACAAATGACGAGGTTTTCCTTTCTTGAAGTTGATTATACCATTACTTAGATAAAATCCACCTCCATATTTTATATCCTCTTTGTTCTTGAACATATTGTAGAACTTCTCCCTAAGATTATATATCTCAGTCCCTTTTCTGCATCTTTGCAGGAACTCAGAGAATACCTTATCTACAGGTCTGAACAGATTTGCCATAAGAAACTTTTCAATATCACCACAAAGATAGGTATATTTATCATCTGTCCAATTATAAGGAAACCAATGAGCATATTTCTCATCCCCTCTATGGGATATTCTCTTCCTTGGATATTTCTTAGACCATCTTGACCTCTTACCTTTCTTGCTTCTCTTTAATTCAAATTCCAGCATAGTCAAAATAGTTTTATGTAAACTCTTTTCTTTATATTGTTATCATCATATTTATTATACCACAATAATAATATAAATCCGTTACCAGATATTACTAAGTCAAACCTTGGTTTATACCTAAGTAGTATCTTTATAATTAGGAAGAATATAATTATTCCTAATACTATTATACCACACATATCTAAGCATTTTAGTTACTAATTAAATAGGTTGCAAAAAGAAAGGAGGACAAAGGCTATGCTTCATCCTCCTCTGTGGTTTCTTAGTCTTCAAACACCTTATAGGTAAATGAAATTCCCCCAAGATGCTCAGTAAGTTTCTGCAAGTGAGATTCAAGTCTCTCCTTATTGCTCTTGGAAGTCCACTTGTTCATCTTTTCCCATTCAGGGCAAGCAGACTTGTCAATCATGTGAAAATATGCTTCCTTGCATATCTTTACAGATTGGCAGGCAGTTCTACACTTTCTAGTCTGATAGTGTATAACCTGCTTGTTTTTCCCATTTGGGTTTTCTACTACTTGAGTATGCTTCTCAAAACCACTCTTTGGCTGTTCTTTCTCAAGAGTTTCAGCCTCCTCTTGGGTAAGTAGAATACTTCCTCGAAGTACAATGCTTACACTTACTTTGATTTCATTCATTGTATATAAAAGAGTTAATCTTTCTCCATGAGTGCTTTGAGCATAAGAGCAAAGGACATTGCATCTGGTATAATAATCTCTCCTTTTTTAGCACTCTTAAGTAATTCTATTCTTACTTTTTCAAGTAAGATTTCCTCGAAACACTTCATCATAGCTGCCAATTCCTTGACATCTAATAAGACTCCAATTGTTGAAATTATTTCAACAGCAGCATGAATATCCTTTCCTTTAAGTTGAGACACCAAGTTCTCTACAAGTTCAGCATATTTCAATGACTTAGACTCTTTGCCACCTTTGATGGCTTCTGCAACATTCTCAAAGTCGCAATCCCTGAGTTTTCTATCAAGGACATCTTCATTTTTCTTTTCCATTTTGTTTTTTTTTGTTATTGTATTAATTATATTTTTATACCAAATGGTGTACCATCAGCAAATAAATAGATGTCTAGCATTTCCTTGTAATCATAACTTTCACCTGCCATAGTTACAACAGAACAATCTAAATTCTCTGAATGAAATACCCCATCAATAATATAATAATCATTTTCTGCATTCATAGTTCTAACCCACCCAAATGGTTGATGTTTAAGCATTTCATTCCAACACTCTTTATTATCTATAAATGGGCGACACTTTGATTCTGGCTTGACTCGGTATTTTGAAGTATCATCACTAAAACCAATAGATTCATTAGGTCCAATATCTTCCCAATATGAAGTTTCACCTTCACCACTACAACGAAATTGTATTGTTTTACCTTCTGCAAATGCTTGTATGATAGGTAATAGTTCTTTTGCTTCTTGTCTGTTCATATTTATATTTTCTTAATATTAGCTGTTTTACCTACAAGATATTCATTACCTTCATAATGAATACAATAATGATAACGACTAGTTAAACAAACATAAGGATAATCTTTATTCTTTTCATCATAATGAGAAAATAAATCTATTGACCAATTCTGATTTGGCATATCCTTAACTAATACTTTATCAAATGATTTAAATTCTTGTTTTATAAATTGTTCTTTGTCATATATATAGCCCTTTTTTGCTAAAGCTGAAAACAATCTATTTCTATCTTCTTCAGAAGCTATTGATTTACCATAAGGACTTTGCCATACATTTGGATTAGTAGTAAGTTCCTCTTTATTTAAAACAGCAGCTATTTCTAATGTATTACCATTATCAAAAATCTTTGAAATTAGGAATATAATTCCTTCCTTATTGATAATTATATCACCTTCATTAAACTTAAGTATTTTCTCTAATTCTAAAGTATCGGCATTCCATTCATATCCTGCTCCTCTCATTTTATTAAACAGCTCTTTCTTAGCTTCTTCCGAGGCTGGAATTATAAAGTCACTAGTCCAATAAACATCTACAGGAGCTTCTATTTTAAATGTACCATTTACATCAATACCACAATAACAGTGAGCAAATCTATTTTCAATATATTCTTTAAAAATAAATGGAGTCTTTCCATCTACTGTCATTACAATATCTCCTGCTTTAAATGGTATTCTAAATTTATTCCAATCTCTTTGTTCTTTAGATGGAAACAATACACATTCTGAACCAGGGAAATCTTCCATATAATAACCTTCTCTAGTGAATGATGTTTTTATATGATTAAGTCTATATACTACTATAGGATATTTCTCATGTATATTAATTTTGTTAAGTATAACTTCTCCGAATATAGTACTATATAATTTAGTGCCTTTAGGACAATACTTTAATATTTCTGCTATGTTCATAATTTTATTATTTTTATTGTTTATAAATAGTATCAAGGATTTCTCTAAAGTTAGGATTATCTCTTACTGCTTTAGCATCTTCTGCTCTATTAAAAGCAACTTCTACACCAAATCCATAACATGGAGAAACTGAATTAACTGTATAACTTTGTGTTCTTTTATCATATAAAATTACATACGGTTTATCAATCATAATATGTAATCTATTATAATATTCAGCAATATTGAGAAGCTGATTTAATGCTAATATTCTTTTAAGTTGTTTTACAGTTGTAGCATTATTAGCATCTTCTACATTTGTTGTTTGACAGAATTGAATATCTCCACATGAATCTGTATAATAATAAATCTTTTCAATATCACTAAATAATTTCTTACATATATCTTTATATGTAATATCATTTCTTATAAGTTTGAACTTGATACACTCAAATGTTGAGTTTTCTTTATCAATTTCATAACCATCAGGTGCTTGTATTTTGAGTTCTTTTGTTTCCATATTGTTTATTCTATATAACTATCATAAATAACTATAGTTGAATCTATTTTGTTTTCAATTTCTTCTGGTAGATATAAACTTAAGCCTATAATAAATGGCCCTACTAAATCTTTTAATCTTGCTAATGAATATATATCATTAATGGTTACTAAAGTTAATTCTTCTATATCATTAAAAACAGTTTTTGCTCTAATTGTTTCTAATGTATATTTATCTTTTAATTTATCAATATATTCAGGAGAAAGTCCTTTCTTCCCAGAAGCATATTGACTAGCATCTGTAATAACGAATTTCATATTGTCTTTAATATTTAATAGATGGTTTCATTTTATTTTTAAGAATTTCTTTATTGTATTCCACAAATTACTTTTAATTGGTTTTATTGTAGAATTACTGCTGCTATTCTTTCTATTTTTATATACAGTTTTACTTCCTACTGTCATAAATAAAGTGCTAGCCTTTGTTGAATTTTGTGTAATAGATAGTACACGATACCATCTGAAATGACAAGCATAAAATGTCCTATCAAGAGTCTTACTTACTTGCATTAAAGCTTCTTTAATGTTTGTAGGATTAGCTGTAATAGCTTGGACTAGAAGTCTATCTTCTTCCTTAGTCCATCTTTTCTTTGTTGTCATACTCTTATCTTTCTTTTTAATCTTATTACATAGTTTAAAATCACTTTAGCATCAGTGAGAAGCCTCTAGGATATATCATTTCACCAAGTTAATTTTGAAGACTCACATTAGCTCCGTAGAGTTGTTCTAATGTGCTTCGGGAAACTTATTAGATATTGTAAACCAGTGTGGGCCAATAGGGATTTGAACCCTAAACCTTCACATTATGAGTGTGTTGCTCTGACCACTTGAGCTATAGGCCCTTAATAAAAATGGATTCATTTCATGTTGAAAGAATGTCCTAACAAAGTCATACAGCTTTCCTATTGAATTTTGTATTTAAGTCACGTAGCTTCTTCTTTATATCCCCACATTGAAGCTGTTGCATTTACTAAGTGGTAATAGCTTACCTATTAGCATCCTTTTCTATACCATTTATAGTCATTATGAAAGAAAAACAGTGGACTAGCAGTATCTCCACTGAGACTCGAACTCAGATATATAGTTTAGAAGTTTATTTGGTTAGATAAAAATATTTAATTATAGTATTGTTAGATAGAGATATTTTTCCTATCTTTGTACTATAAATAATTATTGATATGGAAACCAAAATTTGTTCTAAATGTAAATCAGAGAAATCTATTAGTGAGTTTTATTCACAGAAAGGTCATAAACATGAAGTTATGAGTCTTTGTAAAGACTGCTTTAATCGACTGTGTATAGACAGATGGATTGAAAGAAAGAAGAAATATGTTAGACTACTTGGAGGAGAATGTGAACATTGTCACATTAAACTTACTGAGTCTAACTATTCTATCTTTGACTTTCACCATACTGACCCTAATACAAAGGAATATAGCTGGTCTAAACTTAGACTGTTCTCTGATAGTAGGATATTAGAAGAATTATCAAAATGCCAGTTGCTATGTGCAAACTGTCATAGATTAGTTCACTCTAATAGTTAATAGTGACCTCTCCCAGACTTGAACTGGGACTCAACTGCTTAGAAGGCAGTTGCTTCATCCATTAAGCTAAGAGGCCATTATTACTTCTAATCTATTGTTCTATCCCTTGAACTATGGAGACATTAAGCATGACTATCTTCACAGACCATCATGCTGTAGTGACAATAAGTCACCGATTAAAATTCTAACACATTACCTTGTAAGGTAACGAGAAGAACAATCTTGGGTTCTAAATTGTACCCCCAACAGGAATTGAACCTGTATCTACTCTTTAGGAGAGAGTTATTCTATCCATTGAACTATAGGAGCTATATTCAGTATAAATACTGATTGTTAGTTATTTTATTACTATTCAGTATAAATATTAAACCCTTCATAATGAGATAACTCTGTTTTCTTTATTTGTACTTTTTTGCCAAATACATATGTATAATATGTCTTGGTTATTTTTACTTTAGATGACAGAGTAATTACTTCTTTATTATTGTGATTAGTGGTTAATATTCTTTTATGGTATCTCTGTGAGAACTCATAGTTCTCCGAACTACAAATTCTTTCAGTGTTGAATCTTTTTCTCATGATTTTAATCTTCTAAATCCCAAAGGTATGCTTCATATTCACATCTTAACTCATTATGTAAGTCTTTAGCTTCTTGTAGGTATTCACCTAAGAATATTGAGACTTGGTATCTATCTTCAATATCACCATTAAAAGTAATGTTAAGCCATTGTTCACAAAAGTGAACACTAGCTTTTTGTCTATCAGTTGTCATACTATTTTTCTTTAATGCTTATACCGAAGTATTTGCAAAGTGTTAGTGTTTCCAACTCATCTTCTGATATTACCTTATAACAGGTATAGCAGAGTATTGGGATAACTATAAGAGATACTATTATATAAGAGAATGGTATTCCATCTATCCCTGATATAAATAGTGTAACTGCAAAGGCTGTTGTCCATAACAACACTCCTTTTAATATGAGTTTGAATTTGTTCATAGGGAATATGTTTATTTTAACATCTATTGATACAAGAATTATTGAGTAAAATATTGTTGTTACAATAGTTGTACTCTTTTGGCTATCAGTACAAATAGCTATGTTTTTATGATTCTTATAAGCAAGATGCTATTCTTATACTAAGAGTTTGGCATATTGGGGTATTTCACAATGGCCTATAATAGTGCCATCATATTGAATAGGAGACCATCTTTCACATTCATATCCTCCAATAATCTCACCTTCTTCTGAATATTCTTCTATTACATCCTGTGAATAACATTGCTGTGCTCTGATTAATCTATTATCCTGGGTATACATGATATGTGTATATTCAGAATAATTCTCCCCAAAGTAACTTTGTATAATATCTAATACTACAGCTTTAATAGGATTCTCATTAGGAATATTTATTTCAACAATATCTCCTTTTTCTACAGATTGTCCATATGTTACTTTTTCCATGATTCTTTTTTATTTAGAAGTAGTATGGAGTTTTACCTCCATACTACTATTAGACAATAAACATTTGCATAAAGAAAAAAGAAAGAGGGACATAAGTCCCTCATTTCTTTAGAATGTAGCCAATGTGGGTGCACCACCATCACCTTCTTCATGCAGCAAATAGAAATAGCCATTTGCCTTTGGGTGTGCTTCCACCTTGTCACCTACTTTGATAGATTTGCCAATATACTTCTTTTCTTCTTCAGTTGGCTCTTCATCTGATGTAGGATGCACAAGTGAAATCATAGGTTTATGTGGAACACCTTTGATTGCAACTGAGCCAGTCTTTCCTCCGTAAGTGAAGAATAGTTTGTTTGTGTTGGGATTCTTTTTAACACTAATTTGTGTTACGTGATTGTCAGCCTTGAATTGTTCAACTGTCTGCAAATCGATAAAATGTAAGTTTGCCATAATACTTAATGTTAGATTGTTAATAATATTAATTTTTGCCTCATGGGGGATATTGCCCCATGCGCTGAGAGATGGGGAGGGTGGGGTTGGTGTAAGTACCACTCCTACAAATACCAAAAATTTTTCAAAAAAAAAATCAGAAAAAAAAAATATCTCTATAGTCAATAAATTTTCTATTTATACATTTGGTCATATCATTTCTTTTACTTATCTTTGCACCTCGTAGAACCTAAGTGTGATTAGGTTATCCCCCATGAGGATAAAAAGTAGTGGGGCAGAAGTTGGGTAGTATCTATAAATAATAGAGAGGTGTCCCCAATACTACACAAATGATTACTTTATAAGGTAGATTGTCTGAGCACATCACACTGAGAAAAGGCACAGGGAATCAGACTTTAGAGGATTAAAAGCCCGGGTCTACTGAAGTAAGTAATTGATAGGAAAGCTAAAATAGCTGTCTTGAAGGCTGTTAAACCCAGCTCTAGGGATAAATTATATTTAATAATGAAGAAGATTAGTAGTTATATTAAGGATTCATTGATGTGGTTATGGCAGTTTCCACAGAATCTACTTGCTATTTGTATAGAAGGTATATTATGTGAGGCAGCATATAGAGAAGGTATAGTAGGAGGTAATACTATAATATATAATTATGTGCTACCAACTATGTCTTTAGGTAGCTATATCTTTGTGAATACTATGTCCACAGATACAGCTGTTAAGCATAGTCATGGACATAGTAAACAATCTAGGATTCTAGGTCCTTTATATTTAGTAGTTATAGGCATCCCATCTTTGTTACATCTTATAGTGTATAGCATTTGTGGTATGATGGGATTCAGTTGGAATTACTATAAGTTTTATACTGAACTCTGGGCTAATAAATTAGCAGAGAAGAGTTAGTATTTACTTTAGAGAACCTAAAACCTAGCAAATTTCTTTTACTCTTATAGACAAATGCAGTGTTTTGCTTGAAAATATTTTAGAAAATATTTGGTAGTTTCAAAAATTATGCTTACCTTTGCACTGCAATTGAGAGGTGGTTTTAGGTGAATATTCATCTTTGTTTGAGTATCATCTTAACCAGTTGTTTTAAGATGGTACTCTTTTTATTGTTCTCTGGTGTAATGGTAACACATCAGTTTTTGGAGCTGAGTTTATAGGTTCGAGTCCTATGAGAACAACAATAAATGGGCATATAGTTCAAGGGAAAGAACATAAGATTTCTAATCTTATTATCTCAGTTCGAGTCTGAGTATGCCTTCTATGAATAAGAGAAAGAAAATATCAGCTATTTGCAAGAATTGTGGAAAGGAGTTCCACCCTTTAGAAAATTCAAAAGGACTGTTCTGTTCTACAGAATGTGCAAGGAATTACAGAAGTGAAGAATTATATAAAGAATTTTGCACTAATCCTGATAAGTTCACTGGAAGGATGAATATGAGATTTGTTAAGAAGCATATATTAGCAGAGCAAAATAATAAGTGTGCTATATGCGGAATGCCCAATGTGTGGAATAACAAGGAGTTGATATTCATTCTTGACCATATAGATGGGAATGCTTCCAATAATAAAAGAAACAATTTTAGACTTATATGTCCTAATTGTGATTCTCAATTAGATACTTACAAATCTAAGAACAAAAATGGAAGCAGGTACTACTATAGATATGGTAAGAAAGAATTAAGCCTTTAATGGGGGTTCAATTCCCTCAGGGGGTACTAAGAAATGGGGATGTAGACTATAGGTTAGGCCATAGCCCTCTCAAGGCTAAGGATAAGGTTCAAGTCCTTACTTCCCTACTAAATGGAGTCATCTACTAAAAGGTTAGGTAACTGCTCTTTCAAGGCAGAAATCTGGGTTCAATTCCCAGTGGCTCTACTATATAGACTATGTAGTGTAATGGTTTGCATATCACACTGTCAATGTGAAGGTCAGGGTTCAATTCCCTCATAGTCTGCGACCCAACTTAAAAGTCCTATTCCTACAGCGGTAGGGTAGGCAAATTGGAAGTGTAACTAGAGCGGCCTCTAGACTAGTCTTGAAAACTATGGGTACCATAAAGGTATGGGAATCGACATCTCACACTTCCACTATTGGAGAGTAAACCTATGAGGTTATAGGGCTTGCCTGCTAAGCAAAGTGTACAAGTAATTGTATATGTTTCGAGTACATTGCTCTCCGCTTATAGGGAAATATCCTAGTGGTCAAGGAGCTTGCTTTGGGAGCAAGAAATCAGGAGTTCGAGTCTCCTTTTCCCTACTAATGGGGTTTGTGGTGTAATTGGCTAACACATGACTTTTGCAAAGTCAAGTTTAGGGTTCAAGTCCCTCATTCTCCACACATGTTTCATGTTTTCATAATGTTGAGCTTTTGCTTGAACCCTCTTTTTAAGCAGTTAGAGGTTAAAGAAACTGCTTCATTGCTCCTTAGTTCAGTGGTTAAGAATAGTTCCCTTACAAGGAAAAGGTCATAGGTTCAAGTCCTATAGGAGCAACAATTAGGGGGTGTAGCTGGAAGGTCTATGCACTTGACTGTTAATCAAGAGATGAGAGTTCGATTCTCTCTACCCCCGCAGAAATTGATGGGCAGTTTAATGGTAAAATACTGGTCTCCAAAACCAGCTGATATGGGTTCAAATCCTATCCCATCAGCAATATAGGGATATAGTTCAATGGTTAGAGCACTTCTCTGATACGGAAGGAGTTATAGGTTCAAGTCCTATTATCCCTACATATTCTGATGTATTTCAATGGTAGAAAGCTGCTCTCATAAGGCAGTAGTTAGTAGTTCGAGTCTACTCATCAGAACTGTGTCTGTAGCTTAATGGTAGAGCTTTGGATTGTGGCCACAAATTGTGTGGGTTCAACTCCCATCAGACACCCCAACATACTGGCATATCCCCTGACTCTTATACAGTCTAGAAAGGGTAATTGGTCACATGGGGGTTCAAGTCCCTCTGCCAGTACTACCTTGGAGTACCCGAGTGGTTTAAGGGCACAGACTGCAAATCTGATGATTCGTGGGTTCAAATCCCACCTCCAAGTCTTAAGTCATGTGTTACATAGATAAACTTATAAAGAATAATACAGGAGTTAGTTCAAAGAACTTCTTCCTTGTAGCAGTTACAGTAATAGGTTTGGTACTGCTATTAGTACCAGCAATACTACTTATAGTAGAGGTGATATATAACCATACTATAGCAACAGACTTAAATGGTCTAGCTGCATATATAGGTGCTGTTGCTGCTGTATTTACATCCGCTGGCATAACAAAAGCATGGTCTGAGAAATATGAAAGAAAAGATAGTAATACTATTAAACAAAATCCTCCCAAAATGGTTGAAGGAGAGTAATAGGACAAAGCATCTTTTATATGCTATTCCTATAGGATTTTTATTTACAATACTTTGTGTACTTGGTGTTGCTTCTGGCATGGAGTTTAAGGACAAGGCTTATGGTGGTAAATGGGATTGGCTTGATTGGTTAGCCACTATGATAGGTGGCATTATTGGCCAAGCACTTACTATAGGATATTATTTCCTTTTACAATTCCTATATAGGATGTAGTGACAATAAGAGGTATGCAGGGAGAATTAGCTAGAATAGCTAACTAGCTAAAGCAGAAGGACCTCTATAAAAGACCCTGCTTCATTTCCCCAAAGCATTGATGGTGGATGCTCTTGACTTTTAATCATGAGAGCTAGGTTCAACTCCTAGTAGGGAAACTAATTATTAATCCCTTAAATTAAGTGATATGAAAAAGGTTATTTCATTTCTTAAAAGAAGGGTAAGTCAGGCTTTTTCAAATATAACTTACTTGCCCTCAGGTATGTTACCTCCTAGGTAACTACCTTTACTAACTTGGGAAATAATTTATGGAAGTACTGCTCAGATGGTGGATGAGCACCAGACTGTAAATCTGGCACATAGAAACACAATAGGTTCGAGTCCTTTTACTTCCACAACATGAAAGATATAAATAAATTAGAAGTATCTAACAAAGCTATAAATTCTAGAATAATGTAGCAACGTAACTCTTAGGGCTTTACATTGTAAGTAAGACTATTCCCTTTTAGATGTCGTAGAATCTATGTGAGTGCCTTAACACAGAGTTCATTAAGGCTATAAGTAACAGATTAGTTAAGCAGAAGTCCTGCCCCTGCCTAGTTGTAAAAGGGTGTATAATGAAGATTATACTAATCTAGGCTTTTACCCTCTTGATGGAATGGTAGACATAAAGGTCTTAGAAGCCTTGACCGTAGTGGTGTAAGAGTTCGAGTCTCTTAGGGGGTACTAGAAAATAATTGGAAAATAGTTAAGAAAATGTTTGGTAGTTACAAATATTTTACTTAACTTTGCAACATCAAAACAAAAGAAAAGGTATGTTTGAAGATAGCTTGTTTACACCAATGGAAGAGGAAAGGGAGAATAATTCTCCTACAGGAAGTCAATTCTTCATAAGTTTCCTCAATCAACTTGAGGGGTGGAAAACTAAGTGTAAAAACCTCCATTGGGCAGCACCTAAGAAGAATATTCATGTGTATCTTGATGAGTTTCTTGTTATACTATCAGATTATCAGGATGGGCTTGCAGAGGGTTATATGGGAATACTTGGGCAGATGCAACCTAATGTTATTAAAGGTACTGCAAGTAATACACTAAATGCTATAGACTTCATTGAAGAAGTTAAAGTAGGTACATTATCTTTTTATGACAAGGTTCCTCAAGAGATTATATATAAAGGTATCACTTCAGAATGTGAGACATTCATACAGAATATCAACAAGTATAGATACTTGTTTGGTCTGTGTGATGTAAGACCTTATTAAAACGAAGGCTTCATGGGGGAATAGGTAGACCCGACAGACTTAAACTCTGTTTTCCAGTAATGGAAGTGTGGGTTCAAGTCCCACTGAAGCTACAATGCCTCTTTAGTATAAAGGTTTATTATTTCTGTTTTGTACTCAGAAGATGTGGGTTCAATTCCTACAAGAGGCTCTATAATGCAGGTATGGTGTTAGTGGTTAGCACATGACATTGCCAATGTCAAGGGGCCAGTTCAAATCTGATTATCTGCTCAATGGAAATGAAGAAGTGTAGTAAATGTGGAGAGCTAAAGCCAATCTCTGAGTTTGCAATAAATAAACTGAGAAAAGATGGTCATGCCTCAGATTGTAAATCTTGCAGAAAGATTTATAGAGATAAACATTATCAGGAACATAAAGAGTATTACAAAACAAAAGCTGCTGAATATAAAAAGAAGAAGACAGCAGAATTTGAGGAGTATAGAAGTACTTTGAAATGTGAGATATGTGGTGAAAGCAGACCTTGGTGCTTAGATTTTCATCATGTTAATCCTGATGAAAAAGAAAGAGAAGTAGTTAAGCTAATAGAGTCTCCAAGAAAACTTAGAGAAGAGATTAAAAAGTGTAGAGTATTATGTGCTAACTGCCATAGAGACTTACACTATAAAAATAAACAGGCAGGTATCGTATAAAGGTTAATATAAGAGACTTCCACTCTTTTGATGTGGGTTCGATTCCCACTATCTGCTCTAATATACATCGTAGGGTGATAGCAATGGTAGCTAGCAAGGCTCATAACCTTGAGGTTGAGAGTTCGAGTCTCTCCCCTGCAACTAATTCAAGTAATATGGAAGAAATTGAAAGAGCAAAAAAGACTAGGACTAAGACTTCAGGAATTATGACTGCTCTTACTGCTACAACTATTAGAGGCATTGTTAATAGTGCTAATGAGGTTGGTATAAAAAGAGAAGATATAGTATCCCTCTTAAAAGAGAATGGGCAGTTTGTTCTAATTTATTTCAAGTAAACATTATGGATATGGAAGAGCAGAAGTTAGTAGAAAGACCCTTGATGAGTGAAGGGGAGTTCAAGGATTACATGGAGAAGAATAGAGTAGATATTGTGGGAGATTTCTATGAAAGAGGTATTCTTCACCTGAGAACTTATGAAGCAGTAAGCAGGTTTAAGTCTGTGAGAAGAGCAATCAGAAGAGGCCATATCTCCCTTGATGGAGTTATTTATCCTAAGAGACCTTTCAATAATGCTAAGCATAAGAAAGGTAGTCTAAATGATGAGAAGAAGAGAATATATGAGCAACTTAAGCAACTTAAGCACAGACAAAGGAAATCCGCATAATGATTACAATAATGAGCCAGTATTTTACTGCAAGCATTGTTTATCATTGAATGTAAGGTATGTCCTAGATATGAAAGACTCAGAATATTGTGATAATTGTGGGTCTACTGATATAGCAGAATGCTCTATAGAGGAATGGGAGAATCTCTATAGGAATAAATTCGGTCATAACCACTTAGACAAATATTAAAAATGGAAGAGCAAAAGAAGAAAGTTGTGGAAATGAAGCCACAGGTGCAGAGGCCTGAAAAGCTGTCTTATGAGAAGCTTGAGAATGTTGCCCATCAGCTTAGTGAACAAAATAGACAGCTGTTTGCAAAGTTGCAAGAGCTGAATATGGTCAATATGTTCAAGAGACTTGATTACTTGTTCAAGGTAGTAGAGAATGGTCATATGTTTAAACAAGACTTCCTTGAAAAGTGTATTGCTGAGATTGAAAGTTTAATGACAGTTCCAGAGCAAGAAGAGGAGCCAGAGACTGTAGATAAGGCGTAAGTATTATTATGAAGAAGGCTAACAACATAGTTAGGATACCCACTTCATTAAATGGTAAGTTCTTTAGATATTGGTTTGAATTTCTACAGCCTTTTCATAATCTAACAAATAGAGAGATTGACGTAATTACTGCTTTTGTAAAGCAAAGATACCAGCTCAGTAAGGTCATTAAGGATGACTCTATCCTTGATAAAGTTATCATGAGTGAGGACACAAAAAAGAAAGTAAGGGAAGAGTGTAATATCACTCTCCCACACTTTCAAGTAATTATGGGCAAGCTAAGGAAGAATAAGGTTATTGTTGATGGTAAGATAAATCCTAGATTTATACCTAACATTGATGAGGAAACTGGTTACTTCCAGCTATTGTTACTTTTTGAATTGAAATGAGTTATCCTGATATAGTAGGTAAGGTATCTAGAGAGTTGAATTTACCAAAGGAAGTGGTAGATAAGGCATATAAGGCATATTGGTTATTTATAAAAAACCATATACAATCCTTACCATTAAAGGAGAATCTTAATGAAGAGGATTTTGCTAAGTTAAGAACCAATTTTAACATCCCCTCATTGGGCAAACTAAATTGCACTTATGATAGGATGTTGGGCATGAAAAAGAGATATAAGTTAATCAAGCAAATTAGGGAGAAGAATGCTTAAAGTTAAAAAGATAAAGCCAATGTTCACTGCACTTATCACTACAATGGATAAGTATGAGAAGGATGTAAAGATTGGTGGTCTTATAGATACTACCAGACAGCAAGGGGGTCTTAAAGAATATCAGAAAGTACTTGCAGTAGGTAGTTCTGTAAGAGATATTAAAGTAGGTGATATAGTATGTGTTAATCCTGCAAGATTTGCAGTGAGGAAGCACCAAGCAGGCTCATTGAAAGATGGAGTTGTGACAGATAATCCTGTTACTACTTATAACTTTGATGTGGTAGAGATGGATGGAAAGCAGTGCCTATTGCTTCAAGATAGGGATGTTGACTTTATTATTGAAGAGTGGGAAGATGTTCCTGACCCAGCTCCTTCACCTCTCATTAAGCCAGCAGAAAAGAAATTAATTGTATAACTCAAAAGAGTAATCAGGAATATCTGATTACTCTTTTTTTTTTACCAAATTTATGCTTAAGCTGTTTAGATACGAAGGATATAAAATAGTCATATCAGAAGAAGCCTTTGCTTTGAAGCCTTTTAGACAGATATGGCAAAGAGACAGGACTGTTAATAAGGATAAAGCTATAATGGAATTAGGGTTCATTTACTTTTTCTGTGACCCTAGAAGTGATTATCAATATCTTGTAGATGAAAAGGAGAGAATGGAAGCTATTAAAGAGGGGGAAGGACTACCTCCTAAATGGCAGCCTGACAGAATAGTCACAGAGGCTATGGATTTCTATATGTCATTCAAGCCTATATCTGCTTTACTCCTTGAAGACACGAGATTTATGGTTGATAAATATAGAAAGAGATTAAAGGCTCAAGAGTTTGATGACCTAGAGATTAAAGACTTGAAAGAAGTAGGTGCTCTTATAAAGCAAATACCTCCTCTTGTAAAGGATTTAGATGAAGCTGAAAAAGCACTTAACTCTGAAATGAAGAGTTCAGGTAAGATGAGAGGTTCTGGAGAAAAGACAATCTTTGAAGATGATTTGACATTATGATTGGGACACATGATAGCTATACATTCTTGCCAGCTAGGAAGAAGTTATTTGAATGGTTCTCTTTCCTATGGAGGACACAAGTAAAGAGTATAGCACAGCAGAAAGAAATAGGAGTAACCTACTTTGATGTGAGAGTAAGAAGAGATGGAAATGTATGGAGAGTATGTCATGGATTAGTAGATTTTGACCTTACATTTAAGAGTATAGGAGAGATAGTTAATATATTCTCAGTATATAAAGTTAGGATTATACTTGAAAGAGAAGGTAGTGAAGACCTATTCAGAGAAGAGGTATTGAAGAATGCTCCATGCCTAGCTCTTTCTTTTGCTTGTATAAAGAGTGGATGGAAGGTCATACTTGATAGAGACCTACATATATTTGATTATACCTATACTCCTTGGTTATCAGGAGTATCTTTTTGGGACAATATCAAGAGGTTTAATTTCTTCTCTACCATTAAGAGGTGGGCAAAGAAACATAATCCTGTTATCAATGATATACTGAAGAAGGATAGTACTAATGTTTATTTTATGGATTACGTATGAAAGCAGAAGATATAGTAGAAGGACTTAACAGGCATATTGAAGATAGGAGAAGTGAGAGAAATATTTCATCTAAAGGACATCTAATATTGCAAAGAGTAGTAGAACCTCATCCTACTTTCAAAGTCTATAAAACATATAAGGCTGTCCTATGGTTTGTCAAAGGAAAGAATAGGCATATAGTTATTTCACTTAGCCATTCTGCTAAAGTACTAGAAGGGCAAGAGGAGTCTATGCAACAGTATATAAATACTGAATTATGTCATCTTATATTTAATTGGATAGGCTCTGATTTTTATGAAGCAGTTATAAAGGGAGAATATAATGGAATTAAAGAATAAGTCTTTTAATATATTTGGTACTAAGTATAGAATAAAATTTGTGGATAATGTGTTAGATAAAGAAAATAATTGGGCATATGGTAAGACTAATACATCTTCTAAAGAAATTCTAATCTCTACTAAATTAAGTAATGGAAAGGATATACAAGAGAATGAGATTCTTATTACTTTATATCATGAAATTATACATGCTATACTTTCAGCAGGACAGTACATGGATTTTAACAATGATGAGCCATTAGTTGAATGGTTAGCTAGGTGTATTTTATCTTTAAAGAGCCAAAAGATATTATAATATGAAGTATGAGTTCAATGAATATCAAACAGAACTAACTGAGGAGTTAGTTAATAGCCTTCCCCAAGAAGTTCAAGACCAGTTATTTGATATTATAAATAATGTAGAATTTGTCAAAAGGCTAATAAGTCCTACAAGAGAACATGCCAAGGATAGACCAAGAGATGATAGAGGTAGAATCATTGTGGACTTAGCTAATCCTCACATACTTGAGAATATGGACTATTTCAGGCCATCTGCTCTACATTATGAGAAATATGGTACATTTACTAACCTTAGACCTAATGCCAATCCTAATAGTGAATATGGCAAGTGGATAAGAGAGGAGAGAAGAAGAATCTGGGAAGGCTATGTGAGGGAAAGTGATGGGGAATGGGTTACAGGTTATATGTACTGGTTTCTTAATTACTCTCCTATGATGCTCTCTAAGATTAGAGAGTATAAGGATAAGAATGGTAAAAAGAGAAAGTCTAAAAGAGCTGATAGAATAGAAGCACTTCCTGAATGTTGGGAAGGCATCTACTGGAGATTCCATTGTCTAGACCAAGCATCTAATGGAGGTCTATATAATAACTTTGATGGTGGGCAACACATGGCAGAACTTGCCTCCAGAGGTAAAGGTAAGTCATATAGTCTTGCTTCTATTCTTAACCATATCTTTGTAGTAGGTGAAAATGAGGAAGCACATGAGAAGGTAAAGGGCATAGTAACTGCTTACCAAAAGGAGTATCTCACCAAAGATGGTGTCCTTAATAAGTTTGTAGATATGGCTAACTTTTGTGCAACTAATACTCAGTTTCCAAGAAAGAGATTAAAGAACTCTTTGCAGGAAATGACATGGATAATGGGGTATAAGGATGTAGAGTTGGACATTGAAAGGGGTACTCAGAATACAGTACTTGGTGTATCATCTAAGGATGATGAGTCTAAGTTAAGAGGTAAGAGAGCTGCCAAAATCCTTATTGAAGAGTTTGGTACATTCCCAAGACTTGTAGACCTATATAATGTATTGCTGCCTTCAGTACAGGAAGGTGATATTGTCTTTGGTCAAATCTATATGTTGGGTACTGCTGGTGATAATGAATCAGACTTTGCTGGTGCTCAGGAAATTATGTATAACCCAAAGGGTTATAATATGTATGCCATACCTAATGTATATGATAAATTTAATCAAGGTAAACCTTACTTTGTTTTCTTTTTCCCTGGCTATGTAAATAGAAAAGGATGCTATAATGAGAGTGGTGTATCTGATGTAATCAAAGCTCTTATTGAGATTCTTATGAATAGATATAGGGTAAAGTATAACTCTACTGACCCTAATACTATCATTAAGACTATTGCTGAAGTCCCTATTACCCCTGCTGAGGCTATTGTCAAAACAGGTGTAAATATGTTCCCTGTAGCTGACCTTACAGAAAGATTAGGTCAATTAGATGCTAATCCTACAGAGTATGATGATGTCTATGTTGGAGATTTAGTATTTAACAAAGAAGGTCAGATAGAATATAAGCCTACTTCTGCACAACCTATTAGGGACTTTCCCCATAAGGATAATAAGATTGAGGGTGCTATTGAGATATACCAAATGCCTGAGATTGATAAGAATACAGGCAAACCATTTAATGATAGATATATATTAGGAGCTGACCCTTATGATGATGATGAGTCAAATACTATGTCTTTGGGTTCAATTTTTGTATTAGACTTATGGACAGATAGGATAGTGGCTGAATACACTGGAAGACCTCTCTATGCAGATGACTATTATGAGATTTGTAGAAAGCTGTGCTTATTTTACAATGGCAGGCTAAACTATGAGTATAACAAGAAAGGTCTATTTTCCCACTTCTCTACAAGGAATAGTTTATACCTACTTACTGATGTATTAGATTTCTTGAAAGAAAAGCAAATGATGAAGGAAGGCTATGGTAATAAATCAAAGGGTACTAATGCCTCTCCTGCCATCAATGCCTATGCAAGAAGCAGATTAAGAAGCTGGCTATTAGCTCCAGTTCCTATTATGCAGACTATTGATGGGGAGGAGAAAGAAGTACTAGTACCTAGGTTATTTACTGTGAGGAATAGAGCATTACTTAAAGAGCTTATCAATTATAACTCTGAAGGCAACTTTGATAGAATATCTGCTATGGGCATGTTGATGCTTCTAAGAGAAGATAGAATGATAAGGTATCAAGGAGATGTTAGCAAAGAGAAGCAAGAAAAAGCTAATAGTAGCTATGATGGGAATGACCCATTCTTCAAGAGAAACTATGATTCTAGATTCAGGCAGTAAATTTAGTAAAAATAAGATGTATTGCTTAGTAAATCATTTATAGTCTTGTGCAGATTAACTATTTTAGTTACCTTTGCACAACAAATATATTGAAGTATGGAAGATAAGACATACATAGTATATCTACATGTAAATCCTAAGAATAAGAAAGTATATGTTGGTATTACAAATCAGAATGTATATAAGAGATGGAAAAATGGGCATGGATATACTAAGTGCAAAAAGTTTTATAATGCCATACTAAAATATGGTTGGAACAACTTTAAGCATATAGTACTTTGTAAAACTTGTAAGGATAATGCTTTATTCTTGGAAAAGACTTTGGTTAAATACTATAAGAGTAGAAACTTGAGTTACAATATTACTGATGGTGGAGAAGATAGCATACCAAGTATGCTTGGCAAACATCATACTAGTGAAGCCAAGGAGAAAATAAGTAAGGCTGGGAAGAGACCATGTTCTGTAGAGAAAAAGACGAAAATATCTATAGCTAATAGTGGTGCCAGTAATGGCATGTTTGGTAAAACTATGCCAATTAACACTAAGGTGGCTATCATAGCAGCTATAAGCAAACCTGTACTTCAATTGGATTTGGATAATAATATTATTAATAGATTTTCCTCTGCTTCAGAGGCAGAGAGACAATTAAATGGTAAAGGTAGCCATGTAAGTTGTTGCTGTCTCGGAAAGAGGAAAACTGCTTATGGATATAAATGGAAATATGAGTAATTTTATAAATTTACCTCCTCAGCAGTTACCCTTTTCAAAAAAGAATAAAAAGTGGAGAGCTGCTCATTTGGATTGGGCAGACAGTAAGACCTTCTTCAATTATAGTTTAGTCAGAAAATCTGTAATCCATAAGAAAATAAACTATGACTTACTCAATGGTAAACTCCACATGAGTGACTTTGAGATGATACTCAATCCTGATAATCTACAAGCAGGATTTATTCCTGATAGAATACAGCACTATCCTATCATCAATAGCAAGTTAAGAGTGTTAAGTGGTGAGGAAAGTAAAAGAGTATTTGACTTTAAGGTTGTAGTAACCAATCCTAATGCTATTACAGAGATTGAGAACAATAAGAAGCAAGAACTACTGCAAAGATTACAGGAATGGGTATCAAATACTGCCCAATCTGAAGAAGAGGCAAACCAAGAGCTTGAAAGAATAAATGACTATTATACCTATGAGTGGCAAGATATGAGGGAGATTAGGGCTAATGCCCTCCTTAATCACTACATTAAGGAGTATAATATCCCCCTTATGTTTAACCAAGGATTCATGGATGCTATGGCAGTTGGTGAAGAAATCTACCAATGTGACATAGTTGGCGGAGAACCTATCATTAAGAAACTCAATCCACTCAAGGTAAGAATATTTAAAGGAGGTTACAGCAATAGAATAGAAGATGCTGACATGATAGTCCTTGAGGACTATTGGTCTCCTGCACAAGTAATTGATACTTTCTATGATGTGTTGACAAAGAAGGACATGGAGTATATAGAAAAGATGCCTGACCATGTAGGACAGGCTGCTGTAGACTCAATGGACAACATTGATGAAAGATATGGCTTTGTCAATAATCATATGATAGGAGATGAGATGAGTACTGAGGGCTTCTTTTGGGACCCTATGGGTGCTTATGATGGAGTAAATAACTCTCTCTTACCTTATGATATGGCTGGAAACTTGAGAGTACTTAGAGTATATTGGAAATCAAGAAGAAGGATTAAGAAAGTAAGAAGCTATGACCCTCAGACTGGAGAAGAAGTATTTAACTTCTACCCAGAAACTTATGTTATAGATAAGGATGCTGGAGAGGAAGAGCAGATATTCTACATTAATGAGGCATGGGAGGGAACTAAAATAGGTACTGACATTTATGTCAATATGAGACCAAGGATAGTTCAGTATAATAGGCTGAGTAATCCTTCAAGGTGTCACTTTGGGATAGTTGGCTCTATCTATAACCTTAATGATACTAGACCTTTCAGCTTAGTAGATATGATGAAGCCATACAATTATCTGTATGATGCTATACATGATAGACTGAATAAGTTGATAGCTAGGAACTGGGGGTCATTGGTTAGACTTGACTTTGCCAAGAAACCTAAAGGATGGGATGTAGAAAAGTGGCTATACTATGCAAAGACAATGGGCCTTGCAGTTGAAGATAGCTTCAATGAAGGTAATATAGGTGCTGCTACAGGTAAACTTGCTGGGGCATTGAATAATGCTTCTACAGGAGTTATTGCAGCTTCTGATGGAAATCAGATACAGCAGTATATCAATCTCCTTGAATTTATCAAGATGGAGATGGCTGAAGTTGCTGGCATTACCAAGCAAAGAGAAGGTCAAGTAAGTAATAGGGAGACTGTAGGTGGAGTAGAAAGAGCTACATTACAATCTTCTCATATTACCGAGTGGCTATTTGTAGTTCATGAGGATGTAAAGAAGAGAGCATTAGAGTGCTTCTTAGAGACAGCAAAGATTGCACTAAGAGGCAGAAGTAAGAAATTCTCCTATATATTATCTGATAACTCTCAGAGAATAGTGGACATAGATGGAGATGAGTTTGCAGAAGCTGACTATGGTCTTGTGGTAGACAACAGCAATGGTATGCAAGAGCTTAATCAGAAACTTGATACCTTAGCACAAGCAGCTCTACAGAATCAAACATTGTCTTTCTCTACTATTATGAAGCTGTTTAGTTCATCTTCACTTGCTGAGAAGCAGAGACTTGTTGAAAAGGATGAGAGAAATATCCAAGAGAGACAAGCCCAAGCTCAACAGCAACAAGCTCAAATACAGCAGCAAGAAATTGAGCAAAAAGCACAATTGGAGCAAGCTAAGATGCAGCAAGAAGATGCCCTTAACCAAAGAGATAATGAAACTAAGATTCTCATTGCCCAAATCAATGCTAGCAGCGAAGGTGAAGAAGATGGTGTCATAGAGCCTGAATTTAGTGAGGAAGCTAGAGCAAATCTCCTAGAGAAAATGAGACAATTTGATGAAAGACTCAAATTGGATAAAGAACGTTTATCTTTGGATAAAGATAAGGCTGCAACTGATGCTAGACTTAAAGAAAGGCAAATAAATAAGAAAGCTAAATGAGAGCATAATAAAATCTAATTAAATCAAACTATACTAGAAAATTAAATAATAAATGCAAATAATATGAATAGAAGAAAGGCAATAATAGAAAGCCCATATGAACCTCCAGTAGACTCATTGTGGCTTTATGAGAAAACGCTTAAAGCTTTTATTAATGGAAAGTGGGAAGTTATAGGTAGTGGTCTATCTCCTGAAGAAATAGAGGAATTAAAGACTAAGGTAATTGTAGAGTTAGAGATAGGTGATACAGACGAAATTAAGGCAAGAAATCTAGAGAAACTGAAGGCTGTACAATCTGTAGACCATCTATTCTTTGCAGATATAGACTATGGTTATGGTACTGCAAAGTGGCTACCTATCACTGGAGGTGAAGCCTTTATTATTACCAGTACAGGTAATGCAGTAGTCTATAATATAGATAAAGATGGCAGTGTTGTAAAATCATTTGAAACAGATATTAAGAATATAACAAGTGTTGATGATGCCCTATCTGACACTTCTACGAATCCTGTACAGAATAAAGTAATTAAGCAGGCACTTGATAATTTAACTTTAGGACAAGTTGAAGTTCTTGATTTATTATCTTACGGAGTATCTTGGAAACCTGAAGTTGCAGACCCTGTATTAACAAGAGTAGGTAATATGTCTTATCACAGGACCCTTCCTATTCAAAATAACATGAGAGGATGTATTGCTCAAATGAAAGGTGGAGTTAAGATAATGTATTATCTTAATAATACTGACTGGAGATTTAGAACCCCACAAGATGCAAAAAGTTATAAATTAAAAGACCAAGTTATAAGCTTTAATGGTAATGAGCACACTATTACAAATGACGTATTTAGTACTTTACAATATGAGCATCAATATGTAAAAATTAATGATATTATATGTCAAGTTACTAGTATAGATATTGCAACTAAGACTGCTAGTATAACTCCTGAAAAAGCTCTTGCAGCAGGTTCTTATGATATAGAATTAGGTGCAGTACTTAATGGCTATGATGGCGAAGTAATGGTAGAAGTACCTGAATTTTGGATTAAATCCTGGGATACTGATGTTAGAAGAGAAGTAAGAATATCACCATCAAAGATTGATGACACTTGGGAACATCAGCCTAAGTTATTAGTTGCTGCTTATCATGATACAGTGCTTAATACTATCCCTGAGAACATGGGTTACTTAAGTACATTAGAAGCTAACTCAGCTTTATCTATAGTAAACACAAATGGCTATTGTAGAGGTGGTAATAATTCATCTACTTATGATGCTTATATTACTTCTGATAGATTCAGAAGTATGCTTGGTAAGCCTAGAACAGCTATTTCAAGAGCTACTATGAGAGCTAGTTGTAGAAGGTCTGGTAAGGAAATTCTCAACTATTTACAATATAAGAGAGTATTATATTGGCTATACTTTATTGAGTATGCTAACTTCAATTGCCAAGCTAAATTTAACTCTGAACTTACTTCTGAAGGCTTTAGACAGGGAGGTCTTGGTGGTGGTGTTACTACTATCAATAGTAGTTATTGGAACTTCTATAATAGTTACAATCCATTAACCCCTAGCGGCTATACAAATGAATTTGGTAATGGGACTAACATTAAGACAATGACAATAGTAATGCCTACTGTTAGTGGTGGTGAACCTACTTTTTCTACAACTCAATATGTATCTAGATGGCATGGTATTGAGAATCCATTTGGTGATATTTGGAATAATGTTGATGGCGTTATCATTAATTCTTCTAGTATAGTTGAAAATGGCAAGAAGTATAGTGAACTCTATGCTACTGAAGACCCATTACTCTATAGTGACTCTAATTATAGTAAGATGAGAGTAGTTGGTATAGAGCTTAATGAAGCAGGCTATATAAAGGAATGGGATTTAGGCAATACAGCAGAGATTGTTCCTAGATTAAATGGAGGTAATACAACACAATATAAGTGTGATTATCACTTTGCTGATAATACTACAGGATTAAGAACGCTCTTTCTTGGTAGCAGCGCTTATAATGGTGCTTATGCTGGCTTGGGTGGCTTCAATTCTTTCAATGGTGTGGGTATTGCCTATGCTTATGTCGGGTTCCGTTCTTCATGTGTTGTAGCTTAAAATAAAAAAAAAAGTTCTTAAAATATTTGGTCAATTCAAAAACTTTTTTTTTGTAACTCTGCACCTATTGAAATAAAAGAGAATGAAGAGACTTAATGGACTTTATGACAGAATCTGCACTTTACAGAACATTGAGGAAGCAGATAAAAATGCAAGAAATATCCAGTAAACTTTAAGATTAGAAAATATGTTAGAGCCAAAGAGAATTGATTCAAATATAGCACCTGCTATTACTGAAAGTCTTGGTAATGGTAATTGGTACTATAACTATGACATTAAGTCTGAGAAAGTAGAATTACCTCTTCAAGAAGGTGAAACAGTGCCTAAGGAGGAAGTTAGATATAACTATATTCAGATTAAATTGTCAGAAAAGCCTAAGTATAAGAAGTGTGTAGAACTTCTTATTAGAGAGTTTATTACTCAAACACAGGAATTTGACTTAATTAACTCTGCTAACAAGGCTATTCTGTCAGGAGCTGAGTCAAGTGAAGATATAACTAAGTACAGAGAATACCTTGATAAGGTGGAGGAAATAAAAGAAAAGGTAGCAAAAGACCTTAGTAAATAAATAATAATCCACTTATACTCTTGTGTAAGTGGATTTTTTTTTATTGTATGTTTGCAACATGAAAAAGTTAATATTTATAATGTTAGCTATCTTAATGCTTTCAGCTTGTAAGACTACTACAAAGATTGTAGAAGTTCCTGTTGAAGTTGTAAAGAAGGAATATATACATGATACTAAATTAGATAGTGTATATATTAGGGACAGTATTGATAGATGGCAAAAGGGTGATACTTTACTTATTACTAAATATTATACGAAATACAAGTATTTAAGTAGAATAGACACTATATTAAAAGTAGATACTATTCCTAAGATAGTATCTACTACAATAGAGAAGAAAGTAGAAGTTAATCACATATATTGGTATCAAAAACTATTAATGTGGTTAGGGGGCATAACAATGATAATATTAATAATAGTTATAACCTACAGCATGAAGAATAAATGATTGACTTAGGAATACTAATCACTGGGTGCATTGGACTTATTACCACTATAGTTAGTGGCTGGACATCATGGTTCTTTGCAAGAAAGAAATATGATAGTGAGGTTGATAGCAATCTCATAAGCAATATGAAAGAATCATTGGACTTTTATGAGAAGCTGTCATCAGATAATAGAGAAAGGCTGGAAGAGGTACTAAAGAGAAATTCAGGATTAGAACAAGAAGTAGGAGAACTTAGAAAACAAATGTTTCATCTTATGAGTTCTATATGTACAGACCTTACCTGCCAATTGAGAAAGAGAAACTTAAACCTTTTTAATGAGCATGGAATTAGTAGTGGACAGAAAATGGAAGAAGCAGGGCTACACCATAAGTAATCTTACTATAGATGGCAAGTGGTTCTGCAATGTACTTGAAGACACAGACAGAGGGTTAGATGATTCTATGTCAATAGCAGAGATTAGGAAACTGAAAAAGCCTTCAATTACTGCTATTCCAAGAGGTACTTATGAAGTTACATTAGATGTTATTTCTCCTAGATTCTGTACTAAACCCTTCTATAAGCAAGTATGCAATAGTAAACTACCTAGACTACTTAATGTAAAAGGCTTTGAAGGCATACTTATTCATGCTGGTAATACTGATAAAGATTCAGCAGGATGCTTATTAGTAGGTGTCAATAAAGTTAAAGGTCAAGTAATAAACAGCAAAGAGACTTTCAAGGAGCTATACAAACTCCTTAAAGACAAGCATGATAAAGGTGAAAAAATAACAATTAAAATCTTATAATTATGGCAAGAAGAACAGGTAGAGCAAAGCCTATGACAGCTAAAGCTGGTGTCACTAAGACTAAGAGAAGATATGCTTGTGGTGGCAAAATGAAGAAGTAATGAATAAATTATTGTATAAGATAGAGTTGCATTTAGTAAAAGTAATACCTATGATTTACGCATTACTTAGTTTGCTAAATACAACTCTATCTTATTTTGATATTAACACAGTAATACTAAGTTATATTGGTAGTGTATCTTTTATAACATTACTATTCTTGTATATTACATCTTATGTATTTAAGTTTTGTGAATATCATAGGATGTTTATACATTATACTACTATAACTTGAATACTAAATATAATAGATTTGTATATAGGAATACCTGTTAGTGATATTTGGTATTTAGGCATTCAATTAATAGTAGCAGGCATTTCATTGTTCATAATACTTTATTTGTATGTTAAAAGTTATAAGAAGTCTACTATTAAAGATAGTAAATGATATTGATGCAGGAAACTCTAATATAACTGAAGGAGAAGCTATGGAGATAGTAGATAGTTTGAAGAGGTTTACTGATAAGGAGAAGAGATTGAGTAAGTATGCTGCCTGTGAATACTTAAATGTAAGTAGAGCAACCTTTGACAACTATGTTAGGGAAGGTAAATTACCTAGAGGCAAACACGAAGCGGGTTTCAAAGAATTATCATGGGATAAGAAAACTCTTGATGAGTTCATAAGAAGGAATAAAATAAGAAAGGAGAAAGTATGATAACCCAAAAGAAAATAACAATCCCTATATTCAACTATAAGCTGACAATAGTTATATTTGATAAGTGGAAGGAATGTGATAAGTTTTTGCCTGCTGATGAAATGGAAATAGAGGCAAATGCAATCACTATACATAATTATGGTGCATCTCTTGTAGCTGTAAATGCCAAGAGGGAAAGCAGTATTGCCCATGAGTCAGAGCATATCAAGAATGCCATATGGAGATATATAGGATATGAACCACAAAGGGATAATGATGAAGTTGATGCCTATCTCCTTACTTATATATACAATAAGATAACAGATGTTTTCTACAAACATGATAAAGCAGCCAAGTAGGTTGCTTTTTTTTTGAATCAGCAACATAATGCTAAATAAAAGCCCTGTAACTCATAGAGTTATGGGGCTAATTAGTAATGATAGGTATTCTGAAATTAGTTGTATATCTTTGCACTTGTAAACGTTTACAAAGAGATAAAACCGTATAACTAATTTCAAAAACTGCTACTATGGAAATAATTGAGAAGCAAGTAGAGAAAGTAAAGGAAGTGCCTTATGATGGATATGGCTACTGCCCTAGAGATAGGTATGCAACAAAAGGTGTTGCAGGTACTGGTCTTGGTCTTGGTATAGCAGGTACAGCACTTGGACTTCTTGCTCTTAGTAGAGGAGGATTTGGCCTATTTGGAAATGGGGCAAGCGGGCTTTCAATGCCTGAGAATGTAAACATCAATGCTTTAGGCGGTGGTACTAATGGCAATGGTGTATCTGCTCCTACTGCTTTCCAAACATGGGAAAAGGGCTGTGAAGATACTCTTGCACTTCAGAAGGGTCTTTATGACTGGGCACTTGCTCAGCAATCACAAAGATTTGCTGATAGACAGACATTAAATAGTGAGCTATTCAGTGTATGGAAAGGCCAGATTGATGCTGACTTTGGTCTATATAAGAGCACAAGAGATGGCTTTGATGTACTATCTGCAAAGCAAAACCAAGATGCTTTCAATCTGTATAAGTCTCAAAGAGATGCTGATGATGCCATCAGAAAGGAATTAAGTGACTTAAAGGCTCAAGTAGCTATTAATGCTGCTGTAAGACCTTATCAAGATAAGCTAATCCAATGCGAGATTGACAAGGCATTTACTGCTGGTATTAACTATACTGACAGAAAGACTTGCAAGGTTATCTATGGTGAAGTATGCCTACCTAACACTCCTACAGTCACAGGCTATGTAGGTGCAAACCAATGTGGTTGCCCAAGAGTTGTTAATGGTGCTGCTGCAACTGTCTAAAGTAAGGGGGTAATTCCCCTTACTTTTCAATACTAATCTTAAAAACTTATAGTTATGATTCCAGTAAATCAAGTCATATTAGGGGGAGGAGACCCATTGCTTGGAAGCAGTGTGGTAGGAAATAGTCTTGATGAGCAACTACAGCTTATTGAGAAGTATAAGCAGAACCTTGAAGCCGCAAAACAGTTAAGACAGCAGGCTCAACCTATACAGCAGCCTACCCAAAGGCTTATATGGGATGAGGTAGATGCTGAAATAACTCCTATGACAGATGAGCAAAAGGCAATGCTACTTCAAGATGAGGACTATGTAGATACTTATACTAAGATTCAGACTATGGTTCAAAATGAAATTCTGAACTTGGTTAAGAGCAGGATTGAGAATACCCCAGAAGGTAAAGAGTTGCTACAAAGTCAATTAAAAATAGTCAAGAAGTTAAAGGGAAAAATTATTCAAGAGACTAACAGGGAAATGGAAATGTTTAGAAAGTTCAGGGAATTTAGCAAGACTAACCCTGAAGTGACTTATGAAGAATTTATTAAAGCTAATATGTAATTATGGTAACTGTAACACAATTGACTGACAATCTTAAGTCTTATGTTTCACTTCAATTAGATAGTATGTCTAAGTCCAATCCTATGATTGGTTTTATGAAGCCCCTCATTACTAGGGCATTAGACAAGAACTTTGACAAAGTGACAAAGACTTTGGACTTAATATCTGATAAAGAGGGCAACATAGACATTGAGAATATCATCACTGAAATGATGGAGAACTTAATGAATACTAACCCATTTACCTTCAAGACTTCATTTATTGGAGACATAGAAATAGGTGGAGGTGAAATCAAGTTTAACTTGCCATTCACTAGTAAAAGATTAGTGTTGAATATAACAGACCTAGAGACTTTCAAGGAAATGTTAATCACTAAAAGCTAAGGAATATGGATGAACTTATGATGTATGAGTACCTAAATAGAAAAGGTATGGGTGGTATGAGTGAGCATGAGTTCATGGATAAGTTCAGGGAATTTATGAATAAGTATAGAAGAAGCTCTATGAGACATGGTAGAGAAGGAGACTTCATACCATTTGATGATGACTACTTCTATATGAGAAGACATAATAGCCCTGATGAGTTCATGGATATGCTTGACCCAAGAAATGAAAGACTCTCAGACAAGTTTAGAGACCACATGAGAAGTGATGATATGGATAGAGCCATGAGATATATGAGAGACTCTATGTCTAGAGGAGACCACTTCAGTGAATCTGAAGCAGAGTATCTCGTATCTAGAATGTATCACACTGAGAATGGCAGAAAATATAGTGGAGAGAAGTTTGATATGCACAAGGCTAAGGAAGTTTGTGAAAGATATAGGGGAATACTCCCAACATCTGTAACAGCTACTGATGTGTATGTAGCTATCAACTCTCAATACCATGATTATGCTGAATTGTTTAGGAGTTGGTTTACAGATGGTATAGAGCAGAAAGTGATTGAATCTGCCATAGTATTCTGGTTTAAGGATGCTGACAGTAAGTCTGAAAATAAGGTAGTAGAATATTTTAGGGAACACTGATTTGATTGGGCAGGATAGCATCCTGCCCTTTCTTTTTGCCTATTATATAAATATTATACTTGTTTATTCAAAGTAATTTATTTACTGTATTGTAGGCAAATAAAATTTTATCTATCTTTGCACCTGTTTAAGATAACACTAAGACGAGAAGTATATGGAAGAAGAACTTAGCTTAGATAACATCTTAGGAGCAGAGGAAATAGATAATCTGTTTGTAGAAGATGATGCACAGGAAACTCCACCTCCTAGTAAAGAGAGTGGAGAAGATGGTTCTGAAGAGAACCATGATAGCAAAGAAAAAGATGAAACTACTGAGGTTGATGTAGATACTTTATTTACTGAACCAGAGAGCGTAGGTGGTGGAAAAGATAATAAAGAGGAAAAGGAAGATACCACTCCGAAAGGTGATGGTACTTCTCCCAAAAACTTCTACTCTTCCATTGCTAAAGCCTTGAAGGAGGAGGGTATCTTCCCTGACCTTGATGATGAGTCTTATTCTAAGATTAAAGAGCCTGAAGACTTCAGGGACTTAATTGAGCAGCAAATAAAAGCTGGTCTTGATGAAAGACAGAAGAGAATTGATGAAGCTTTGACTGCTGGAGTAGAGCCTACAGAGATTAAGAAATATGAAAATACAATCGACTTCCTTGATAGTATTGAGGAAGAGTCTATCTCTGATGAAAGTGATAAGGGTGAAAAACTTAGAAAAGACCTAATCTATCAAGATTTTATCAATAGAGGTTATAGCAAGGAAAGAGCTGCAAGAGAAGTGCAGAAATCCCTTAATGCTGGAACCGATATTGAAGATGCTAAAGAGGCTTTGAAAAGCAATATGGATTTCTTCAAAGACAAGTATGATGAACTTGTTAATGAAGCAAAAGCAGAAGCAGAACAGGAAGAGAAGGAAAGGAAAGAGCAGGCTGAAAAACTGAAGACATCTATCCTTAATGATAAGGAAGTCTTTGGAGAGTTGTCTGTAGATAAGGCAACTAGACAAAGGATATATGATAATATATCAAAGCCTGTTTATAAAGACCCTGAAACTGGGAGATACTACACTACCATTCAAAGGTATGAAATGGAGAACAGAGTAGATTACCTAAAGAATATAGGTCTAATCTTTACACTAACTGATGGCTTTAAGAATCTTGATGGTTTAGTGAAAGGTAAAGTAAAGAAAGAAGTAAAGAAAGGTCTTAGAGAGCTGGAAAATACTCTTAACAATACTGCAAGAACCTCAGATGGTAGTCTGAAATATGCAAGTGGAGTTGATGAGGACCCCGAATCCTTTATTGGGAAGGGGTGGAAGTTAGATGTCTAAGCCCAGAGATGTAAACTAAATAACTGATAAATTAAATTATTTATGGCTGGAAAATTAGGTAAGTTTCAAATGGTAGGCTTCCAGCACTGGAAGGGACTTACTAAGGAAAACCACCTTGGTTCTATCTTTCAGTTAGCTCCACAAAAGGCTACAAACCTAATGGTGCAACTGTTAGCTTACTACAGAGGAAAGACCCTTGACACATTCCTAAACCAATTCCCAACAAGAGAATTTGAGGATGACAATGAGTACTACTGGGATGTTATTGGTTCTTCAAGAAGAAACATTCCTCTTTTAGAGGCAAGAGATGAAAATGGTACACCTATAACTAATGATTCAGGAATGGTGGGTGTAGGTACTGCACCTTTCTACTTAGTATTTCCTGAGGACTGGTTTGCTGATGGTGAGTACATTGTAGGTAGTCTGAATGAAGTCTATCAATTCAGAATCCTCGGAGACCCAAGAATGGAGGGTACTAATGCAGTTTACAAGGTAGAGCTTGCTGGAGGTAACACATTAGGTGTTCCTGCTGAAAGATTACTTGCAGGTGAGAGATTCTCAGTTGAGGCTGCATTTGTTGAGAAGGAGCTTTCAAGAAAGGTTGGTGATGTAAGATTTACAAGCCCTGTTTCTATGAGAAATGAGTGGTCTGTAGTCAGAATCCAACACAAGGTTGAAGGTTCTATGCTGAATAAGAAGCTGGCTGTTGGTATTCCTATCACTAAGGAAACAGAGGGTAGATACACTAAGTCAGTTGCTACAATGTGGATGCACAATGTAGACTGGGAAGTAGAACAGCAGTTCTCTGAATATAAGAACAATGCCCTTGCTTTTGGTAGAAGCAACAGAAATCAGAATGGTGAGTACATGAACTTTGGTAAGTCAGGTAATGCTATTAAGACAGGTGCTGGCTTATTTGAGCAAATGGAAGTTGCTAATACTATGTATTACAACACATTTAGTTTGAAGCTTCTTGAAGATGCTCTATATGAGCTAAGTGCTGCTAAGTTGGACTTTGGTGATAGATACTTCCTCATTAAGACTGGTGAAAGAGGTGCTATCCAATTCCACAAGGAAGTACTTAAGACTGTATCAGGTTGGACTCAGTTTGTTCTTGATAACAACTCTATTGGAGTTGTACAGAAGACTCAATCACAGCTTCATCAGAACTCATTAAGTGCTGGTTTCCAATTTGTAGAATACAAAGCTCCTAATGGAGTAAGGGTTAAGATTGATGTAGACCCATTCTATGATGACCCCGTAAGAAACAAGATTCTCCATCCAAATGGAGGTGTTGCCTTCTCTTACAGATATGATATTATGTACATTGGTACTATGGACCAACCTAATATCTTTAAGTGTAAGATTAAGGGTGATAATGAATACAGAGGTTATCAATGGGGTCTAAGAAACCCATTCACAGGTCAAAAGGGTAATCCTTATATGTCATTTGATGAGGATTCTGCTGTAATCCACAGAATGGCTACTCTTGGTATCTGTGTTCTTGACCCAACAAGAACTATGTCACTAATCCCTGCTGTTCTACAGGGCTAATCATAATTCCAAAGGGGGAGAGGAGGTTACTCTCCTTCTCCCCTTTATTTTTATAAACTACGGAGAAGTTATGGCAAAAGAAAAGATGGAAGAGAAGGTAGACTATACAGCACCTGATTTTGACTTAGATAGTGCTGATATGGAAACCCCTTTACAAGAAGTAAAGGGCAGTGAAGTTGACCCTGAAAGACCTAAGAGGTCTAGAAAAATTGAAGAACCCTCAGACCAAGTAGTCAGCTGTTTGAGGAATGAGAAGATTATTGTAAGGCATGTGCCTAAACTGACAGGTATGTGGGGTAATAACCCTAAGCATATCCTTGCAGGAGGTATGGCAGAAGGAGCTAGCAGAACCTTTGTAGTTCCTAGACTATCTTCAGGTATGTTTGTCAATGTCCTTACAGATAAGGAAAAGGCATTCCTTGAAGAGATTATGGGACTAGAGTATAATGCTTTAAGCATCTACAAGAAGGTAGATAACTTTTGGGATGATAGTAATGAGAAGGGAATCAGTAAGGTTAGATTGACTAAGCAGGATAACTACCTCAATCTATCTGACCCAGAAGACTACATTAGATATAAGATATTGCTGGCTAATAAGGATTTTATTGCTCCTTCATTGCAGGCACTGCAAGATACCCCAAAAGCTACTTACCAGTTTGTTATTATCTCAGAAGGAGAGGAAACTAAGACTGCCAAGAGTAATATGAGTGCTACAATGAGATGCTACAAGGAGTTTGGAAAAATCGAGGATGATTTTGACACTCTGAGGGTTATTGTAGAAACAATTGATGGCAGACCTACATCTAAGACTGCTAAGTTAGAGTTCTTGCAGACTAAGGTTAATGAACTTATACAGCATGACAGTAAGATATTCTTAAGAGTAATTACTGACCCAATGCTTCCTACAAAGGTTCTTATTAAGAAGGCTATAGAAGCTGGCTTAATTTCTAATAGAGGCAATTACCTGTATTTGAGAGCTGACAATTCTCCTCTGTGTGAGGCAAATGAAGAGCCTACTCTCAATATAGCAGCTAAGTACTTGAACTCTCCTAAGCATCAAGAAGTAAAGTTTGCATTGGAAGCTAAATTAAAGTAATATGACTATACCAGAATTTTCAAATGAGTTTGATGTTCTGTACAACAATGTAATGTCTAACCAAGCTCCAGGCTTAGATGAATATGAGAAGTCAGTCTTCCTAACTAAGGCTCAGAGTGAGATTATTAAGAACTACTTTAATCCTAAAGGTAATAAGTATCAGGAGGGCTTTGATGGTTCTCAGAAGAGGCAAGTGGACTTCTCTAAACTTATGAAGACTTATGCCTCTTCTGGTACTGCCCCTGCTCCTACATCATTCTTTGGAAATGTAACTGGTGCATATAAGATTACTTGGCCTGATGATGTTCTTGTAGTAGTAAATGAGGTTGTGGATGTCACAAAGAAAGATGATGATAGGAAATACAGATTACAGGTCATACCTATAAAGTATGATGAATATCTTAGAGTATCATCTAAGCCTTACAAACAACCTTTGAAGAATCAGGCATGGAGAATAATCAATGGGGAAGATGACATTAACTTGATTGTAGGACATCTTAATAGTGTTAGTCCTGATGGCTATCATATAAGATATGTCAAGCACCCTAAGCCTATTATACTTGAAAGTCTTGTTGGAAGTGACTTGTCAATCAATACTGAAAAAGATGCAATGGGCTGTGAGCTAGACTCTGAGATACATCCTGAGATACTACAGAGGGCAGTAGAGCTAGCTAGAGCTGCTTATGCAGGAGACCTAAAAAGTGATGTTGAATTAGGACAAAGGAGTGAATAATGACTACTGAAGAATTTTCTAATGAGTTTGATGCCTTACTGAACAGCTACTCTAATACAAAGGAAACCCCTAATACCATTGAGCTGGATGAATATGAGAAGTCAGTTTTTCTCACCAAAGCACAAGAAGATGTGGTAATAGATATGTACAATGGTAAGAATACATTTGGAGACTCATTTGAAAAGACTGAGGAAGTCAGAAGATACTTGAGTGGCCTAATTAAAACTTACACTACCCCTATTAAGGAAACTACATATAAGGGACTATCTAAGCACTCAGTATTCTTTAAGCTGCCCAAAGACTTATGGTTTATAACCTATGAGGCAGTTGATTTGAAAGATGATGGATTAGGATGCAAGAGTGGAGAAGATGTTTGTGTAACTCCTGTTACACAGGATGAATACCATAGGATAAGAAAAAATCCATTTAGGGGTTCTAATGAGAGGAGAGCCTTAAGGCTTGACCTTAATGAAGAGGCAGTTGAAATAGTTTCAAAGTATAACGTGGCTAGTTATCTTGTCAGATACCTTTCAAGACCAAACCCAATTATACTGAATGACTTACCAAATGATTTGTCAATCAACGGTATCAATAAAAAAACAGAATGTGGACTGAACCCTGTAATACATAGAGCAATACTTGAGAGAGCAGTTAGGCTTGCCATCATAAGTAGGGTTCCAAGTGCAGGAAAATAAAATCTATTGTATAATTTAATTTCAAATTAAAATGGCGACATTTAGTGTAAATCAAGTAAGACAACTTTATGTAGCAACAGCATTCAAGACTACTCATGTGCTTGCTTCAGATGCTGCTGGTTCTATTGCAGTAAAGAATGATACTGCCAAGAGCCATCTGTATTTTGAGTACAAGGGTGCTGATAACTTAATGAGAAGTGACCTAATTGACACAAAGAATATCCTTTATGCAAAGGCTACTGATGCAACTGCTATGGCACATGACCTTAAGTCAGTAACTATAGCTCTTGATTCAAATGTCAATGGTGGTGCTCCTGTTGCAGGACAGGATTACATCCTAAGAATTGCATTCAAGCAATATGTAGGTATGTCAGATGAAGACCAGTACTTCAAGTATGGTATGGTACATGCTTATGCTGGCATGGATGCAAGTGAGTTCTATAAGGTTCTTGCAGTCTCTCTGGCTAAGAACTTCAGCAGAGAAGTAGTTCCTCTTATCAAGATTGAGATTAAGACTGCATCTGCAACTACAGAGGTAACTCCTACAACTAAGGTAGCAGACCTCAAAGGTACTTACACTGGAGTAGTTATTACTGAAGTTGAGCAACCTTGGAGACTTGGAGTTATGGCTCAAACCCCTGTTTACTTCACAGTACAATCAGTACCTGTTACTGTAAATGGTGATGAAAGATATTGGGCTACTCTAACAGAAAGTACAAGTGGTTCTATTGGCAATGGTAAGACTATTGCAGACCTTGAATACTTCTGTATGGGTGAGAGAGGAGATATGTACAGACAAGTGGGATGGCCTCACAACATACCTACTACTTATCTTGTAGACCCAGCTAAGGCATACTGTGTATTTGATATTCATTATGCTTATGTTGGCAGCAATGAATCAGTACAAAAGTCTGAAAAGACTATTACAATTGTATGTGCTGATAAGGCAGAACTTAATAAGGTAATTGCAGCCTTCAACACTGCTACAGGTCTCAGTATTGCAACTCTCTAACTTAGAGACATAAAAAGGGGGTGAGGATTTTATAACCTTCACCCTTATTTCTTTTAATCAAAGAACTTGATATGGTAGAATTTAATAAATTATTTGTTATCCCTTGTAATAAGGGAATCTATATAGATTGTTCTGTATTGGATATGCCATACTTTAAGAATGTCTATATAGATAAGATAGTAGTAGATACACAAGATACCTTTAACAAAGATGGAGTAAGTAAATATCCAGTGTATTCTTACACTATTTCTGGCAACCAGAAGAGGGTGCAAATGACTATCAAGGCCACAGATTTATTAGTACCTACTATGGAGGGTAATATGTTCTTTGTGTATGTGATTACAAAAGGAGTTCCTTCTTGTGATGTGCCTTGTGGTTTAGACTCTCCTATTACTTTAGGAGTTGGAGTAGACGCTTACCCCATCTATAGAAAGGCTTTGAAATACCTTAGTGAGACCTATCACAAGTGTGATATTCCAAGAGCCTTTATTGACTTTATCCTAAGATATAAAGCATTCCAAATCTGTCTTAAAACTAGGGACTTCCCATTAGCCATAACATATTGGAAGAAGTTTACTAACTCTATTAGTACTAAACCTAGTAATGGATGTGGATGCAATGGATGAGTTAATGTATGATAATTTGATAAGATACTTCAAGACCTTAGCTCACACAGGCTATAAAAGCTATGATGTAGTATTCAAGATGCTAGTCATGGACTTCATTTATGAAATCACTCACACTGAGCTAAGATATTATATAACAAACGAAGATATTAAGCTGATGCGAGATTTATTATACCAATTCTTTGGTTCCACTTGTGAAGTATCTTTACCAACTAATAGACCTTGCTGTGAATGTGTATGTTGTGATGGAGGGAGTTCTACTCCTCCGCCTGTAATTGTGCCAACCACAACAACTACTACAAGCACAACTCCTC